ATGAAAGCCCTCGGTCTCAAGCCGAGGGCTTTTGTGTTTATCCACACCCACAACAAACTGGAGTATTTTGGCATGATCGTCGAAGAGAATCAAGAGCGTTCCGTCATCCTGGCCACCAACAATGTCGAGCACATGGCCATCAAGCAGAATTCCAAGGCCGTCATGGTCATGGTGGATCGCTTGTACAGCAAAAAGCGGGAGGCTGTGGTGCGTGAACTGGGCGCCAATGCGATGGACGCCCACAAGATCATCGGCAATCCCAACCCGTTCACCATCATCATGCCTTCTGGCCTGGACCCCAACATCACCTTCATCGACGAAGGCCCCGGTCTCAGCTGGGATGATTGCAGGCGTTATCTGGGCACCCTGTTCGAGTCCTCGAAGGATGGCGAGAACCTGTCCGTGGGTCACTACGGCCTGGGCTCCAAGTCTCCCCACACCGTAGCAGGCTCCTATGTGATCGAGAGCCGTCACGGCGGCAAGCTGATCAAGTCGGCCTGGTTCCGCGACGGCGAAGATACACCCAAGTTCATGAAGGTGTCCGAAGAGGACTGGGACGGCCCGACGGGCATCACCTTCCGTATCCCATGCCCCGTGGAAGACCATTCCATGTGGATCCGCGCGATCAAGACACAGACAGCAGGCATGAAGCCTCGTCCCAAGGTGTTTGACCTTGGCGTTGAAGTCGAGGGCTTATACGACGACAAGTTGCTGTTCAGCCACGGCCCCATCGATGTGGTGGAATCCCCGAACCTGAAGAATTTCTTTGGTCGGGACATCGTTAACATGGGCGGCATTCTGTATCCCATGTCCAACATCGATGAACTTGTGTCCATCGCCGTCACAGTCAAGGACAACTTCGTCCGCATCATCAACGTCCCCATCGGCGCTTGCCTCCCGCCTCCCCACCGCGAGGCTCTGGAAGACTGCAAGACCACCCAGGATGGTATCAACAAGGCCATCCTGGAAGGCAACGAAGCCTGGCATGCATTCATCAAAGGCAAGTTGAAGCTGTCGCCCATCCCCAAGGAACTCAAGACCAAGGACATCATCCCAACCATCAACAAGATGTACGAGGAACAGCATGAGGCGGTCAAACAAGAGCACATATTCGTGCAGGTCGCGATCCATGAACATCTGTCTGAGCACGTGTCCGCCCTGCGTACCTGGTTGCGCCACCGCTGTGCCACTCTCAAGTTCTTCGATTTGTCGATCAAGCGGGCCTGGCGCGGTCGAGACGATGATGCAGCAGTGCAACACTACATCGACCTGGACGTGAACTGCATCATGCGTCACGGCATAAACGACACTTTCTATCTCGATGAAGAGCATGCTGAAGTGGCCAAGGAACGCGGCCCCCGTGTGGCTATCCTGGCCCAGCACGGAATGGTGGTCGATGCGGATTCGCAACGGGACGGGTCTCAACCCACATGGGACGAGCAATTCGCCACCAATCACAAGGGCGAGACGAACTACCAGACGATCAAGTTGCGCACCAACGGTCGCAGGGAAGCCTGCACCTTGCTCCGCACCCGCATCAATACTGTGAGCAAGCACGAAGACCACGAACGGACCTCAGACTTCTCCCTACATTACGCAGAACCAGGTTCCTTGTTGGTCTTCACCGACATGAAGAACAACGTCCACACCCCCAACCAAAGGCGTTGGTTGCACTCGCTGGTGGTCAAGGGCGTCGAACCCACCAGCGAATCGATGTCCGATCTGGACATCAAGTTGATCGACAGGCAGCTGTCCGACCACCCCAAGGCAGTGGTCCACCGCATAGGTCAAATGGTGTTCGAGAACGTGGAAGCGGACGAGGCCTTGAACAAGGAAATCCGTGAAGAGTTCTTCATGATTCTGGATGAGCTCGGCTACAAAGTTCGTCATGTGCCTGAAGTGGTGACCATCGAACGCAAGCGCGGTGATCGGGTGAATCTGTCCGGTCTGCGGGTTCTGCGCCGCGAAGACCTGCATCGCCAGAAGCATGATGAAGTTTGCGGCGACTTCACCATGACCCCGGCCTGGGTTCCGGTGCCCTCTCTCAAGCCGTTTGAGAAGGATGAGGACTACAACGCCAACCGTCAATACAACCACATCTTCGTGTACTCGGCGGAAAGCGAGAAAGAGGTGTACCTGGACGCCAATCGCAAGGTCAAGGTGAGCAAGGCGTGGTTGATCGAAGTGCTGAAATGCTTCAGCCGTGGTGAGGTCACTGGTCATCGCACCAGCAACCTGGAACTCATCAGACTGGGCAAGGACGGAAGCCTGCGCTACAAGATCGGCAAGATCAAGGAAGGTTGGTCGGTGGAGTTAGACCTGCTGAGGGCATACAACATACACAACGACCCCAAGTTGATGGAAGCCAATCCCATCATCTACCAGTGGGAAATGTTGCTGGCTGGCGTCGGTATGGAGAATATCGTTCGGGGCACCTATGGGCGTAATGGTATCATCTCGTTGTATGATCGCAAGGGGGCCAAGGCCCGCAAGATCATCAGGCATCTGTGCACCTTCATGACCGAGTCCGGAATGCCCGTGATGGGATACAAGCCTCAAGTGCTCCTGGAGGCATACGTCCAGCTGCAATACGCACATGAATTCATACATGTGCTGCGTCGCAGCCACTGCTCGGACATCAACCGCATCCGCCAAGGGCGACCCCCTGAATCGGCTGACTGGTACATGCCCATGTCCGTGCGTTCCTATTGGTCCAGCCGTTGGTCCAAAGCCGTCAACAATGTGGTGAAGAATCGTCTGCTGGACGCTATCAGCATTTCGGACAATTATTGCCTTTGGGGGTTGAAGGATACCGTTGACTTGGTGTCCCGAGACCTCAGGAGCAATCCCCTCTACCGCGATATGGTATCGGCGGTGTGCGATTCCAAGGCTCAGGTATAATTTGAGCACCGTTGGGGAGGCGGTTCCTCCCCAAATGTCATTCCACATACAAGGAACACTCAATGAGCAAGCAAGTGAAGAAGTCTTTCGGTGCAGTATTGATGGGCACGTGCCTGTTGGTCTTCTGGGGCAGCGACACCCACCAGATCGCAAACACCCACGACCAGTACGACAAGGTCAAGGGTCTGATCGACCAATACGCCGCCAACAAGCCGAAGACCGGCGACTGGCTGCTGTCCAAGGCCGAGTGGGACGAGATCAACCGTCTGCTGGACTACAAGGTGCAGGTCCAGGAATCCAACATCAAGGGTCTGGTCCTGGGCAACAACGGGCAGGTGCTGGTCGACAACGTTCCGGTGCAGGGCAAGCTCGGCGCCGTGCTCCAGTCCTTCCTGATGGGCAAGCGCGACGACGGCCACAAGTTCGTGAAGTTCCACCGCAACCTCCAGAACGCCAGCAAGTCGGCCAAGGACAACCTGTTCAACTTCATCGAGCACCAAGGCATCTCGATGGATGACGAAGGCAACATCCTGGCCCTGAAGATCGTCGACGACAACTTCAAGGACCTGTACACCCACAGCCTGGACAACACACCGGGCCGCACGGTCAAGATGGACCGCAACAAGGTGGTCGAGGACCCCGAAACCCACTGCGCAGCTGGCCTCCACGTCTGCTCCCCGGGCTACCTGCATGCCTATGGCGCGGGGCACAATCCCACCCTGCTGGTTAGCATCAAGCCCGAACACTTCGTGTCCGTGCCCAGCGACTACAGCTTCAACAAGGCCCGGGTGTGCGAGTATGTGGTGCTCCAGAACCTCGGCCCGCGCAGCAAGGTCCAGGACATGGGCAACACCATCGAGCAAATCCTCGAGAAGGTGGACAAGAACAAGCACGCAGCCAAGCTGGAACAGGTGGCCGTCGAGGGCAAGGGCCTGGTGTACGAAGACACCCCCAAGCCCGCCCCCAAGAAGCGTCGCCCGTCGGTCAAGAAGGTGGCCACCAAGGTGACCGACGCAACTCCCAAGACCCACGTCACTGAAGTCTTGCGCGACATCAAGGCCGGGCGCGTGAGCAAGAGCGACGCAGCCGGCAAGCTGATCAACTACGGCGTCACCGCATCTGCGGCCGCCATGCATCTGGGGGTGTCCGCCTCGACTGTCCGCCGCTGGGCTGCGCAAACGAACGTGGCCGCCGCGAAGCCCGCAGGCAAGACTGTCGCAAAGGCCAAACCAACGGTCGAAGACCAGAAATCGGCCATCCTGCTGAAGCTCTCCAAGGCCCGCAACACCTTCGGCGCCACTGCCAGCGACATCGCAGTGGCGAAGAAGACGGCAGCCAAGTCCCTGTCCAAGTTGGGCTTGGGCCTCATCGACATCGCTGACTACATCGACGCCTCGGTCTCCTCGGTCCGCAAGTACCTCAAAGACTGAAGTCGTACCGGCGCAGATGGTTATCGGTTGGCCTGGAGCAATCCAGGCTATAATTGAGCCATCTGAACAGGAGCGTCATCATGGAAGCGTACATCAACACGAACAGCCCCAACACTCTGGATGATATCATCGCCCAGCAGAGGGGATTGGGTTACACCAAGTTCAGGTTCAAGATGTCGTCCGATGAGCTCTGGTTGGTCTGCTCCCTTTGACCCAACAAAAATGCCCCTGGTTCTCACCAGGGGCATTTTTCATTGCAGACCCCGACGGTGGGAGTCATCCGGGTTGCGGGTCGTCAACGGGGTGTTGGTGTAGCTATTGTTGTTCACCACACTCTTGCGGTTATCAACCGCAGTCACCACGTTCTGAGCGGCAGCCTTGTCCTCAACCTTGTCCATGAACTTGTCGTGCTCGGCAGTCTTCCCAGCCAGGTCGTTGGACGGCCTGTCGATGGCTGCGAGCATTTCCAACTTCTGCTCCCGGGTGGGGCCGCTGTCCACGGGCTTGTTCAGGTTCTCTGGTGTGGGGATTTCCTTGTCGATGTCTCCACGCCGCACGGGCTTGGGTTCATCGGACTTGAAGAGTCCACCCACCTTGTCCAACAGCCACTTGCCCCCAGGCACGTTCTCGGCGATGGCCTTCGCTGCGCCTTCCATCAGGTTGCTGACCCACTCGGAGACAGTATCCTTCATAGAGGTGAACAACTCACCAGCATCGCTTGCCCACTTGGAGACCGTCTCTGGTAGATCAGCCAGGTTCTTGGCCACGAACCCGGTCACTGTCTCCTCAATCTTCCAATCGAAGCCAAACAGGCTGCCGATGGAGTCGATGATGCCAGTCACAGAGCCGATGGCCTTGCCGATACCAGCAGACACCTTGTCCCAGGTGGTGAGCTCGGCTGCGTCCTTCCCGAGGATGTCCGCTGCCTTGCTGTACCCATCGAAGAAGTCATAGACCGCCAGACCGGCTGCCAGGATTTGGCCCACCACAGGCACCGTCTTGGCCGACTGAAGAAGCGTCTTGCCTGCCTTGAGGATACCCTTGCCGGACTCACCCAACTTGGATATTGCCTTGCCAGCAGTCGACAGACCTTCCTTCACTCCGCCTGCGATGTCTTTGGCCTTGCCCAACACATTGGTTGTAGCGCTGGTGAACAGGCCCTTGACAGCTGCACCGGCCTTGGAGGCGGCGCCCATGATGTTGGAGGGCTTCAAGGCTTCGAACACAGCCTGAGCTCCTCTCACCCAGTTCATGGGGTTGAGTAGCTTCAGGGCTGTCTTACCAACACTGGTCACTGCCTTGCCGATAAAGCCGAGGATCATAGGGATGGCACCGCCCAGGATACCCGACAGTGCTCCTTGAATCGCGCCACCTATCATGCTCAGACCCTTGGCCTCGGGCTTCGCCGCGCCACCCAGGAGGGATGGCTTATCCTTCTTGACTCGCAGACGGTCCTTCGACCCCTGGAGAGACTGTTGCTTGGCCATCGCCAGGGTTTGCTCTTGCAATCCCTTGATGTCGACCAACTCCTTGTCGATGGATTCCAGCAGCTTCTTCTCTTGCTCATGGGAATCATCAGTCTTCGGAGCATCGCTGAAACGGCTCTCAATAGCAGCAGTCAGGTTCTCAATGGCGCGAGAGGTCGCTTCATCCGTCTTGGTCAGACCCTGCTCGGCAGTCATCTTGGGCTTCTGAACGCCATCCTTCGGCTTGAACTTGCCTGTCTGATCCCTCTCGGGCATGGCGCGTTCAACCTTGGGCTTGTCCAGTTGACCCTTGTCCTTCTCCAGAGTCTTCTGCCACTCATCCCAGGTCTCCATCCTGGGCGTCGGATTCTGCTTTTCGACGTCAGGAACCACCTTCTGAATAGAGGGGGCTGGCGGCTGGGTTACGGGCACAACCGTGGGTGGCGGAGACAGGGTTCCCTGCTCCTTGGCTGGCTCAACTGACTCTTCCTTCTTTGGGGTTGCTGCTGTCTTCGCAGCCTGCTCCAATTTCTTGGAGGCATCCTTGATGGACTCGGCAGCGGCTTCCAGGTCTTCCTCAGTCGCTGAAGACTCCTTGGACCGGGCGATAATCTCCTTGGTCCTGTCCTTCGCTGCAGTAGCAACGTTGGCAGCCAGCTTCAGGAAAGGCGAGGCCTCGCTCCAGAAACCCTCCTTGAACTTGCTGAACACATCCCTCTTGGGACTCATGCGTTCAACCAGAGACTTGAAAAGGCCGACCTGCTTCTCCCCGTTCTCGATCATAGCGTCGAGTGAGTTGAGCATGTCTGTCGAGTCGATGCCTGTCTCATGAGACAGGTTGATCAGCTCGGAACGGACTTCGCGCAAACCTTGTACGGCAGCCTTGCGGTCATCCAGATTGCCACTCTTGATGGCACTCATGGACCTGTTGAGAGACTCAACAACATCCTTGCGCATGCTATCGATTCTCTCGCCGTCAGACTTCCCGGCATTCATCTTCTGGAGCAGCTTCTGCATGTCCCCAGATTTGTCCGGCTGGGCGGGGTTGTCTGGAGCCTTGGCAGGCGCCCGGCTCGTCCCGGCCTGATCACTCGGCTGCGATTTCTGGCTTGGTGTCTGAGGGCTTTGAGACGGCTTGTTCTGCTCTGGACTTGTCATACACAGGCTCCTTGTTCATTTTCTCGTTGATGTCAACAGCATAGCCATTCTTGACCAGTTCAAGCACTGTGGTGAAGGATTCCCGGGTGATGACTTGCTTCAAAGAGCACACCAACCATCGACCGGAAGACACTTGTTCAGTGCGGTATCCGGAGATGGATCGATCTGGTATCTCAAGCTCCACCACCACGCCAGCCCGCAAGGAGCTGTTGCCTGGGACTGCGATGATCACCCTCTGGTCGTCGATCAAAGAAGCGTTCATCTGACGATAGTAGTGCCCCTCGTGGGACTTATCCTCCCTCACCATCAGAACGTCGCCATACACATCACGCCCATACACGTATGGGTCCACCAATGGGTATTCCTCAACCTTGAAGAACTGCTTGTTCGATGCCATGGTCCTGTAGTCCGCCGATTGGCTCAGCTTGAACCGCTGGGTTGTCGGGTCCAAGAACACATAGCGAGATCCATACCCATGCTCAGCGAACTGTCGCATGCGGTCATGGTATGGCTTGATTTCGTACTTCAGCACCCGATTGAACTTGCGGTTGAAGTCACCGGCGTCCTGGGACACGCCACCCGGCTCAATTCTGTAGCTGGCCACAGACTCGCCATGGAGCATGTTCTTGATGCTGAAGAAGTTGAACCCATCCAAAGTCTCAAAGAAGTAGAATGGCTCGTGATCCTCACCCATGGTACGGCGTGAGATTTCGAGCACACACTTGATTGGCGACCAGTTGGGTGCGATGAATTTCTGCACATACAGAGTCTCATCCATCACAAATGGCTTGGGATTGGGCAGGTCCGGGCGGTCAGGGTCAGTGAAGTTGTCCAGAATCTTTGCCACGATCTCGCCATATGTGCCCTTGTAAGACTTGCTCAGGGTCATGTTGGCGTCCACCCAACGCTCAGGAGTCACCAGGTCCAACACCAACACAGACAAATTCTGACCGTCCTGGGACAGCTCCTTGCTGGTGATCTTGGCGATGATGTACTTGGCCGAACGTTCCTGGTCCAGTGTCGGGGTCTTGTACCTGATGTCCAGGCGCTCACCGCCCACCACAGGGAAGTTGTCGGTGATGTTGGCATAGTCCATGAGCACAATCTTGGCAGACATGATGTCATGGATGTCTTCGTAGAAGTCAAGCTCGTACATCATTTCCTTGATGTCGAACTTCTCCTCGTTGGTCCAACCCTCACGGTACAGCAGGATGGAGTTGATCTCCATCTGCTCCAAAGGGTTGTACAACGATTCATCAGCGGGTGCTTGTTCGACGGAACTCATCCCTCAACTCCCTGTCGACTGGCCCAACCCAGTCTGGGTCAAGCAATACAATGTTTCGACGAGCCTCATTCAAGCCGCGCTCGTAGTCCTCGATTGAGATGGGCGTGAGACCCTCCAGGGCGATGGCACTCTCAACCGTGATGCCTCGCAGGATGGAAATGGCCAATGGACTTTGCACCACACCCAGTTCATCCACATAGTGATGGGTCTCGCCCGGCTCGTTGTCCGGCCACTTCTTGCTGATGTGCTCTCTGAGCTCCATCTCGGTCATGGGCCAGTCGTTCATGATGTCATCCATACCGTTGTACAGATAAATCAAGTACCACAGGCTTTCCGAACCATACAGGCGCAAGGCAATCTGCTCTGGCCGCTCACCCTCTCGGATGGTGTACTTGAGCCAATACTTCGCGTTCTTGTACTTGGCGGCGATGGAAGCGAATTTGGTCGTGTCGGGTATTGCGATGTTGCCCATGCCGGGCACGTTGAACATCGTCAAGCCATAGTAGCGCAGCATCGCAACTCCTCAATAGCTGTTGTTGGGGTCTTCCATGTTCTCCTTGGACAGGACGAACAGCTCCGTGAACTGCAGGTCAATGACCGTGGAGGATGGCACTTCGGCGGTGCCGTCGCCAGATCGAATCACACTGAACTCACCATTGGGGGTTCGATTCACCGAGACGGCAGTCAGGGCGCAGGTACCGATCTTGGGCCACCACTTGCTCTCCTTGCCGGTGGTGATGTCGACAAAGTGAATATCAAACGTCCAGGGCGCCCGGTAGAACGACCCATTCTTCTCACCAAACAGCATGTCAGGCATCTGGGCGTAACGGAATCGGTGGACGATCTGTCGAATGGTCTCTGCCTCCTCGGCATTGCGCGGTGTCAATGTCCACTGGAATGGGAAGAAGCGGTTGTTGACCGAACCGAAGATCACTTCAGCGAAGGCATTCTGCTTGGCCCCAGTGGCCAACTCAGTGAAAGAACGGATGTTGGGGCCACCGGCAGCCTCAACGCCACCAGCCACCATACGGGGCACCGACTGGAGCACCTGGCTGAAGGCGTGATCAGTGTCAGAGCCGAACAGGTTGGCCGCCGCGCCAATGGAACCCATCTCAACTGTGTTCCAATTGGCCACCAGGTTGTCGATAACTTGCTGGGGCGGGGGGCAGAATGATGGTGTATGGGGTCTTCACATAGGTGCCGCCACCAAATTCCGAGGCCTTGTTGGGGTCACGCATGGACTTGTTGCCTGCGTCGCGCTGCATGGACACTTCAGTGTTGTCTTCACCATAGAAATTCTTGGTGATGCCCATGGAGTTCATGCCAGTGATCAGCTGCTCGTAGGCACGCTTGTCCTTCTCCTTGGCCGCACTGGTTGTCTTGTTCAGCTCGAACACCATGGCGATGCCGGGGTGGTCAGGTTTCGGGGACTTCAGATCAGACGGCCACATCAGCTGTTGGTTGATCTGGGATGTTGGGTTGTTGCTGGAATTGAGCTTATCCAGCTTGCTCTTGACAGATGACATATCGGGCCTCCGTTGTATTTATCAAAACAAAAGGGAGCCCTGTTGGGCTCCCTTGATCATTTCGCCCTTGGCTTGGGCTTTGGTTTCGCTGCGGGTTTAGCAGCCTTCGGCGACTTGTGTCGGTACGGCTTGATCGAGTGGTTCTGCGGGAATATCTCACGCTCCGTCAGGATGATGAAATCGCCATTGTTGCGCTTGGCGTAGGCCCTGGCGGCTTCCCACTTGGACTGGTTCACCAACCATGTCCTCACTCTCTCGGCAAACGCTTGATCCTGCTCCTTGGGGGTCTTGCGGGGCTCAATCGTCTGGTCGTATGGCTTGATCTCGATGTACTTCTTGGCTGGTTTGCCGTCAGGCCCCCTGACTATGGCAGTGAGGTCAAGGAAATATCTGTGGGCCCGTCCATCAACAGAGCTGATGTAGGGAATCACAGTTTCCTCAGAATTCCATTTCAGGATGGCATCCTCATCATCCATGAACCTGAAGGCGGCCAATTCGTAGCTTGATCTGTAGGTGATGTTGTTCACATCACCATGGTACTTGTCAGGCCGATTGGGCCTGAACTTTCCAGTCAGAAACTTGCCGAACGTCATCAGTGCAGAGTGTCGTTGGCCAGGTGTGACAGGTCATAGATGGGTGTCACTTCCTTCAGCGCCTTGTCAATGACATCCGGCTCATCTTCATCAGGGCCGACAACGGAACCCAGACCAGTCAGCATCGCAAACTGAACATGGCTGGCCAGTTTGTAGAGGGCATCTTCCTTCGCGCACAGCTTCTCTGTCTCGACGTCGTAGGCTTCGCCGTACTCAGTCGAGATGCCGGTGACCACAAAGCCACCTTTCAGACGCAGCATACAGATGGTGACCCCGCCGAAAGGGCTGTCGAGGCCGGGCTGCACATAGCCCTCATTCTCGACCAGCGATTCCAGTTCCATCAGTTGCTCATCGTTCATGTCGTTGTCATTGCCGCTCATTGCTTGTCCTCACAGGGTTTTCAGAGCCAGGTTCAGAACCTTGGTGCGATCGTCCAGACCATTCAGGCCGCCATTCACAGCCCGGGTCACGGCTGCGATGTCTTGCTTTTTGGCGATTGACTTGATGCCTCGGTTATTCCAGAACCAACCAGCAGACTCAATCGCCTTGGGCATGGTGGCTACGCTGTCAGGGGTGTTCACGGCACCGAAGTTGGTGTAGTTGGTCTTGCCTGTCAGCTGGATGGCCCCACGCCCACGGTACTTCCAGCCATCGCCAGACTTCTCATCGCCATTGCCCATACGACTTGCGTACACTCGGTTGGCAATCTTCTCAGGTTGGCGGTTGTAGGCCTGGGCCTCGGCCGGGGTCTTGAAATACTTGGGAAACACGACCAGCAGTCTGTCGGCGCTGTAGTTGAGACTTTCAACAAAGAAGCGCAGACCGCCAGACTCATGCACGATGTTGGCCAGAAAGGCGCACACCTCCCACTTGTCTGTGATCTGGTACTTGACCAGGGTGCCATTCACCGCATCACAGACATCTTGCCCCAGGGCGCTGTTACTGGCTATGGTCCGCAGTTGGGTCAGCGTCAGTTGCATTCAATTCTCCCTTGTTCACTGTCTTCCTGATCTCGTTGTAGAAGTCGATCAGCCCATTGTTATTTATGCGGCAGGCTTGGTAGAGTTGGTGTTGCTCCCGGAGGATGGCGAGGGCTTCAGCACGGGTAATGCTTCCGGGAAACGTTGATCGAGCGACGCAGGTATCGACGGCAGGATCACATGCGAGCGCACTGGCGTTGAAGTTGAGCAGCCAGACATCGTCAACGCCAAAAGGCAGGCTAGCAGCAGGGGTTTGAACATACTTGATCACCTCACGGTCTTGGTACTTGATGACGTCCTTGTAGACGGTCTTGACTTTCTCGACTTCCTTCACCACCTCATTCGTCACGTAGACGATCTCACGCTCGGTCTTGACTGTCTCGGTCACAGCCGCAACCTGGGCTCGGGAGGCCTCTAGGGCCACTCGGGAGGCTTTCAGATTCCAACCTGCGCCTATCCCCAGCAAACCGATCAGGATGGCGAGAGCCACCGTTCTGATAATGTCACTCATCTTCCCTCCAGCGAATAGATCATGTCATCGACGTAGTTGATCAGGTTGTCCACATCGGGGTTGGGGGTGAAGTTCACTCCAACGTCAGCCCCCATGCTCCTGAGCATCTTGCTCCCCAGATTGGGGTCCAGGGTTCCATCCTCGATGCGCACCTTCACCCGCTCAATCGAGGTGTACACATCCATGAGATACAGGGGCCTCGTCTGGTTTCGAGGGGGCGCGGGCAGTGCCAGCTGAGGGTACTCAGTCACCCGGTTGGGTGCCCTGGCGAGGCCGTCTGCTGTGATCTGGAGGCCATCCGTTCGGGGCGCATACTCGCCGCTGAACTTGGGCGGCTGGACGTTGCGCTTCTCACCATAGTCCTCATCCGTGTTGAATAGCTTGCGGTATGTGAATGACACGGAAATGGTGGCGAAAGCATCCCTTTCATCCCGATTCAGTGTCATCTCGGTCACTGTCAGCGGATATGCCTCAGACATGCTTGTCTCGTATGTGACGTTGTCGTTCTGATCGGTCGTCATCACCTTGATGGTGCCGATGTACGAGTCGTAGAACCCCAGAGAATGATCAGACCCCACCACCACCTTACGCCATGCGTCGAAAATCTTCTTCTCGAACATCTCACCAGTGCACCTGAACACTGCTGTGAATTCGCCGTAGTTGACCCCATTGGCGATCTTGCGGGTGTGTCCCACCTTCATGTCAGTGGTGGACACATTGTAGCCGGGCACCATGATGTTGGTGGCCATCAGGCTGAGCACCTTCTCCTGAGAGTTGCCGATGGCCAGCAGTTTCGTGCTCTGGGTGCCTGTCTCGGCAAACTCGATCACCTGCTTGTCCAGCATGTCCGTGACAGCCTGTGGGATGGTGATCAGAATCTGGTAGCGGTTGGTGCGTTGCAGGCCATGCTTTCGAACCAAGCCGAAGAAGTCATTCATGGACAGCATCGCCCACCTCCTCCATAAATAATCAGTGATGTACTTATGGAGGACAGGTCATGGCTGACCAACCAAGCAGAATACCAGAACGCCCTGAACTAGTCGACCGCTACTGGCAGAAGTTCATTGATGCAAACGGCACCCAGGCGGACCGCCACAGCTTCGAAGCACTGCAGTGGTTCCAGCGGCGTGTGTCCAAGGACATGAAGGTCCAGGCCAAGAGCATCATCAAGGCCCAGACCATGTACAAGCGGGCCACTCGGGCCCAGCGGAACTTCATCGGGAAGATGTTTCTGTTCGAGTATGAGGCCCAGGAGGCGGGTCACGCCGAGACAGGGATGTATGACCGATTCCCCATGGTCTTCTTCTTCAATGTGGTCCAGACCCAGCAAGGTCACACTCTGCTGTATGGTCTGAACATACACTACCTGACCCCCAAAGAACGCATGCTGTTCTTCAGGGCGCTCATGAAGTTGAAAGTCACCAAGAAGTGGACACCCGACGCAAAGCTCAGGCTGACTTGGGAACTGATCAAACAGGTGGCCAACACCAAAATGGCCGAGAAAGCCGTCCACGCCTACCGGGTTGACCGGCTAAAGTCATGGTTCACCCAAATCCCATCCGAGGACTGGCAAATCGCTGCCTTTCTGCGGGTCGAGCGTTGGGTTGCCGCCCCGAACAGGGAGAGCCTGTCTCTGTCTGATGCTCGCCGTATGGTGACGAGAAACTGAAAAGGGAGCCCAAGCGGGCTCCCTTTTGTTTGTGTGCTGTTCGATGCTCAGTCGAACGTTTTGAGGAGCGGGATGAGTTTGGCGATGGCGGTTTCCATGAACCACTGCACCTCTTCGTCCGGGACAGAGAACATGACCATCTGGCCGTAGCCGTTGCCATATTCTTGCTCGTACATCTTGTACCGATCGAAGAACATCAGAGAGATGACCTTCTTGAATTGCTCGAGATTGTCATCGCCGATGGCGGTTGGGACCTTGAAGCGGAAGGTGACCTTGGGGGCTGTTGTGCTGATCGCCGTGTAGAAGCGCGTCGCGCAGCCACGGAAATCGATGTTGATCTGCGAAACATTGAGGAACGCAGTGGGTGAACCGAAATCACAGCCCATGGTCGCCCGGATGCCGCTGGCGTCCTCGATGATCATAGCCTGCACCTTGGGGATGTCCAGCACTCGGCTGGCTTTCCATTCATCCCTGTCTTGTTGCCTCTTGGACCGCCAACCTGCACCCTGTGCATTGCGGGCATGATATTTTGCGAATGCTGTGTAATCAGCAAATGACATCGACGTGTGCTCCCAGTGCCTTGCGCAATTGCTCGGCATCCTTGTTGAAAGGGGTCAGTCGTTCGACGCGAGCCGGGGGCTTCACAGCCCGTTCCGGTATCACAGGCATGGGCGTCAGACGGCCCACCTTGTTGCTGGGGTGAAGGAGCCACTTGGTCCCCATGATTGCGATGATGCGTTGAAAACTGGTCATATTGAACTCCTGTAATTGGCGTATGGCCTATTATAGCCCGGTTTTGCCCAAAGCAGAAAATCCCCTCCGGTTGGAGGGGATTCAGATCATTTGATCATCTTGATGCCGAAAGAGATGTCGAACTTGTTGTCGCTCAGATGCTTCACCGAACTGAACACCTCAATGCCATGATAGTTCAAGTGAGCCTTCGGGTCGAGTTCCGGGTGACGGAACTTCATGCCATCCACATAATACTTCCAAACGGCAGCATTGATGGGCACCTTGAAACTGAAGTTGAGGTCAGACTGGTTGCGGTACGGGGCATTGTATGGCGCCCCATACTCTTGCCGCAGGTACTCCAGCACAGCGATCAGCTTGTTGAAGTCTTGGCCACCTCCGCCGACATCCATGGCCAGAGTGCCCTCCATCTTTGCGATGTTAGCATTGGCTGTGCTCTTCAGCCCGGTCAGTTTGGACTTCGCATACTTCACAATGCTGTTGTCCCAGTTCGCGACAGCGCCCTTGGCGTTCAGATCGTGGAGGGGAGCACTGATGCCCTCATTCAATGGCTTTTGCGAGTTGTAGGTTTCGATCACAGATTCGATCAATGGGGTCATTTTACCTCCGTTGTAGACTATCTACTTAGTTGATCAACTGCTCCACTTCCACCCAATTGTCGGCAAGGAACAGCTTCGGGTGGCCTTCCTCGATGTCTCCTCGGTATCCATGTCCATTGAACTGGTTCATCAGGATGTGGACCGATTCGGGGCGCCGAGACAGCCCGTGCTTGATCGAGACGTTGCTGTCGTCGATCAACACATCGTAGTCCACGAAGCACTTCACGTTGGAGTCGGCCGCTATGAAGGCATGCTCTGTGCCACCAAACAGTCGCTCCAGCATCCTGCGTTTGGACGCCGTGTGCTCAGGGAAGCAGTGGGACACGAATACAATGTCTTTGTCGCTCATCCACCATTTGTGTATCAAGCTAGGCAGCATGGGGTCCAACGGCACCATCGAGTCGTACAACGAAGGCTGCTGCCAGTACTTGTACATGCTGATAGGCAGATGATGTTGCTTGGCCCACTCGATCATCTCATGACCCACATCAAAGCAGGGGCCGGACTTGAGTTGGAAACGCTCTTGGATGCCCGCCTTGTGGGCCTCGCTGTTGAGCCATTCGATCCATGGGGTGAGGGAGTCGACCACAGTCAGGTCAACGTCAATCGCAATCGTTTGCTTACGCTTCATGTGTGAATATCCTGGTAAAACAAAGAGGAGGCGGGTTGCCCCGCCTCCTCATTCATCAACCGCCGTTTTGCAATTGACGCAGGCGCGCCAACACGGGGTCTTCCTCGCCGACCGGCTGAGCCTGGGCAGCAGGGGCTGCGGCCGGGGCAGGGGCTGCCTGAGCTTGAGCTTGCATCTGACCCAGGTGGGCCGGGGCTTGTTGAGCCGGGGCCGATTGGGCTTGAGGTGCAGGCGCCGAGCCGTAGTCACCGACGCTGCGACCGACTGCCGAGGAACCACCGACGATGTCGTTCAGGTTCTCGTCCAGCTGCATCACCTTCATCAGCTTCTCCTTGGAAGCCTCATACGTCAGGAACTTGTCTGCCTGCAGGAACTCCTGGAGGGAGTGCTGCTGTTCCCAGATGCCGGCGATGAACTCATCGTCTCCCATCGGGGCCGGGGCAGCCCAACGCACTTGCTCCCACTTGGGCACAAACGCTTTGCGTTGGCCGAAGGCACGTTCCTCGAAGGACAGGTCCAGGTGTAGGTTCGCGCCAGTCCATGGGTCGAACGGGTCGAACTTGGGCTGGTTGGGGAACTTGGGGTTCTCCGCCAGGTCCAGGAACTTGCGAACGGCCTCGCCGAACTTGAACAGAAACACCTTGCCGTTGTTCTCGGGCACTTGCATGTCCGAAATCACCAGAATGCCTGCGTAGTACTCGGTGTCGGGGATGAACCGCTTGAGGTACTCGCGCTGAGCCTTCACGGTCGGCTCTTCCTTGTCCTTGCCCTTCAGGGCGCCCCACTTGGGGCCAGTCCACTCACGCACGGGGCAGTTTTCGCCGAAGGTCGCACGGGTGTAGCCCACAAACCAGCCGTTTTTGCCTTCAAAGCGGAGGCGCAGCAGCTTGATCATCGGCGACAGGTCTTCTTCCTTCACCTTGCCGTCGGCCACCGACTGGTAGTCGACCTTCGGGATGGACAGGAATCGGATCACCGAGGACGAAATGTTGGACTTCTCGTCGCGGGTGTACTTCCAAATGCGGGGATCTTCCTTGAAACCGCCGCCTTCGGTCTTGCTCATGGCGCGCTTGAGAGCATCGCCTTGGGTACCACGGGCTGCGCGCAGGGTGCTGAAATCAACCATTGTATCAATCTTCCATAGTCTTAAATGCCGTTCGCCGTAGCTGGTTCGGCTCATACCTCCTGGTTTGTTGAGAGTGAATGGGTTATTATACCCTGTATTTAGGTGGCCGCAAAACCACCCAGGGAAGTCGTGTTGTTACGGGCCTTGAGCAGCCTGCGATTCAGGGCCTCTGCTTCCATCTTGCCCACCAGAGTCTTGGAAATCAGGTGAACTGCATCCTCCGGTTCCATATCCATCTCTTCGAGCACATGGGACACAGCGCTGATGTAGTTGTCTTCGATGCCCGACTCCACGATCTCCTCCACACGCAAGGCGAAGGAAATCTGGTCATGGGTCTTGAACTCTGTGGTCATACGTCGATGGTATTCCGGGGGTTGTGGTCTTTGATGCGCTTGATGATGCTTTTGAAGCCATCAGGCAGGACAAAGTTGGTCTTGCCATCGCTATACGACATGGATCCACCTGATGGGCGGATGTTGTATTTGGATTCGCCGCAGTTTTCGCAGTCGAGCTGTTCAAGCTCTTTGCGTTTTGCGATGGAAGACACCTTGTCCACTGTGTGGTTGCATTTCTCGCAACCGAGGACATATACAGGCATTCGGTCTTCCAGTGTATCAGAGGAACCTATTATAGCCTACAAATCACCTGAAAAAGTGATGGGGGCCAATGATTTTTTGCCGCTTGAGCTTACCTGTCCAAGCCAGGTTTGCGGCGATTGCCGGATTCAAGAAGTACAGTGACCCCTTGGTGTTATCCAACAGCCTTCCAGAAAGGGCCTCCAATGCCACCTCAGCTGACTCAGCAATGTTGTCACCCTGCTGTTTGGTGACGAACTTGTTCTTGCCGGGCCGCTGAAAGGAGAATTGCCCCTTTTGGTAAGTGATTGAGCAGATGTCCCCAGGGAATTTAGAGGATCGCCATCGATTCATGATGACGTTGGCGACTGCCTGTTTCTCGTGCTTCGGGCGGTCTGCGGTCTCAAAGAACACAGCCTCCGTCATACACGACAACTCCCTGGTCGAGAAATCCTCAGATGGGGGGTGTCCCAAGTTGAGGATGGCCGCGATGGCGGCCGATACGATGGCGCTTGAAATTCCCATCCACGTTCACTCCTATGTTATGTGACCACATAGTTTAAACGCTCCAGCAGCTGCTCAGCCAAATGCCCTGGTAGAGAACAGGGGAATGATGTTGCTTGGCAGCTCGTAATCACCTCGGATCACTCGTTGGATCACCTTGACTTCCTCCGTCCAGGTCTCCTCCAACTGACGAACCAACTGGCTACGCTTGTTGTCCGTAGCGTTGGCGAATCCACTGGGATCATATATGTGCTCCCAGAACTCCATACTGGGGGTTGAACCCCAGCGATGCTCATTGGGACGGCGGACTATCAAGCCCTCGTAGCCCTTCAAGTGAGCACCCTTGGTAGAGATGTACTTGTGGAAGTTGGCGAACCCAGGGCTGGAGGCCAGGGCTCGCTGCATGCGCTCAACGCGCAGTGCCAGGTTTTCAGGTGCAGCAACCCAATCGATGATCTCACCGATGCTCTCATATCCATCGAACACCATCTTGTCTTGTTCTGGCGTCATACCGCTCCTGCTTTTCAATCTTGTGTACAGCGCGTCGAAGCGCCTCTTGTAGCTCTTGCTGTCAATAGTCAGCAGAGCGACCACGAATCCAACAAATGCCCATCTCATTGCAGCCCCGTCAAAAGGTTGGCGTGTGAGTCAGCTATGTCATTCTCTGGGGCATCCCCCCGCTTGCACCCACACTCGTCACTCACACGAACACCGAGCAGGGCCTCGAAACGGTCGCACATCATGGGCTTCTTCGCTGCCCCATTGCCTGTGTAGAACTTCTTCACTTGACTAGGAGTCGGGGTCTCGAACTTGATCCCAGCCTGCCACATCTTCAACTTCAGCAGCGCTGTGTTCTCGGCGATGTTGAACACCAGTCCAGTAGTTGACCCGAGGGCGTACCCTTCCAGATAGACCTGTTCCACCCCGTGTTGCTTCAGCTTGGACATCGCCCAGTCAGACAGTATCGTGTACCGCTCCATCGTGTGGGCCCAACCCTTCGGGGCCGGTTCGATGTGTATCCGCCCCTTACACCAAACTCCTTGGTTCCGCTTGACATCGTGCAAGCAATAGAATGTGTACGAGTTGATGTCATCCCTGGGCAGCGTCGTGTCGTATATGCAGATGGCCGGGGACGACATCGAATAATCAATGCCAGCAACAATCATTGGTAACTCCTTCAAGGGTACTTACCAACGGAGGTTGAGGCAAAAGAAAGCCCCTCACGGGGAGGGGCTCTACTGCCGGGGAGGCGGTTGGTCAGGCCGGGGCAGCTTCAGCCGCCTCGGGCTGCTTGGCTTCTTCGGTCTCGGACACGTGCTTCACGTCCTGGCCCTTGACACGCTCACGCATCTCACGGAACAGGGCCGGCAGGGTGTCTGCTGTTTTCACCAGCTCGTCCAGGATCTCGTGGTAGTCCTGCGTGAAACGCACGGATTCCATGCCGTTGCCCAGGTCTTCGAAGACGGCGGCGATCGGTCCACCACATTGCAGCTGCACGGGGTTGCCGGGGATCGAGGCCAGGGCGTCGGCCGCGATGCTCACGAGAGCGGCCACCAGGGTCGCATCGGTCAGCGGGGAGGTATGGAACACAGCGTCGCCGGTGCTCACCTCGGGGATGTAGGTCAGCTGACAGATGGGGGCACGGCCGATCATCGTCACGCCGGTCACCTTGCCGTCTTCACCCTTGACATCTTGAATGACCAGGCGGTGGGTCTTGCCCAGGGTGCCCAGAGCCAGTTCGAGACTGGCTCGCACGCGGCGGATCAGCTCGTCATGAGGAACCGAATGGGCCGCACGAGCGATGGCGGCGGAGGCGGCAGCAACGCCGAGGGATACAGGAGTCTTCTTCATGGTTTCCTTGGTTTGAAGATGGTTGGACTACCCCTGGTAGGGTAGCCGCTATTATAGCTGGAAATAAGCTAATAGTTACTGTTCGGTGAATATTTTTACGGTGTCACGCCCGAGTGGCTACCAGCTGGTTCACTTTGGACCAATCAAGCTCTCCGACCAGGGCACCGCTGGCTTGATAGTTGTCCACCCGAGTCTCGAAGAAGTTGGAATCTCGCTTGCCTCCGGCGCCACCGAGAATCTCTTCGATCCAGGGGCAGGGTATACCCTGAACCTCGAAGATCGCCTTGTGCCCCAGTTGAAGCAGACGACGATTCATCATGTACCGGACGTATGCCTTGGACTCATCCTTGGTCATCGTCAACTGGTACTTCTTGAAAGCCAGGTCCAGGAACAGGTCTTCAGCAGCCACCACAGCACGGGCCAGGTCATACACCTGCTTCTTGTGCTCGTCCGTCATCAGCCATGGGTGCTCACCCATCACCTTGCGGTACAGCAGCGAAGAGCCTTCAACGTGGATGCCTTCGTCCCGCAGAGACCACTTGTTGATCTTGGTCAAGCCCTTGTAGCGACCGCGATAGCCGTTGAAGCCAGGCACGTCGAAACGATTGAACTGCAGCAGGTTCGCGAAGGCGCCCATCAGGCACACACCCTCGTTGAAGGTGGTGTGCACCAGACCCATGGCCAGACCCTCGACCATGCTGGGGTCGTATTGGGTTGCCATCAGGTCGTTGCGCTCCCGCATCTCCTGGTACTCGCGGAACCGCCCGAACATGGAGTCAGGCAGGCCGAAGGTCTCGTTCGCCATGGCATAGGCGTCCTGGTGGATCACCTCACGGGCCGCTACGCCGACCAGCCAATTGCTCACCTCGTTGTTCTTGAACGCCGGGATGAAGATAGACTTGTAGTTGTCTGCCACCACGACGTCACCCTGGGTGAACACCGTGAGGATTTCCTTGATGAAAGAACGCTCATCGTCGCTGGAGCGATTGCGCCAGTCGTTGACGTCGTCCCCCAGCTCGGCCTCCTGTTTGACCCAGTGGGCGTCCTCGTGTTTGGTCATGAGGTCATAGAACTCTTGGTACAGGAAGGGTTTGTAGGTAGAGCTGACCTGAAACAGCTTGGATTCTGAATCTGCTACGCGCATTGTTGTCCTTGGGTTGTGGGGGCCGAAGCCCCCGTTGGTTGATCAGGCCTCGCAGGCGACACAGCGATCGTCCACAGCACCTTGACCATCGTGAATCTGGTCAGCTGGCTCGTACTGCGGGATCGGCTCGACAGGCTTGTTCAGATGCGCAACCAGCTCGGTGAACCCGCCCACATAGTGCCCCTTCAAGTAGATTTGAGGTACAGTGCGGACCGGACGGCCAGTCACCTCAGCAGCAGTCTTGCCCAGCTCCTGGAGATCAATGTACTCGAACTCGATCCCCTTCGCCTTCAGCAGAGCCTTGGCGTTGTTGCAGTGTGGGCAGACCTTGGTGCCGTACACGATGGTGCGTTCATCCTGAGTCAGCTTCTCGCGTTCCGTCTTGTCCGAGGGCTTCTCGATCTTGACTTCGGACTCTGTCTTGTAGTAGTACAGAGACTTGACACCCACCTTCCAGGCCAGGATGTGGACTGCCATCACGAAGTTGATGTCCGAGCCAGGCGGGAAGAACAGGTTGAGCGACTGGGCCTGGCAGATGTACACTTGGCGTTCGCCAGCGCGCACCACCACGTCCATCATGTTCATCTCTTCCGGCACCGCATACACGCGCTTCTGGTGTTCAGTCAAGAAGTCCAGACCCTTGACGGAGCCGGAGTCAGCCTTGATCTGGTTCCACACTTCTTCGGTGTTGCGACCTTGCGACTCCAGCAGCTTTTCCAGATAGCGGTTGCGGACCTCGAATGTACCAGTGCGCATCTCACGAGAGTACACATTGCTGTACATGAACTCGATCGAGGCCGAGGTGTTCAGGATCACGCTGGAGTTGGCGTTGGGAGCAATGGCCAGCAGGTGCAGGTTGCGGCGGTTGACCCAGTACGGATCAGGCTCGATGCCCAGTTCCTTGCACTTCTCAAGGTAGGCCTGGATGTCAGGCGGCACCCCACGTTCAATGCCCAGGCGGCAGCTGGCGGCGTGCGAGAAGTCCTTCAGTTGACGGAAGAATTCCAGCTCGTATTCACGGCTGTCTTCACCAGCAAACACCATGTCAGCGCGCTGCAGCATGTAGGCCAGGCCCATCACGCCCAGACCAACAGAACGCTCGCACTCGGCGGACTTCTTGACTTTCTGGACCAGCAGTCGGATCAAGTCACGATCCAGCTGATCAGCGTAGCCTTCGGCAACCTTCTCGACATTCTGTACAAAGAACTCGATGATGTTGTCCAACATCTCGATCAGATCGCTGACCATCTCCTGGTAGTACGGCTTGAAGTCCTCGTACCGCTCAGCATTGATGGAGCACAGGCAGCAAACCGGGGTACGATCCTTCGTGGCGGCCAGGGTGATCTCAGTGCAGATATTGGTGGCCTTGCAGGCCATGCCGATCAGCTTCTGGGGCAGGCTCAGGTATTCCTGAGCCCGATCGATGAAGTACATGAACGGCTCGCCGGTGCGGCTGCGGACAGTCACCATCTCACGGAAGTGCTCGCGGGGGTTCATCGAGCCGACTTGCTTGCCAGTGGGGTCGATCAGTGGCAGAGTCTCGATGCCATCCACCACGGCCTGCATGTATTCGTCAGTGACGTTGAAGCCATGGTGGATATTCAGGGACTTGCGTTCGATGTCACCAGTCGGGACGCGGATACGCATGAATTCCATGGTGTCCGGGTGGGTGACTCCCAGGTTCGCAGACAGGGCGCCGCGACGGATCTTGCCTTGCTTCCAGGCCAGGATGGCCGAGTCGTTCTCAGCGATGAACGGGATGGGACCAGGGGCCTTGTCGCTCACAGAACGGATGCCACCAAAATTCTGCCCCACGCCGCCGCCGAGCACAGACAACAGGCTCAGTTCAGCTTTCTGGTACAACAGACCGGGGACCGAGTCAGGCACGTCAGGCAGGAAGCAGCTGATGGGCATGGCCCGAATCTTCTCGCCGGGCAGAGTAGCATTGCTGAATGCCGGGCTTGCCCAGATGAAGTCATCCTTGGATGCATAGTCGTACAGGCGCTGCGCATGGGCGAGGTTGGATGACCAGGCAACGGCAGCGCGCGCAATGGTCTGTTGAATGGTCTCGCCGGGGCGACTGTAGTGTTGGGTGATGAGGTAATTGCTTGCTGTTCTCCCCTTGGAGGTGTCCGTGCGGGTCTCATCAATGATGATTCCCAAGTATTCTGTCGTCATCTCACATCCTATAAAATGATCAGCGGCTGTTAAATAGTGATGTGAGAAGGAAAGGCCGCTGCGCCAATCCGTTTATTATAGCCTGAATTTTGGAGCCTAGAATGGTTGCACCACTCCCGATTATCCCACTGCCCACATTCACTGTGGAAGACCCCGACCTGCCAGGCGGCAGCGCACGCTTCAAGCCCTTCACCCTGGGACTTGAGTCCATCCTGCTCCAAGCCAAGGGCATGAATGACAAAGAGATCAACATCAAGGACGCCATCGAGGCCGTCCATCAGGTGATCGACGCCTGCGCAGTCGATCCCGACTTTGACTCCCGCAAACTGCCCACTTGGGTGGTGGAGTTGGTATTTACTCGCCTCCGTCAACACAGCATCGGTGAAATCATCCCACTGAACTACATCTGCAAAACGGATGTAGAAGTCAAGGAGGAAGGTTCCGAGGAAGCAACCCAGAAGCCCTGCAACACCAAGATGTCCTTCGCGCTGGACCTGCGGGAACTGAGCGTGGAGCGCGGCGAGTACACCAACAAGTTTGTTGTGCACGATGACCCGGAAGCCCCTATCGCTGTCTCGTTCAAGCACATGGGTCTGTCTGTGGCCAGCACAGAGCATCTGTCCAGCGCGCACCTGCTGGCTTCTCTGGTGGACACCATCAGTCATGGAGACGAGGTGTTCAAGGCTTCGGATTATACCCCTGAACAGCTGTTGGCCTTCACCAAGTCCATCACATCGCTGAAGAAGGAAGAGATTCACAAGAAGTACCTGGGCGGCATCCCCACCATCCGCAAGAAGATCAGCATGAAGTGCCCCAACTGCGGAACGGAACACACCCTGGAACTGGAAGGCATCAAGGATTTTTTCGGTTGATGGTCGAGAGCAATCTGCTGGAGCGCATGCAACAGACGCACGTGCTACAGCAGCGGTTCAGGTTCAACATCACTGAACTGTATGCTCTGCCACCCTGGGAATACCATGTCAGGGTGGACATGATTCTCATCGACCAACAGGAAGAAAGGGATCGGGCCGTCGCCCGGGGGAACAAATGAAAAGGCCGAGGGTGTGAACCCTCGGCCTTTGTTTTACCCACTTGCTGACCAGTGGTATGGCGGGCCAAAAATCACCAACGTAAGTTCATGATTTTATGGACCTTTTCAGACCAATTTTGTCGTAACTGACCTCAAACCGGAGACATTGAATACATGGGTCTCAACAGGGTGCTGCTCTTCATCATAGATAGCCAGACGTTCTGACGCATGCCGCAGGGCGTGATTGATCCAACCGGCATAGCTGAGATCATCAACCAGGTCATAGATGGTGGCCACCTCCTTGCTGTCGTGTAGACGGATGGTCCGGCCAATCGACTGGATCACCTTCACGGACGACTTGGATGGGTGAGTGAACACCAGGTTGTGCAGGTTCTTGATGGACACCCCGGTGGATACGCAACCACTGGTCGCCAACAGCACCACAGGCTTACCAGCTGCCACACCTTCCATCTCCGCCTTTATCACATCGCGATCAGCATTCGCCACATCCCCGTCGATCACCCTGACGAGCACTGAGTCGTTGCCCTCCAGCATCTTCTTCACCAACTCCAGGTGGGTGTCAATGCGGTCGAACAGCACCAGGGTGTTGCCCTTGGCAGACAGACAGATGTTCTTGATGATGCGGTTGCGGTACTCGTTGCTGATGATGAACTCAATTTCCTTCTGGTAGTCACGATCCTGGGCAAGAGCAACCCGGTCCTCAGACTTGTGGTTGATCTGGATCATGATCACCCTGGTCTTGGCCGCCCGACCGCTGTCCTGAAGTTGCTTGGCGGTCACCAGCCTGCGCACAGGCCCGAAATGCTGTTGGACCTGGAGCGGATGATTGCGACCCTTCTTCAGCGTGCCGGTCAGCCCGTATCTGTTCCTGGCGTTGATGCAGTTCTTGCCGATGTACGTCAGACACTCAGCAGAGAATGTGTGACATTCATCACCAATCATCATGTCCCACTGGTGGAACCACTCTTCGGGCAAATTCTTGAGAGACTGCCATGTGGCCACAACGACAGGCTTGGATGTCCATGGGGTCGCACCCTCACAGATCATGTGGACGTTGCCCTCAGCATCCCAGCCGTTCGCGCTGCTGTAGTTCTTGAAGTCCGAGACCATCTGAGAAACCAGATTGATCGAAGGGACAATCAGCAGGATGCGCATACCAGCGTTTAGGTAGAATCGCACCATCATGTACTGCAGCAGAGACTTGCCAGCAGCTGTGGCGGCCAGCAAGGTGATCCGGTTGTTGTTGGCGGCCAGGTGTAGTCCCTCTAGCTGGTAGTCGTACGGCTCAATGGGCTTGCCCTTGTCATGGAGCAACAGGGTCTTGGCCCATTCGTCAGTCTCCTGCTTGGGTATGGCCCTGAAGTCTTTCAGCAATTCTGGGTCGAGGTTGTAAGACCAACGGCGTTGGGTGGTGAGTTCCAACAATACATGCAGCAGCCCATACGGAAACTTGCCTGTGCGCTTGTCGAACAGCCTGATCTTCCCGTCGTATCTGCTGTACTTGTTTGGTCTGAAGTCCGGGTCCTCCAACTTGAAGTACTCGTACACATCCTCCATCACGCCGGAATCTCCAGAAACCGACAGCCAGGAGGCATTGATTATTCCAATCCCGATGTCTGGCATCCTGGGCTCCCCAAATTGATCATGGTATTGTATTTAGGAGTCACCAATTCGCAGCTATAATAAGTACCTGACGTGATGGGTTCAGCTGTACACTTGCTCCCCATCGACACCTATACTGGCCAAGAAATTTGGCTCCCGAGTGCTTAGAATGCACTCACGATCCATTAGGACTCACGACCGATCGCAATCTGACGTTTAAGTGGCGGCTGCATGGTGAAACAACCAAGGACATGCAGTTTAGCTCCTGTGTTGGCGTCTCAAATCTAGACACAGGGGAGGGACAGGCTATTTCACTGCCTGTCGGGGGAGACCCCAAGTGCCCGAGTACCTGGCTGTTGAAGCCTTGCAGTGAACCTTGCTGCACCACATGATCCTGAGGACGACCCATTCACCATGAGTTGTGGATGTCTCATCACCCAGGTATGTGGAGGGAAAGTGGTGAATTGTGTCCGAAATTCACAACCAGAAGGAAACATGAGCAAACTTGAAGACAACAGCACAGTCCTCGATGTCATACCAGTGACATTCGATGAGATTGAAGCCAAGGTGAACAGCGCACTGGAGTGCTCCGAGAATTTCGACTGGGAAGCCCGTCGCAACAATCGCATATTCTCCATGTTGCAGCGCCTGTACCACTTCCACACCGTCAAGCTGATGGCCCTGCAAGAGGACCGTGAGATGGTGAAGTTCAAGCGCAACCGCTACTACAACGGCAAGGCCCCGGCCGAGGAGTACAAAAAGGAGCCGCTCCGGGAGTCCATCCTGAAGTCTGACCTGGACCAGTGGATGAAAGTCGACCATTACATGGTCGCCATCAACAAGCTGGTGGCCGAGCAAGACCGCATCGTCAAGTATCTGGAGGAAGCCAAGAAGTTGGTTTCTGAGCGCGGATACCTGCTGAACACAGCCCTGAGCCACCAGAAGTTGCAGATGGGATTGAGCTGATGGATCTTGAGGTACTGAAGCGCAGGAGAGTTTCGCGCAAGCACTACCCCATCCAACCAATACCCGGTTTGGTGCCGGAATCTGTCTGGGGGCCAACCACATACGATGAGATTGGCCGTTGGTACACCACACCCACAGGCAAGAAATATAAGTCAGTCACCACATTCCTCGGACTGTTCGAGGACCCACATGCCCTTGACGACTGGCGCAAGCGAGTCGGAGAGGCAGAGGCCGAGCGCATCAGCCAGGAAGCATGTGACCGCGGTGAGATGATCCACGCAAAGATGGAAGCATACGTGCTGGACAAACCGGGCTGGGAAGACATGCCCGTTGGCCAGTGGGGAGCCATGTTTCAGCAGATTCGCAGGCGCTGCGAGGATCATCTGGACAGGGTATGCTACACAGAACACGCATTGTGGTCCGACGAGCTGGAAATAGCTGGCCGGGTGGACATGTGCGGAGTGTGGAAGGGCGAGCTGGCGATCATCGACTTCAAGAACAAGAGCCGCTTTGTGAAGCGTGAGTACATTGAGTCGTATTTCGTGCAGACAGCCACCTATGCCCTGATGCACAAGGAGCGTTACGGTGTGCTGCCCACCAAGCTGGTGATTATCGCAGCCGTTGACGACGGGGGCTTCTACAAGGCCATGGTGTTCGAAGAGGATACAGTGGACTTCCTCGGACGCATCCGTCACATGGCGGCAATCCACAAGGTCGAGGGCATCAACATCGACCCCAAGCACTACGAGCTCATGGAATACAAGCCCGGGCAAACCACTTCGGCGAAACCCAAGCCGACCACAACTGCACCCAAGCAGTTGGTGACCACGACCCAGGGCCTGGGTGGATTCTTTGCCTGAAAAACAAAAATCCCCTGGGCTTGCGTCCAGGGGATTTTTGCTGTGGGGTGTGACGGCCATGGTTACACTTAATCAATGCTGGCTCCTTACCCCTCACATATACTTAGCACTCAGTTTCAGGTTATAATCTCAGCGATCTATGCCGAACATTTCGAACAGGTCAGCATTGATACCCGATTGGAATTCCACGTCGGTACACTTGAATGACACGTTCGCATTCACATCATTCGCAGCCCCCTGCGCATCCAGCAGGCCTGGCCCAATCATGAATGGGAAGCAATCCTTGTAGATGACCCGAGTGCCAGTGAACTGGTTCTGGTTATCCAACAGATTGATCTCGATGTCCTTGACTATCGGGACATCCTTCCCCACATTAGCCTTCAACCATAGCGAGCAGAGCAAGTAGTTGCGCCAGAGCGCGTCCACTTGGAAATTCAGGATCAGGTCATCCACGGACAGCCGTGTGCCTGGTTGATACAGTGCTATGGGCCCAGAGAATGGGATTTCGGTCACACCGTTGCTCAGATTGGGCATGGTGAAGTCCAACAGCTTGTACTCAATTTCCTTTAGGCCGCCAATAACCGCATGCCAGCGGTTGCTTTGCGCATTGCTTGGGATCAAATCCATATCAACTCCGGAGAAACATGATTCAAGGTAACACCAAATTTTACACATCGGCATTCAAGCGAGGCCAACACATCTATGTGCGCCTGGTGGATGCCGTCACGGGCGAGAGGACGATGCAGAAGATTGACTGCAAGCCCTATTTGTTCATGATCGCCTCGCCGGGCGCCCAGGTGGATGCCCGTGGCCAGCGCAACGAGCCGCTGACGCGAGTTGACTTCGACAACGTCTATGAGTTCGAGCAGTTCATGGACCGCTACACAGGAGTCGAGGGCATGAAACTGTACGGTTGCCGGGATGTGCTGGTGCAGTTTCTCGCCAACGAGTACAAGGCTGAAGTCAACTACAACTTCCTCAAGATTCGCGGGGGCATGCTGGACATCGAAGTCAACTCCAACGACTTCGAATTGGACGAAGAGGGGAAGATCAGCAAGGTGATCAAGGGGCCTTTCCCAGAGCCAGCAGAGGCTCTGTACCCCATCAACTCCATCGACTACTACGACACCCAGTCCAAGACGCACGTGGCTCTGGGCCTGGAGTGGGCCGAGAACAGCAAGGGGCAGAAGGTCCACCTGGGCACATACGTCCAGGACAAGAGTTGCGCCAAGACGGGCAAGCTGAGCATTCTGTACAAGGGGTTCGAAACCGAGGCAGACCTGCTCAAGTTCTTCCTGGACCTGATCGGGGCCATGGGGCCTGAGTACCTGTCCGGCTGGAACAGCAACACGTTTGACATGACCTACATGGTCAACCGCATCAAGAAGGTGCTGGGCCCGAAGGAAGCCAATCGTCTGAGCCCTTGGGGTATGATACGAGAACGCAAGTTCGTGGGCAAGTTTGGCCGGGAGGAAAGCGAGTACACCATATACGGCGTGTCCCTGCTGGACTACAAGGATCTGGTGGACAAGCACGCATACGTGGAGTTGGCCAACAAGAAGCTCAATACCGCTGGCGAGCACTTCTTGGGTGAGACGAAGATGGACTATGACCAGCAGCAGGGTCTGGCCGGTCTGTATTTCCTCAAGTACCAGGACCACATCACGTACAACATCCAAGACGTTGAGCTCATCGTCCGCTTGGAGGCCAAGCTGAAGTTCCTGGAGCTCACATACACCCTGGCCTACATGTTCCACTGCGATCCGGGCGAGACTCTGGGCACCGTGTCTCCTTGGTCCTGCATGTCTTACTGGAAGTTGAACGGTCGCAACGAGCAGCCTGAATTGCGGCCAGTTTTCGATGGCGACATCGAATATCTGGGGGGTTACGTGGAAGAGCCGGTTCCTGGCCGCTATCGCTGGATCGCGTCCATCGACGCCCAGTCTCTCTATCCACACAACATCATGCAGTTCAACCTGGGTGTCGAAACCCTGGTCGATGAGGACACCAGCTGGACCATACGCATGGAACTGGTGGAAGAGCTCAAGCGTGCTGAGCAGACCCCTTACATCGTCAGGCTGACCCGGGCTATCGCCAATCGGGAACTCATCAACGACTTCTACTGGGAGGAGATTTTTGAGTTCGAGACACTCAAGCGTCACAAGGTGCTGATGGCGCCGAACTGTACCTTCTATACTTACGAACGCCAGTCCCTGTTCAGTGAATTCTGCGAGGAAATCTACACGGGCCGCTCCAAGGTCAAGAAGCTCATGCTTCAGAAGGAGCAGGAGCTTGAGAACATCAAGCACACCCTGTCCCCCCAGGAGATTTTCGCACGTGAGAGTGAGATCACCGCACTGCACAACAAGCAGCAGGCGTTCAAAATTGCGATGAACTCGCTTTATGGCGCCCTGGCCAACAAGTGGTTCCGCGAATACTTCAACATCAACATCGCCGAGGCCATCACCTCTGCTGGGCAGAATGGCGTGCGGTTCATCAGCCACCGCCTGAACATGTGGCTGGACGAGAAGTGCGGCACCAAGGGCTACAAGTATGCCTTCTACAACGACACTGACTCGGTGTACGTCACATTCGACAAGCTGGTGAACATGCACTTCACTGATGAACAGCAGGAGAAGGAACCCACCAAGGTCATCGAATGGATGGACAACCTGATCAAGACCGAGCTGGATGACAAGCTGATCAGCTGGGCCGAGGAGCTGGCTAAGTCGTTGAACTGCCAGTGGAACAAGCTGATCTTCAAGCGCGAAGCCCTGGCGTCTGACGGTGTGTGGTGCGCCAAGAAGCGTTACGCCATGATGGTGTACGACAATGAGGGTGTGAAGTTCAAGGAACCCATCCTCAAGTTCACCGGCCTGGAAGCCAAGAAGTCCAACTATCCTGCGTTCTGCCGGGGCTGGATGAAGGAGTGCTACAAGCTGGCCATGACGAAGGGCGAGGAGGCTGTCCAGAAGCGCATCGCTGAGGTTCGCAAGCTGTACTATGCCATGGCACCCCACCAGATTGCCTCGCCGTCTGGCGTGAGTGAAGTGGAGAAGTACATGGATGGGCATGGGGGATTTGTGAAAGGCACCCCGATCAACTCCAAGGCCGCCATCAACCACAACGCCATCGTCCAGCGCAAGGGGCTCAATGTGCCTCTGGTGGGTCAGTCAGACAAAATCCTGATGTTGCCTCTCAAGGGCACCACCATCGATGTGATCGGCTTCCAGGAGTTTCTGCCACCTGAATTCCAGCTGGACAAGTTCATCGACCACAAGAGTGCCTTCGAGAAGGCTTTCTTGAGCCCCATCCAAAACTTCATCACGCCTCTGGGATGGACGACCACTCCGGTGGCCAAGCTGGGTGCATTCTTCGTGTAAATACAAGGTGGGGGCGCAGCCCCCACTTCAAGGAGCAAAATGAGCGATTCAAACAGATTCGACCTGTCCGTCGAGATCGGCCAGAGGGTGAACTTCATGGGTTCGGCCAAGATGGTCACAGCATTCGAGGAAATCCTAAACAGGAATGAGATTCCTCCCGAGAGTGGCCTGATGCTGCTGTTGGACAAGACCCACTACACAGGCGGTGATGTGCCTGAGGACAAGGCCATCGTCAAGGAGTTCATCAGGCTGTTGACCGAGGAGCCCGGCTCCTTTCACACCTTCGATGAAGCCTGCCACGCGATCAAGCTGGGTCTCACCCTGATCCAAGCATACTGGCAGCAGCGGCGTGAGGAGAAGCGATCCAAAATCAAGACAGTAGAAGGTTGCGCTGCCGGGGTCGTGGCCACAGCACTGATCAGCGTCATGGCCCCCTGGTGCGTGCTGGCCATCATCCCGTTCTGCGCCGCTGGCGGTCTGGCTCTCTTCAAGGAGTCCACTGCTTCCCAACTGGCGCCCCCTGTCTACGAGCGCATCAAGCTCATGCTCCAGGCCGGGAGAGAGCAGAGTCGGGTTTTGTAGGCTATAATACCAGGAAGGAGTTCACATGAGCAACACACTGCACGAAGGGTTCAAGTTTGGTGACCCTGGGCTGATCAACATCCGTGGCACAAACGGATCAGGCAAGTCCACAATCGTCAAGCGTTACATCCCCAAGGGTGCCGTCCAGAAGCGGTTTGACGACATCGGCACCACCTATTACGACTGCGGCACCCACTTTGTGGTCGGTCGCTATGAGACAGACTGTGGAGGCCTGGATGCTGTCCGGGGCACCTACGACCCCAAGACTGGACAGGGCATTCGCCCATTCGAGGCTGGGCAGATCGCTATCGGGCGCTTGGCTCCACTGAAGACCACATTCGCTGAGGGCGTGATCTACGGCACCACGTTCAAGGGGTCCAAGGAGGTCCACGACGAACTGGCCAAGACCAACACGCCATACTTCTGGTTCAGCATCGACATGCCGTTCCAGGAGGTGTTCGATTCGGTGCTGCTGCGCCGTGTGAAATCGGGCAATGCTGACCCCCTGTCCACGGAGAACATAGCCAAGAAGTTTCGGCCTGTACTCGCCAGCCTCGACAAGGCAGTCGACGCGGGATTGTGGACCATCTACGGCCACCGAGACGTCATCGCTCAGAACGTGGACGATCTGGTCAACAATCGGCCGCTGACCAATGCTGATCTGATTGGTCGCAAGCCCGACCTCACCAAATTCAACAAGGAGGCGCAGGTGTGGTTCGACAAGGGCACCGTCTCCCCAACCCAGGAAATGATCGACGAGCATTTCCCAAAACCGACGACCCATGGGCTGGGCGGATTTTTCAAAGGATGAAACCATGTTCCAAGGCAAAGAATACAGTGGCTTGACGGAAGCCGAGGCCGACAAGGCAATCGCAGAACTGACCCCGCTGGAGAAGATGATCGCAGAGAAGTTGGCCAATGCCTTCCATGCTTCTCTGGTCAAGTTCTCTGGTCAAGGCGTGGACCTGAAAACGCTCACTCCCCTTCACAGCTTCGATGTGGGCCTGACGGTCAATCTGGAAGCAACCCAAGACCTGGTGTCTCTGGTTGGTGAGAAAGCGGCCTTCAACGCAGTGGCCGAACATCTCGGCAAGCAGATTCTGACGAAGGTCATGGAGCAGCAGCCGCGCTGATCAGAGTTGGTCAAAAGAAATCCCCCTGAGCGTGAGCCCAGGGGGATTTTTGTTGCTGAAGGAGGGTCGCCCCTCCTTTCATCAGGCGGTGATGCCCTTGATCAGCAGCTTGCGGCCATAGCCGTTTTCGCCTTGACCCAGACCCAGACCCGTGGGCTTGGTGCCGTCGGCCTTTTGGGCGTAGAACGGGTTGGCGACCACGCCGTAACGGGTCTTGAAGGCCAGGCGGGGGTTCATGGAGTCTTCACCCAGACCACGGTACATTTCCAGAGGAGTGTACGGTGCGTAGAAGATACCAGCGTCCAGTTCGCTCTCGCCCTTGTAGACGATGTTGATGTAGTCCAGCACAGCATACGGGTCGATGAAGACCTTCATGCCGTTGGCCAGCACACCAGCGAACGTTTGGCCAGTGGCGTCCACGTCCAGACCAGCGTTGGCTGCCATCGCGGGGGTGAAGTCCAGCATGCCGGCCATCGCCAGGGCCGAGGCCACGTTGGCGGAGCACAGCAGGCGGTTGCCCTTGCCACGACGAGTGTCGATGGCAATCGCGTTGGCTTCCAGTTCGATGCGGAACATCAGGCCCTTCAGGCGCTCCACCAGCCAGCGGCCATCGGTGTCAGTCATCAGGTCGAAGATGCCGGCGCCGCCGAAGCCGAGCTTGGACGAAACGTTCAGGGTGCGGATGAACTCACGGTTCATTTCAGCCTGGATTTCGTTCACCAGCATGTCAGACAGGATCGCATCCACGTCTTCGCCATGCACGGCGGCCATGTCCTGACGCAGCTCATGGCTGTAGTCAGCGTACAGGCCACGGCCCTTGGCAGACACGGACTGCTTCTCAACAGTCACAGCCATCTTGCCCCAGACCTTGCCACCCGTGGTGCCGAGAGTTTCCATCTCAGCGGTCGTCATGCCCTTGCCGTATGCAGGGTCAGCGCCGGAAGTGCCGCCAGTGAACTGATCCACCAGAGCCTTCGTGAAGCCGGAAGGGTCACCAGCGTCCACGGTGCCGTCACCGGAGTGGCCGGACTTGATGTCTTGGTAGAACGCTTCATCACCAGTCTGGTTGTTGTAGCGAGCACGCATTGCGAAGATCAGGCCGTCAGGAGTGCCCAGAGGTTGGGTGCCCATGAAGTCCAGAGCGATCAGGTTCGGCGTGGAACGCTTCACCATCGAGATCAGCACGGGAGACCAAGTGGCCACTGCACCAGTGGAGTTGCCAGGAGCGGCAGCTTCACCCAGGAAACGGCGGTTTTCGTTGCACCACTGGGATTGGTTCTCCAGCAGGCGGGTCATGATGTCACGGCGAGACAGAGCCTTGCTCTTGTACTCATCCTTGTTATCCAGGACCGGCGCCCAGTCCTGGCGCATCTTTTCGGTAACCAGTTGACGTTGCGTCATCTTAAACTCACTTTCAAAGTTGAGGGGAGAAACCCCTGTTGCTTCCTACTTAGGGAGCCTTAATCGATGGGTCAACCCAAGGGCCGACCTCATTCGTATCAGGACTTTCTCCCAACCTACACAACTACTTAGTCGCGTTGGTATTGATTAGGCCGAGGGGGTTTCCAGACGGCCAGAGGACAGATAACGGGCTGCTTGGGCGGCCAGGCTTTCCGTGCCTTCGGTCAGTTGCTTCTGCTCGGGAGCACCAGCTGCGTTGTCTACGCCAGCACCGGCACCTTCGGTCAGGGTCTGCTTGTTCGGGGCGCCAGGGGCGACCGACTCGGTCAGAGCCTTGAACGTTTCCTTCAAGTCGCTCAGGCGCGTGGTGAACTGGTCCACGGTGCATGCGCCCATGGATTCCACCAGGCGGGTGAAGCGGTCAGCGGACACGTCCGTCATGCCTTGAGTGGCCTCTGCCAGCAGGGCGCCCTTGGCGCGCTTGTCTTCGGCTTCGTTGATGGCGGCCAGCTCTGTGCGCAGAGTCTTGATCTCAGATTCCTTCAGGTCCACGGCCTGGCGCATCTTCTCGACCGACTCAGCCAGTTGGGCGTCACCAGTCAGATTGAGGATAGCGAAGGACTCATGCAGCTGAGCGATGGCAGCGATGGCCATCTCGTTGCGTGCGCTTTCCACCAGAGCCTCGCCATTCTCAGCGAAGAACTGGTTGGTGGCTTCCTGCAGGGCAGCTGCCAGGGTGGCCACGGCGCCTGCGACGGCTTCGTCCACGCGAGCTTCGAAGCGTTGTTCAGCCGATTCCTGGATTTGGGCCACAGCCTCATCCAGCTTCACCTGCACAGCGGCTTTCACTTGCGATTCATGAATCTGGGAGACACGAGCAGTCACATCGCTGCTGATGCCTGCGCTCTCCAGAAGTTGCTTCAGTTCATCCATATCAAACTCCTTCAAACAAACATCGACACGTGCGAAGTGCCCGCGCCCTTTTGCCTCTCAATGTACTTATCCAGCGCATTGAGAAGCGCGGTTTCGTCAATCCGCTTGGCCTCTGGCGTGGCCGGGGCGGCGGTCTCGACGATCTCCTTGATGGTCGTTTTGGACCAGATGCCTGTCGGCGCCTGGACCCAGGACTCATTCAAGGCTCCCACGTAGCAGACTTGGCCGGATGGCCGGTCTACTGCGTCGATTGCGTTGAGCTCATACTCGGTGACGTCGTCGATCCCGTCATACCCAGTGGACACATCACCAAGGCCCCGCGTGGACACGCCCAGGTTGAAACCTGCGTCCAGGAGACACTTGATGATACGGCCATCCTCCATCTCTTCAAGCACGAGGGCCTTGCCTGCGACGTTGTCACCTTGCCAAGTCAAGGACTTGGTCAGCAGGGCCGCCCGCTTGATGTCAGGGAACGGGTATTCAGGGTGATTGAGTTCACCAATTGCTCGACGATCCTGGACATAATCCTGGACATACCGATCAACCACACCTTCCATCAGCGACTTGCGATAGCGCCGACGGTTGCGGTTTGGCTTCTCGGTCATGATGAAGTTGCCCTCAAGGAACAACTTCCGCCCTTGCTTGGTCTGTTCGTTGAGAACCTCAACTCGCTCGACCGATTCGACCAGCAGTTTATTGCTCACAACCCATACCTCGCTCGGAATTTGAATGCCTTCTTGACCTTCCTGGCCGTCTTCGTCTGAAGAGAAGCACCCTGTGCAGCCTTGTTCTTGACCATCTTGCGAGACGCAACCCGCATGGTCTGCTTCTCAGATGCACCGATGGGAACGCAGGCCGTACCAGTGTCGTTCAGCTTGTAGCCAGGAGGGCACTTCAGACGCTTGTTCTTCGCACCCCTGGAATCCACTTGGACCCAGAAGCGTTCAGCAATCATCTTCAGCAGATCGCTCATGTTGATTACCCTCCATGGAGATACTTAGTCAAGTCATTCTTCGCTTGATTCGGGCTTAGGAGCTGGCTTATCCTTCTTCGGTGGGGGAGCGTCACCCCCATCGTCGCCGGAGCCGCCGAACGGGTCTCCCCCAGGCTCTATTCCCATTGCCGCACCGAACTCAGACATGTCCTTTTTGATCAGGGTGTCCTCCTTGGCGCGCTCATCGTCCGTCAGCTTGAGAATCTTCTCCTGGATGAAGCTCCGAGACACCAGGGTGTTCAGCCCGGCTGCGGAAGCAGCGGCTTCCATCCTATCACGCATCTGGCTTGCTTCCTTCTGGTCTTCCACATAGGAATCGCCAGCGAATTCGAAAGAGATGTATGGGCCGATGTCCTTCTCGTACTCCTCCTCGGTGCAGATGCCCTTGAGCACCAGCTGAGTCTTGAGGAGCTGACTGAAGATCATGGCGTACCGACGACGCAGGCGCTGGATGAACTTGTTGAACTTCCATTCGTCCCGCGTGATCTCACCACCGTTGCCCCCGAACAGAGCACTGGCGCCGTCTGTCTCCAGACGACCCACAGGCACGTTCAGAGCACGGAACATGACTTTCTGGAAGTACAGAATGTCTTCGATCTGGCCCAGGTTCTGGCCAGCCTGGAGGGTGGTGATCTCAGAACCACGCTGACCCTCGCGACGAGCCATGAACATGTCCTGGATGACAGACTCTTGAGTCGTGGCGCCAGACACCTTGCCTGTGACCGAGTCATAGTAGAACTGGGTGCGCGCATTGCGAGCGTACTCAGCCACCATCTCGCGAGATGCTTTGGGTGGCAGGGAGCCAACGTCCACATAGTGAACACGGCGCTCAGGCGCTCGCGTCATGCGATAGATGACCATCGCGTCGCGCATCATCTTCAAGTTGTTCAGCGGCTTGCGGGCTTTCTCCAGATGGCTGAAGATCAGACCGCCGTCAGGCGACAGCAGACCACTGTGGCAGAAAGCAATCATCTTGGTGTCAATCCTGAGCACCTCCTTGATCGCAGTCACACGCAGACCGTTGCTGATGGGGGATGGGGTCGTCAGGCTGCCACCATACGTGGCGTCAATGGCCCAGCTGGGGTTGTACAGGAAATATTCAGCCTCATTGGTGATGACCTCCCGACGCTCCTTGTTGTCCACCTTGCGTTCGATGTGCTGTACCTTCTTGAGTGCCCGAGGGTCCAGCTGGATCAGCATCTGGATGCCCTCTCCGGGTTTCTCATTGTTCACGATGATCTGGAAATACTGACGACCATCAGTGTACCACTGGCGCACCTTCTCGTACCCCGTCTGGCGGAAGTCCATCAGATGAAGCAGATAGTCAAACTCAGTGGCAATCTTCTTGAGAGTGGACTTGCTCACAGCATCAGAGCCGTCCGGCTTCTGTCGCATCTTCACGTTGACAGGGGACACATCTTCGTCAGTGGTGACCATAGCGTTGATGACGTCATCCACCGCGATGTCCACATCTGGGTCTTGGGTCATCGAGCGATACTCGTTCACCAACATCGCCCCAGTCTGGAACGATGCCTCAATGGCTGTGCCCGGGTTGGAGAACAGAGACTGGTCGATCATGTGACCGCCCGAGTCGTCCGGCATCTGCAACATCTGGGAAAGCAGTGCCTTCTTGTCTTCTTCCTTCTTGTCCTTGAGCCGGTCATTGTTGGCCCAACCGTCCCGGTTGAACACTTGGGCAAACCGGCCTGCCGCCCCGAAGTTGAAATTGAATGCTGGCACTGTCAGCCTCCCCTATGGTATAACACCTGTATTTAGCAAAAGAAAAGCCCCTCCAGTTGAGGAGGGGCTTGAGTCAGATCAGTCGATCTTGAACTTTCCGGTCATGGACCGCACCTTGGTCTCCAGGGGCTTCAGCTTGGCGACCAGAGCCTTGTGGTCGGTCTTCAGCTTTTGCATTTCCGCGTTGCTGGCGGATACAGCAGCCCGGTCACCAGACAGTTCCGTGTCGCCATGCTTGCGGGAGTTGGCCTGCATCTTGTCATTGATGACGTCCATTTGCTGGTTGATCTTTTTGATCTCAGCCTTGAGCTTCTTCACCTCAGGGGTGTCAGCCGCTTCATGGAGTCCAACGCGAAAGGCATTGAGAATCGACTCAGCCAGAGTTTCCTTCAGGGCCTCGTTGACCTTGCCCTTCTTGTCAGCAAACTCGCAGTTGTCGTTTTCCTTCTTGGCGTCAGGCTGACCATTGCTAGCAGGCGCTCCGTCAATCTTCGGGCCACCCTTCGTGCCGTTCGGGGTACCATTGGGGCTACCCTTGCCGTTAGCATCCTTGGGATCAGGAGCGCGCTTGTCGGGCAGACCTTCACCCTTGTTGGGGTTGGGGCTGCCGGCGCCCAGCGGGTTGGCTTCAGACTTCTTGGTCTTGTCACCAATGCCAGCCGTGTCAGCCACTCCATTCGGGGTGCCGTTGGGGTTGCCCTTGCCGACCAGATCCTTGTTGGCGCTTTCGGTCAGCTTCTTGGCGAACAGGGCACCGAAACCCTCAGTCTTGAACATATTCATATGAATCTCCTATGAGGGGCTGTCAGCCCCATTGCCTTTGCTTATCGCGTCGTGTTCGACTCAAGGTACATGTAACGGAAGGTCACAGTGAACTCCGAGAACGAGTCCATGGAGCCAGAGTCCATTTCCATGCCAGAAACCAGAGTGGGGAAGGCATCCTTCAGCACATAGGTCTTGGTGGGGTTGTCGTTGCTGTCCAGCAGGTCCAGTTGGATGTCTCGGACGATGTCGATCAGCGCAGACAGACCAGTGTTGGAGTTGGAGCCGTTGATGGCTTCAGACCAACGCTCGAAAGCATTGCGGGTCTCCATGTCGTTCACACCAATGAACGTCACGCTGAATTCCTCGTATGTGCGGTCACCCGGCACAGGGAGGATACGACCGCCCCAACCCACTTCCATCACACCCAGGGTGGAGGGAGGAGTCGTGGTAGTGCGAGCCAGCAGAGTCGTCTGGCGGATGGTCTCGTTGGTGGCGGCGTAGGTGGGGAAGTTCACCATCACCGACCACTTGTTCTGGCGGACCAGGCCAGAGCGGATAGCACCGCGGAATTCGGTCAAATTGGCCATTCTATGCTCCTATGATCAATTGGGCTCAGAAACGGAGGCCCCTGCGGGCCTCCAGTTTCATCAGGTCAGCTCAACCTCATCGAAGTTGATGCCAGGGCGCACTGCGTCGAAGTGGAGGTCAATCCAGTTGATGCTGTACAGCGGACGGATGCGGATGTGACCGACCATTCGGTTCTCAGCACGCACGTCAGGGCCGTTGTTGCGGTCGTCGCAGATCAGCTGGAAGTCCTCAAACGCCCGACCAGCCACCATGTTGCGGAGGAACGGGCGAGCCGCGTTCAACCACTGGTTGCGGGTGTAAGGGTCGTTGATTTCGAACAGGTACTGGCGGCTGAAGTTGGCCAGAGACTTCTGAGCAACGATGAACGCCATGCGCGTATTCACTCGGCTGAACGAGCTGGGACGCTGAGTGGACATCTTGTCACCGTACAGCACCATGCCTTCGCCGGGGAACGTCACAGCCGAGTTGACCCCGACCTTGTACAGCGTGTCACGGGAACCCTTGTTCGCCGACCAGGCCATGCGCTTGTAATTCTTGTACAGACCGCGCTGGTGGCCGGAGAAGTTGGTCCACGGATAGCCGTTGAGGGCAGCGCGTGCCTGCAGCCCAGCGGTGCCACCGCAGATAGGGATCCAACGATCCTTGTCGTTGTACTTGTCGTAGATCAGGCCCCAGTTGTCGTTGTTGAACAGGTACGTGCTGTCACGGTTCACCTGGTTCACACGCCAATCGTGCACGGCCTCGGTCTCGCGACCCTTGTTGTTCACCACGTTGCGGAATTGGGGGCTCAGGTGACCCACAACGTCGCGACGGGTTTCAACCACATCCACCAGCGCCTTTTGCTCACTGATGTTGCCAGCGATCCAGACATAGTTCACGTCCAGCGCTTCCGCGTTGTCCAGGAGCTTGATGCCCGTTTCCTTGGAAACAGTGTAGTCGTCCACGCCACCAGACAGTTCGATCGTGCCAGCCGCGAAGGGCTGAGCGCGGTCTGCCCAGTAGACGTAGCGGCTGGACTGGCGCAGGCTGTCGAAGATGTTCTTCAGCGTGCCATCAGCAAATTTGTCACCTGGCTTGGTCGTCTGGATTTCGTAACGCTCCAGCAGAGTGCCCAGTTGACCCTGGACGCTCACGCCATACGTGAATTCCAGACCGGCTTGGGTCTCGGGGGTCACCAGCACAGGCTTCAGCCCAGCTTCCTTGTGGGCGAAGTGGATCGTGGTCCGCTCAACTCGGATGTCCTCGAACTCTTCGCTGAAGTCAGCATTGGCTGCCAGGGCAGTTGCAATCGCACTCGCCACCTGGGCCGTGGTCATCTGAGCAGTCACCAGGACGTTGGCACCGAAAACGGTGATCACGTCGTTACCGGGCGAACCGTTGGACACAACGGTCTCGACCATCGTGATGCCTTGGCGCTCAGCGGGCACGGGGATAGCAGCCTGCGGACCCTTGGCCACCAGGTGGTAGGTCACGATGTCGTTCGTGCTGTCATACGCCACGTTGGTGATCACTTGGCTGGTGGCCGAAGCAGTCACGAACTTCTGGGACACGGCAGCGGAGGTGTCAGCCTCGGCAATCGTGAAAGTGAAGTCAGCGAAGATCACAGAGGAGCTCACTTGACCGTCACCAGCGCGAGTCTGCTTGTTCAGTGCGTTTGCGCTGCCAGAACCACTGATCAAGACACTCTCGCCAACCAGGTCTTCGTAGTCGTACTTGATCGCGAATGCGCCCATGTAGTTGTAGCCCACGCTGCTCGGCATGAACAGAGCAGGTTGCTTCATCATGGCTGCCACGATGCGGGGATACACGTCAGTGTCACTCTCACCGGGCATGAACGGGACCATCAGGTCGCCGATAGGGACTTCGCCACCCTTGGCGTGATCGGTGATGGACAGCTTGAAGTCAGTGATCGCGTAGGTCTTGGTGGCAGGGCCGCCAGCAAACTTCAGAGAACGCACTTCTCTGGTCGGGGAGGCGTCAACCTCGCCATACACCGACAGGCTCTCGCGTTGCTTGCTGCGCCCTTGACCGGAGAAGCGGCCGGAGCCGTCAACGACAGCCACAGCATATTCACCAGCACCGGGCACATACTCGAAAGCCTGGGCGAATTCCCAGGTGGGGAAGCGAGCGGCGTCGGCGATATCCAGAGTCAGGCCGTTGCCCAGAGAGCCGGGATAGCGAGCAATCACGGTCTGACCGGGATGGATAGAGCCATCGAAGTCGTCTTCGTTGTTGATCAGAACAGCTTCGCCCACTGCGGTTGCGTTCTTGGCGTTCTTGCCCACCACACGAGTGAACCACATCTTGGCCGAGTAGGTCAAGAAGTCGATGGACGTCAGCATGTCCAGATACGTGGACTCGTCTGGCTTGTGGAACTTGGTCACCAGCTCAGCCTCGCCGCCAGTGATCAAAACGGGAGTGCCGGCAGGCCCCCAAGGTGTGTAACCGGCGGAACCGCCGATGTAGTCAGCTTGCTGGACAACCGCGAGGGACTGGAAGTCCGACTCGAAGATGTTCACAGACGGAGAGATGTAAAAAGCCACGAAATGCTCCTTTCGATTCAGTACCTGTATTTAGTCAAGTGGAAACTCAAGACCATCCAAATGGGTTGCGAGCAAAGGGGTTGCCTGAATGCATGGATCGCAATCCCAGTTCGGCATCCTCATCGTCGATCTCCTGGTCAAGGTGGAAACCGTGTATTGGGAGCATCGTCTTGGCATCATCCATGCTTGCGGCTGCAGAGTGCATCGCACGCTGGATGTCTGTTGATGTGTACTCCTTGAACCACTCCTGCTTGACCAGCCAGGAGAACAGGAACATGGTGGCCACAGTGTCGTCGTGACAGCCTTCATCAGCTTCGAAACTCGAACCCTTCGCGATGAAGGTGCCCAGTTCAGCAATGATGTCGGAGTCCTCGATGATCAGGGTGTCTGCCTCGATCATTGCCTTCAAGTTGGCGCAACCGATGCCCTTCACAGGCTTGGTTGTCTTCAGGCCGGGTGCCCCGGCGCCCACTTGCAGGCTCAGGCCCTTCTTGGGGTCTGATTTGGAGCAGATCACACCCTCATACTCAAGCTCATAGAACGTGATGTAGGAGACTTGGCCGCCCACATCATTGTTGTTCTCGATCAGCACGGGGCAATCGTTGTACAGACCGCACAGGCTGACGATCTGATACGGGAACACGATGGGGGCGATCTCGTTGTTGCGGTACTTGGCCACAACACGGTACGGGATTTCAGTCACGTCAATGATGGTGCACACTGAATAGTCTGCCCCAACGCCACCGCCAGAGTCAGCGATTCCAATATATTTATGGTCATCAACTGGCTCAACGAAAATCTTCAGGTGCTCATCCTCGCGCAGCGGGTTGATGAATCCCATGCGCTCCAGGGTCATGGGTGGGATCAAGCACCCAGATGAGCCCAGGAACGACAGCTCATGCTCCTGCTTGAACTTGGTCGGGCCGATCTTGCGGATGGACAGCTCCTTCCAGGCCTCATCTCGGCGTGGGTGCCGGTACCATGGGACGGCCAGGCGGGCGAAGCCGTTGTACACATCAGAGTTGGGGTCCTCGGACTCCTTCCAGATTTTGTAGAACACACCACGGGCACCGTTGGGTGTGCTAGTCAGAATGGCCTTGGATGTATCGCCAGAGGACAGCACAGGGAATGTGGATGTCCAGAACTCTTCATCGCGCGCCGTGAAGGCTGATTCGTCCCAGTAGATGCCGTTCAGCGCTTTACCGCGAACAGTGTCTGGGTCACTGGTACCCGAGAACACCTTGGACATGTTCTCCAGTTCAACTTCAGCCAGGTTGAATCGCACAGCACCGATCTGCATGAAGTACGGCAGTTCCTGGAACATCACACGGTAGCGGTCCATCACTTCCAACGCGGCAGAAGACTTGTTGGCCAGCACAGCCCAGTTCTTCTCTTTGTTGAACAGAGTTTCCCACAGCAGGAAGGCCGCGACAGTGGTCGTATTGTGGGATGCAACGCCGTTGGTGTAGTAGATTTTGTCTTCACCAACCAGCTCTAGATCAAACATGTGCTCGGCATGACCTCTGAAACCAACGGAGACAACAGGAGACGGCCCGACACGAGTCGCCACCAATACGCCCACAGTCAGCTCCTTCATGTACTTCTCGCTGCCGTCGGCCATCACGACGATGTGGTCGTCGGCACCTTCCAGCATCAGGCCGTTCGCCATCGCAATGTGATAGATGCGATATGGCTCTGTCTTGTGGATGGCCTTGACGGGCTTCCAACCACCAGGCCCCTCGACTTCCCAGCCATCAGCCTCCAAGTCGAACGACCCCACAAACTTGCGACTGGGTTTGTCCATGTGTACTCCAAATGAAAAGGGCGGACCTTGCGGCCCGCCCCTTACTTATCAACCCCGGCCATCAAGCTGCTGAACAGCCCACTCCCGGAATTCACTCCAGGTGTAGAAATCAGCAATCCTCATGGTGATGGGGTCTCCTCCCGCCTTGCGCAGCTTGATCTCAGTATCGCCCTGCACACACTTGCCCATCTGCCGGGCTGTGCATGCTACTGAGAATCGGTTGTTCACATACATGTTGATCAGGTCGGCCTGATAGTCAAACAGCTCGAATGGCTGTAAACCATGGTCCACCGTCATGATGCGGCAGTATGTCTCGACGAAGTAGATGGGATCGAACAGACACTTGGCCAACTCCAGTGTCTGTTCATCGGTCAAGGCGATTTCAACCCCTGCCCGTTTCACCATCGGCTTGTCGGGCAGGACGTGGGCCTGGTACAGCTGCACGTCCTGCACTGGCCACTTTTTCTTGCCTCCATCCTTCATGCGAATGGGGCGACCCAGATCAGCCTTGGCCATCTGCCTTCACCTCTACATGCTGTGCCACAGGCAGCGGCTTGGGCTGGAACTTGGTGCCCGTGGAGCTCAAAGCCTGGAGCGTCCCGGCATTGTCCCTGAGCAGTTCCAGGATGGATGCCGTGGTGTGAGAACCCATGGTCCCGGACCCTGGTACAGCCCCAGCGTTAACGTTGACATTCACCCCACCCGAGACAGGGTTCTGAATCTCACTCAGCTTTTTCTGAATGTTCAGGACGTCCATTGCGATCGCCCTGGTGGTGTTGGCCAGAGCATTGAGAGAGTCGAAAGCGCGAGGGTGTTCAGTCTGCAGAGCAACCTGACTAGCCGTGCTCACAGCCTGCATCATGATGCCCAACAGGGCAGACATGTTGTCTCGAGACTTGTGATAGTCGTCGGCCACATCATCAGTGTCATTCGACTTGATATTGGACTTCAGCTGTTCGATGATCAGAGTCTGGCGTTCAGGAGGCAGTTCCTTGAACTCATCCAGGCTCATGCCCATCTCTCCAGCGGTCTGCCCCAACAGACCGTCAATCAAGGCTCGGTCATCAGAGGGTGGTCCGCCGATGCCCAATGCATCTTTGAGTGCGTCACGAGACATTATTTCTTCACTTTCTTCTGGGAGTTGGACAGGCGTTTGTCTTGGGTGACGGCCGATCCAGAGTTGATGTGTTCAGTCTTCTGCTTGTCTGTGGCCGTCTCAACGAACTCCATGTCCGCGAAGGCAATGGCGGTCTCGGTCACAACACCCATGCTGACTGCTGGTTTATACAGGAAACCTTTGACTGTGAAACTCAGGATGATGTCCACATATCGGTTTTCCTCATACGATTGCTCGTAGTTATCCTGGAACACAGGGTTGCCTTCCAGGGTGAAGTTGATGTCCCTTTCGATGCCCGCCTCTCGTTGGTCGGTCACCGGGATGGAGATGGTTGGCTCAAACTGCACGACAATCGTCTCACAGATCAAGCTGGCCTCCTCGATGGTGTGGGCCCGGATGTGCAACTCATATGTGAAGTTGTAGGGCCGGGGAGTCATGGTGACGTTGCGGCTGTAGGGGGCCTGGTCACTGATCTTCCCCGGATAGCTGCGCATCTGGGTCACACGGGCGTCGTCCAACATGAGGCCAGTCAACTCGAAGCTCATGGCAGGCAGATTCATGCCATGCTTGATCTCAGAGTCGTCCAGCTGCTGGTTGCGGATGTTGGCCCCGCCATACTTGATGGGGATGTCCACAATCGATACGACACCACGCTTGTCTTTGCGGGCGATCTTCACCCCAGACAGAAGGGCGCCGAGCAGGCCGGTGTACTTCTTGATCTGGCTCTCGCCCACTATCGTCTTCTCGCCAAACAGAATAGACATCAGCAGCCCTCGAATGGGTTATTCTGGTCAAACTTGGGAGCGATGGCGTCGTGTCCGGCATCCTCAAGGTCAGAGCCCTGGTTTTGCTGGTCGCTGGGCTTCAGACCCAAAGCCTTGCTCATACCGTCGACAGCCTTATCGGACAGCATTTCACCGAAATCCTCACGACCCAGCTCATCGCCCACGAAGTCCTCATTGGATGGGTCGTAGGTCACGCATTCCAACCGCCAGACGTAGTTCTTACCATGCCGGTAATACTTGGGGTCCTCCTTGACCTTGCGGATACGCCACAGGGTCTTGGACATGGGCATGTAGATGACGTCATCCTCCAATGGTGCTGGGTTGGGGTCATTATTGGCTCGGGCCTCAACCTCAAACCGGGTCTTGGCCACTTGCAGGGTGCACTGGTCGGTGCTGATGAGACCAAACTTGCTGAACAGGTCACCGTCACCGTTGAAGTTGACCACATCGTACTGGTACATCTCAATCTCCCAGCCCTTCTGGTACTGGTTAGAGACAGACTCACGGTACAGGGGGTCCAGGGCCAGCTGTTCTTTGCGCATGAACAACACATCCTGCCCAGAAGCCTGGATGGACTCAATGATCAAGGACTCAAGCAGGTCTTGCCCCTGGACTTGCCCCGCCGATGGGGAGTTGAGATAAGCATTCACTGCCATGGTCGGTTCCTCAGAAGATGTAGATCATGTCCACTGCCTCGTCTTTGAGGCGTTGGAGACAAGTTGCTTCCTCCTCCTTCCCCTCACGGTACAAGGAGTCGCCGTCGACCGTGATGTCTCCTGGGAGAGTCATACCCTGAAACTTGCGCAGGTTCATGCCCCAGGTCTGTTTCACCAGAGCCGTCGACAGCTCTTTCAGCGTTTCGTTGTCGAAGAACAGAGAACTGTCCACTCGATTGGGCTCTGTGAGTTCGGGGTCCACTCGCTCTATGGTGCGCAAAGCATATGGTCGATCCGTTTGCACCTTGAACTTGAAGATCAGGCGGCGCTGGGCATGCACATAGTGGAAGTGGGGGTTGCCGCGCAGCACCTGCTTCGTGTTCAGGATACGTTGTTGAGCCCCCACGTAGTCCACCAGGCTGATGGGCAGGAAGCGGTTGGAGCTCATAGTCACAGATGCCATCATCTGCCACTCGGCTGAGGCGAAGTTGCCGTTGCCGAAAATCTCAGTGCCGTGGATGACTTCGATAACACTCTCCACCTGGTCAGGCAGGATGATGTAGCCGTTCTTGACGTCTTCTTCAGTCGGGCGGAAGGTGTATGCCGACTCGAAGGTAGCATCGTAGTGCCAACGCCACACTTGCTTCATAGCGGTGTCGATGCAGTTTTGAATCTGGGCATCGGTCACGTTGACCTGGTTGATGGGGTGTCCCAAGTTCATCAGGATGATGTTCTTGAGGTCTTCGCGGGAACGGGAACGGTTCAGCATCACTTGCTCCTGAGGATTTTCAAAATTTCACCGATGTCTCTTTTCAGCCCCGCAACTTCTTGCTCTAGGGCTTCCATCCTGGATTCCTTCTCAGCAAACTTGCGACGCTGCTCAACGAAAGCCAGGTAGGATTCTCTGTCTGTGTTCACAATGGCTGAACCGCGACGGCGCAGCTCCGGGTGCCCTTCTACCTTCACATCCATATCACACTCCAAAAGGACAAAGGGCGGACCCTACGGCCCGCCCTCGTATTTATCAAGCCAGCGCCACGCTCCGGAAGTCTTCAATTTCCGGGGTGTCTGTGCTATCCGAACCGAAGAACACGATTCGTTGCTTCACGCCCACGAATGGGACTGTGGTGGTGTAGTTGTACTCAATCTCTTGGAACGACTTGCTGTCGTTGACGACAGGCTTGGTCGGGTTGATGGTCGTCCATGGGATATCGTTCAGGTTTTGGTCACCAGTCGTCATGGGCTTGATCTGCACCACAATGCGGTTGGAACCCGGCAGTCGAACGTTGGCCCAGCAGCGGAATGCTGTGTTGGGGTTGTCATACTTGAGGGAGTTCGACACATACGAGAAGTAAGGGATGGAGTCGTGGATCCGACGGTGGCGGAAGCTAATGGCACCACCGTTCAGGTCGAACAGAGGAGTCATGTAGCCATCCGTGGTGTTCATCGTGCACCTGATCTCGAAGTCGCCCTCGTTGATCAGCACCCCCTCTTCAGGGAGAGACACGAATTGATCCGTGTAGTCGAACTTGACCCAACCGCTCTTCGCCCGGCTGGCCTGTCGCGTGTATTGGTATTCCCACACCAGTGATGTGCCCTGCCTGTTGATCGCGCCCGCCTCGACCCGGAACTCGCTGATAGGCATGTTGGTCTGAACGATGATCGTCTCTCCGCCGAACACGCCATCGGAGGTCGCATTCTTGGGCATTGTGACAGTCACTTGGTCCAGATCAACCACGGTGATCACCGTGTGCTCCTTGTTCAACTCGTTGGCCAGGTATCCATTGCCGGCAGCCGCGCCAGACACAACGAACTTGTCACCAGGCCGCAGACCGTGGGAACGGATGTTCATCGTGACAGTAGCGTTGCCATTGGTGGACAGGAACGCATTGATCGCAGCACGCACAGCATCCGGCTTACCAGACTTCACCAGAGTGATCGCAGGGGTGTTGGTGGTGAAGTTGGCAGCGTAGACCTGGAGCTTCAAGTCCTCAAACTGGTGAGGAGTCCAAGTCATGGCGTTGGCGGAAGTCAGGAACACGCCCATGTCAGGCTGCTTGGTGACTTGCTCCCTCGTGCCGATCTTGAAGTTGCCCATCACAGCCTTGTACACCTCGTACTCTTGGGTGTCAGCCACAAGCACGATGGAATACTCGGTGTTAGCCTCCAGGAATGGAGGATCATCGAATTCAAACGCCGTGGGTACGGAGCCGTCGGCCGATGTGGTGATCTGGGATGGGTAGATCGTCTTGGCGCCGAAAACCAGAACCTGATTGGTCGGGAGACCCACCAGGTTGGTGCGGATTTCCATCGTCACGGGAATGGTCTGCGCCTTGTGAGCGAAATACACATTCACCTTGGACAGATACATGCCGCCAGGAGGGGTTACAAAGAAGGTCTGGGCGATAGGGTCATACGGCTCCTGGATGTACGTCAGGTTCTGGCGAATCTTCATGTCATGGTAGTTGTCGACTCGCTTCACCTGTCGGATGCCGCCGGATTCGAACACGATCTTCCCGGATGTCACGCTGGTGGGCAGGTTCTCGCCAGTCGGGATGTCGCTGAATTTCAGCTCAGTCTCGCCAGTACGGAAACGTTGAGCTGCCGAGTTGGGGACATTGAAGGTCACCTTGGCCTTGCCCTCGCTGGACACCATGATGGGGTCGCCAGGGTTCGCGGGGCCGAAGCCGTTCCAGGGGCGCATGTATTGACTGACAGGCACGCCACCGAAGAACCCGTACAGACGGCCTTGCGGTCGGAAATTCTCCAGCTCGCACACGATCTCAATAGGACGCATGTACTCAATAGGAGCAGATTCCAGCAGCAAGGTCTCAGAACGCACGTTGTCAGATGTGATCTGGTCAGTGAGGAAAGTGCGTGTCTGCGTCTGGCTCCAGAAAGTGTGGGAAATCAGCTTGTTGACGAGAGTGGGCGCCTTGTTGTAGGTCTGGTAACGCACCGAAACGCCAGCGACGTCGGTGTAAACCACATCGTAGGTGTTGGTGGGCGGCTGCCAGATGGTATCGACCCAGAAGTCATTGTTGGGGGTGGCCTTGATGCGTCCAGTCCAGGTGAACACAGCATACGGGTTGATGTTGGTGGTGTCCGTAGCGTAGGGCTGTTCACTGATCAGACGGTGGTCATACGCGATGGTCGCCAGGTCGCCTACATGCCGAACGTTGCTGCCACTCACATAGATCAAGCTGGTCACCGTCTCCCGGATAGGAGCTTGGATGCGATTTGTGTCAACGTCCAGAACGCCACCCCACTGGGAGTCCAGGAAGTCGCAACGGGAGCTGTCATCGAAACCGTCAGCGAAGAACCCATTCTTGTAGCGGTCATTGCCTGTCACAGGATCCTTGACCTGGGTGGTCTTGGTCTTCTGTTCCAGCATAGTCAGCGAGGTGTAGTACTCCAGGTTGCCGATACGGCGCTCGAGACCACCAATGTCACGCATGGTGTACCGACGGTTGTCGATCTTGCTGACCATGATATCTTTGATGTTCTCGGTGTACGCAGGCACGAACAGATTGAACAGCAGCATCGTGTTGGCAGGAGCCCTCGGCAGAATCTGCTCCAGGCTGGAAGTGCCGCGCAACCAAAGGTAGCGTCCGTCGGCATCCAGATAGACGCCATCCACACGAGACATGTAGTATGTCAAGTCATACCGCACACTGGCCGAAGGGTCAACCATGTCACCGTTGAAGGTGCTGGAAGTGAAGTTGCCGCTGGCGTCCTTCACCTGGCGGAAATCGAGGCAGTCGGCAAGAGACACTTCCTTGCGGGCAGCGGTCTCCTTCGTCTTGGGGATGTCTTCCCGCGCCATACCACCGTAGGAGTCCACAGTGAAGTAGTCGCCCATGGAGTGCTCAAAATACTGGTACGTGACCGAGTACGTTTGGCGCAGGTTGGCTCCAGACTTGGTGTAGATTTCCCCCACCTCGTACCAGTTGGGGCGCTGGCCAGTGAAGTGGCTGAATGCCGCGACCTCGTCCAGCTGGTTGGTGGTGTTCACCACGGAGACCAGTCGAATCACGTCAGCATGAGGCAGTTTCTTGCGATTCTCCACATCGAACACGATGGTTGCAGTGGCGGTCTTCAAGGTCTTCACCTTGGGGGCCGGGTTCATTTTCAGAACCGACGTCTGTACACGGACGGTCTTGCCGGCCTGACTAGCGCCGAGATTGACATTCAGTGTCCGGCCGACAGGAGAACCACCGACGCTCAGAGACGTCATCGGGTCAAACTGCGTGCCGGGGGTAGAAGCGCCAGTCAGAGCCACTGCATAGTTGTAGGGGTCTACAGGGTTGAAAGACTCGCTCGCCACCAGCGAAATGGAACCCACGCCCTGAGCATCCAGAACAATGTCTACTGCCCGCACAACAGAATAGGAAGTGTCCTGTCCACCGGCTCCTGCCATCGTCTTGACAGCGGGGTACGCAAGCGGGAACACGGAGGAGTCCAGGGTGCTGTCGAAGATGGAGTCGCCAGACATATCAGCTTCGAAGTAATTGGAAATGTCGCTGTACTTCACCTTCTTCGCATCGTAGAACGTCTTGCCAGCCAGGAACTTGACGTCAAAGATGAACATCCGGAGGGTGGAGTTGTCTCGCTTGGTCGCGCGGCAACGGAAAGTGCCAACCTTGGTCGTACCGTCTGCGGCCAAGAAGTCGAACACTTGCTTGATGTCGATCTTGGGCAGGCTCTTCACGTTCTTCACGACGATGAAAGAGCCATAGTTGGGGTACATCACATCGTTGTTGGCAATAGCGGTATCCCGGGCCTTCTCACCAATGATGTCTTCGAAACCATTGATTTCGCTGCGTCGGCCCAGAACGTAGGACACGCCCTGCCCCAGACGGGCGACATACTTGGAGTTGTCGCCTGCCGGTGCGGGGAACACACCATCCGGGTGCTTGGCGTCCCGCAGATGGTCCAGCATGGTGATCGGGTAGTCATAGACTGTGTAATCACCGTTGGTCTCGTACGTGCGCTGCTCAATAGCACGCATGATGATGGAATAGGCAGTGCCTTCGACCTTTCGCTGTACCTTACCATCAGAGAACCGAACGAGCTCCACGAAGGTGGGGTCCGCCACGTCCTCGGTGTTGGAACTCAGCGTCAGATCGAACTTCAGACGGGCCGCGCCAGGCGCCTTGTAGTTGGGGAAACCGGATGCGTTGGAGAACAGGCTCGGGTCTTGCTCTTCGGTAACCAGGGTTTCGGTGACAGTGAAACCAGCGCGACGGAAAGCAGTGACGTCTTCCGTTTCAGCCAGGATGGTTTGACCTTCGCAGCGGACCAGGTGTCCGCGAACGAAGTACACACCAGGAGCGACGGACACCAGGATGCCCTTGTCTGGCCGAATCACAGTCAGCGTAGCCAGCAAAGTGTCCTGGCCGTCAACCCGACGCACGAGGAACACACTTTCATCAACGATGAAACGTGGGCGGCCTGTGCCCGTCTCTGCGCTCTGGTATTCCACAGCCAGAGCGTTGGCCAGCAGGCCTTGTTGCTTGCGGATAGCCAGTACCTTGGCTTCAATGCCAGCACCGGTGCCACCAGACTTGACATACAGGTCGGCGAGATCAGACTGGAACTGGGTCAGGTCCAGATCACCGTAGATGTTGCAGGTGATGAAGTCCTGCTCGGTGGTCGCGTTCACCCCGCCAGGGATCACGATAGCGCCTTCCTCGAACAGATGACGCCCAGTGCGATTGATCTGGTCTTGGAGAATGGTTTGGAGTTGGGTCAGTTCGCGGGCCTGCACAGTGCGGCCCGGTCGGAACAGAATCCTGTGGAAATTCTTGGCCGCTTCATAGTCATCGAAGAACGGCGGCACGTTCAAGTCGGTCTGCTGCAGATCGCTCATCTAACTCTCCTTGTTACCATGTATTTAGCAAAAGAAAAGCCCCTCCATTGAGGAGGGGCTCTTTCATTTCAGGGTCTCGTGTATATCAGCAGTCAGCAGATTGTAATATGTTGGGTTGCTCCCTGGGGTGGTGTTACGCAAACAAATTTGCAACTGATCGCCGGGGTACATGAAGGCACTTTGCTCAAGCAAAGGGCCATCGGCGTTAGAAAGGTTGTAGCCTCCACAATTGCCCAAACCGACGATTGATCCATCAGATCGCAAAATTTGGAATCTGCAATAATCGGTGGTTGCAATTTCTCTGGTTCGAGGGTTGACTATAGCATATTCTACATCGCTCGGGCATGTGTATATGGTCTCAAACACTAATGTGGCAGTGGTGGTGCTCGTGCCTTTGCCAGCTCTAGTGAATCTGTATTTAGATCCATCTATTTTTTGGTATTCAACGCCAGCTATAGTGATGAACCCGGAACCATTATTGGAAGAGGTGAGAGGCAACAAACCAACAGTGGTCCCCGAAGGAACCCGAAAAGTCTGGGTGGAGTAACTGTAGATGGTGGTAGCTGCAGTGCTTAGCAGAACCGGATCATTCCTGTTGATCAAAACAGGAGTACCAGCGGCGTACACCAAACTCTGCGCAGGTCCCAATCTCAAAGACAGTTGGACGTCCGCGTATGCCGCCTCTAGGGGTACGGTGTACACATTGATCATGCTGGTGTCCCCAGCATTATAGGCAACCTGTGCCAAAAGCCCTTGTCTGTAGATCATGGCAACTGAATCCCTTGTATTCTCATAACGCCGCTACCCCCGGTAGAACCGTTGTATCTGGCATACACGCTGCCCCCGGGTGGCACAAATATCTTGTTATCGAATGCAGTGCCGCTTTGAGTTCTGTCTGCGGATTTGAAAAATTGCTTTCCGGTGCTATCGATTACGTACATCCCCAAAGTGACGTTGACCACAGGGTATATCACGTGAGACCACGTGTTCGGATTGGTGTAGATTAGGGACCAAGTCGTGGGATCAGCAGAGGAATTCAGGGCGATGTATGGGTTATCTGTGGATTCCAATACAAACTCTTGCCCGGCCAACATGATGTTGAAAAAGTTGGAACTGGAGCCGCCTTTGCTCCATGTGACTACATCACCAGCCTTCAAATACAGGTTGCGACGAAAATTGGACAACGCCGGCACCCAAGACCCGTTCACGGCAAAACGCAATTGAGCGTCTTCATGCATTATTTTGACGATGGCTATGTCAATGCCTGCTGGAACAGTATATAAATCTCTGTAATTGGCGTCTGGCACTAAGGAAATGGCGGCGTGCCAAGAACCAAGAATACCGCTCTTCTTCATTTTCATGTGTATCTCCCCTTCATACCAATGATTATGTTAGCAGCCGCACTCATTGGTATTTTTGAGTTCATCATAGGAAATTGCACTGTGTCGTTATAGTTGGCCTTCTCCAAATTGAAAAGCGTAGGTTCCCCTTTGAGGCCATAGTACGTTCCCAAAGCAGTGTATTGATCTGTCGCCACCTTACGTTTTACCACATAACACCTACGCGGGTATGTTGGCGAGACAATCGGGTATCTCAATTCCATATAATCGAAATCCCCCATGTCAGACATCCAATCCCAATTAATGGTGTAATCGGTTTCCGATCTGATTGTCTTCCAGAATGGGACAAAATTGTCGTCACTGGCATCCGTCCGGTTGTATTCAAACCCATTAACCCTGGTGTTGAAAACAGCAGTGGTATTTGAGGTCAGGGATTCCACGCTGATGTACACTTGGTCCCCCGGGAACACGGGCAGCAACATGGTGGGTTTGCAGCCCCTATCGTATCCGGAGGGGGTGGCGTAAGAGGTGTTCCACAGCAAAGACCTGTATTTGTTATCCAATACGCTGAGTATCGGTATGAACATCCGAGAAGAAGCCGGTTGACCCGACTTCTGCAACTCATATCGGTAAAAGACGCCGAGAGAGTAATTGGTGACCTCCAGAGAAATCTCTGCACGCAAACAGTCCGCAGGGCAGGTATACACCAACTGACGCGGACTGTAGACATTGTTGGAAATGGCGGAGGATCCGGTGGTGAACGTGGAAGTGTTGACGCCCAACACCCCCGCCTTGCGAACGATAGCCATCAGAAATACCTCGCCCAGATGTAGGCCGCTTGGGATGTTCGCACATCCACTTGAGCCTTGGTGTAATAGTTGGTCATGTAGGAGTTGAAAGTTGCGGAGTCCATCTTAGAAGACACCATGGCATCCATCTGGGACCGCGTGTAAGTGTGGTCAAACCGCATTTCACTCAAGTTGGCCAGTGTGATTTTGTCCCCAATGGTCAGTGTAGTGGTGGGCTTGATCAACAGATAGCCGGTGGCCGCGTCTCGGGTGAATTGCTCCGGCGACAGGTTGATGCCATTCTTGAACACCAGGGACTGGAAGGAAGCCACCACCTGGACAATCTTGTTGCCCTGACCGTCTGTGATCTCAGAGCCGTTGACTGTGTACACCTTGTCTTGGTACACCAGCCACGACGGGTTTACGCCAGCGTATGCCATGATTCAATCCCTCATTGTTTGCTGGCGTACTCGAACAGCTCGTCCAAGTCCCAACCATTCACTTGAGAGAAGGCAACCACCAGTGGGTTGCTCTTCTCAACCGTGGCTCGAGTCTTCAACTCTAGCCGACCCCGCTCCCGCATTTCCTCCGGAAGAAGGTCGGCCAAGGCCAGGAATTCCTCTTCAGTCTTGATGCCCTTGAGGTCATACAAAGCCAGCCGACACTGACTCATGGTGACTATGGACGCTTTGGGCTTCTCCACTTGGAAGTCATTGAAGGTGCGCCAAGGCGTCTCCGGGTTGGTGGAATATTGGTCAAACTCTTCAGGCAGGTATTCCGCAAGGACGTTCACTGCCAACCTGGTAGGGCCACCACAATCTCTTTGTCGCCATCCTTCTGGGACACATATTGAATACCGATGACGTCCAGAGTGGAGCCCTTGGGTATGAGAGGGAGCATCCCATCCCAAATGTCCTTGATGGGGAAAGTCAAATAGAAAACTTTCATTTTGTGAGGGCCTCCAATTGGGCTGTGGTGAATTCGCCCTGATACACACGAACAGACTTGATGACCTGAGAACCTACCGTCACCACACCAAAAGGATCCATCGCCCCGGCAGGGCTGAAGTAGTTGATCTGGGCGCCCCATCTGGTGCTACCCCCTGAAGTACCGGCCTTGGGTCCGACAGAAGAACCGTTGATCGCAACCGCCGGATTGACGCCCATATTGACGCCCAAAGTGAACCCAGCACCTTGAGGTATCACACCATTGAGTTCATTGGTGGTGACCGTGCCGGACTGGTTCAAGGATATGGCGTTGCCGGAGCGAGCAACCTGGTTGTATGGGGAACCATTCTCGTTCATTGCCGAGAACAGAGGCCCGTCGTACCCAAATCGGCTGGCGTATTCGATCACCGCAGACAATCCGTTGCCATGGTAGTGGGAGTAGAACAACTGCAGTTGGTCAGCCGCTCTCGTGACCGCTCCGCTGGTGGAAGTTGTGAGAATCGGGCTGGTGGGATGGCGCAACGCTTCTGCCTGCACATGAGCCAGGCAGAAGGAACGGTTGGCCAGAGAACCAGTCAAGGTCCCATCATCCATCATCGGATACACCGCCGGATTCATGGTGCCACCGATGACGGAGTTGAAAGTCATTGACACCCGCCAAACGTTCTTGCCTTCGGACACAACGTACAGAGGTTGCACAACAACGGAATCAGGAGCGCCACCCCAATTGGCCCAGTTGCCGTTGCGCATATCGAATCTGACGTTGGCGGAATTACCACCAGGCAGAACATTACGCAACTGCAGCAATACCCAATTGATGGGACCACCGGAAGAGGCCACGGTGTCCCGCTCAACAATGAAACTCACCGTACAGGCGGAGCCGGCAGCCATCGTAAACCCCCAGGTCATTACGCATATGGGCCCTCCTTCGTTCTGGTTACCGGGGGAGGGAATCACAGCGCCATGACGGTAAATGCCGTCGAATACAGAGTTCGCCGGTGCGATTCGATTACACCCGTAGAATGTCCAACCATTGGAGTCACTGGAATAGGGCACCAGATTAGTAGATGCGCACTCCAGCATAATACCAACATTCTCGCCGGTCCAAGGGTTGGAAGAGAACCGGGCACCGTTCACTGGCCAAACGCCACCCCCATAGGAGGTGTTGTCAAGCCTGCCCTTCATCAGCCCATAAGCCGAAGTGGACCGGAAGAACATGCTAGTGTTGGGCAGCTGGCGGGCGGTGAAATCCCAAGTCGCCATTGGGGAGACATTGGGGATATAGCTAAGTCGTTGGTCCATCTTTCACCTCAAGAGATTGTCCAGTTGATGCCCCGTGTCAGACCGTCGTACCCACGAAAACGGATACCAAGCACCGTGTCGGACACCCGTTCAAAGTAGACGTGGAATCTATCCACGTTAGCGCCCTCTCCGGCGGAGACCACAGACAAACGGTTGGGTACATCCAAGAAAGCGAGACGGCCAAGGGTGCCGTTCAATGGCACCTGATTGGGATTGGTGCCCACATCTGGGGCACGCACCGGGGTAGCCCCGATAAAGCCTGCAAGAGCCATCACGGCACCTCACTTACGGAAACATGAACATCCAGGGAAGCAGCCGTGTCCGACTTGATCATCAGACTGTCCCCCGCGTTGATACAAAACTTCTGTTCACCGCCGGAGGCGATGTAAGCGGCGCCGGGCGGGATCATGAAGTTTCTGGCGATGTAGGTCTCGACCGCTGCCGCGCTGCGGTAGATCATGTCGAACTTGACCACCGAGTTGGTCATATTACAAACGTTGAACCCGACTGCGACGGAAGTGCGCCCGGCCGGAGCGGTGTAGACGGCCACTGCCGTCGTGCCAACAGAACGAGCCGTGGCGGCTCTCAGCAAATCACTCATTTGGTCATCCCATCACAATTGCCCAGATAAGCGCCTGGGAACTCGCAGCATCGTAAATCTCTTGGGTGTTTTTGCGGGTGTACACCATGTTCCAAGCCGTCCAGGAGGTGCCACCATTGACAGATAGCCGGAACCATGGATTGTCATCCGCGCCAACCCACATCTGTTGGACCAAATCTGAACCGGTGCCCCTCATCACGAGACACACCCCGTTAGCAGAGGATTCTGCCGGGAAGGTGCCCGGCGAGGCGGGGTTGGCCACGGTACAGGATATGGAGCCCGGCACGTTCTCGGCGTTCAGATTGTATGTGCCCCCCGCGACCGCCGAACGAGAGGGTCGATTGTAGGACACGTCGCGCAGGTCGAATTTCTGGAGCAGAGGATGCTGGATGTTCTGGGTGAATTCCGAAGCATTCAACGAACCAATGGGAAAATCAATATTGGTCCCTGTGGCCCCCACATTGACGTCAAAGGCCAAAACGCTGTTGAATTTGAACACCCCGACCACAGCCACCCTCTGGTCCGAACTATTCTGGTGCAACTCAAAAGTCACCAGATTCATGTTGACGTTGTCTGTGCTGCTGAAACCCAGGATTTCAATGCTAGTGCGCATGAAATTGCCTGTGTTGCGTTTGGCTTGCACTGAGAGTGTGATGGAAACCTCACTGGCGCCAGACGTCATGTTGATGTGTAACATGCCGTTGAACCTGTCCGCCGTGGCGAATACCACACGCTGCTCCCCAATACTCGGAGGAGTATAGACAGTTGGCGCAGCAGTGCCCTTGATTGTGAACCCGTTGTTGAAGTCAAGTGACTCCAGCTTGCCGACGTGCTTAACGTCCAGGTCCTGCGGCAAGAACATCCGTTGTGGAAAATCCGCCATTTCATACCTCCTGAATACTTATGCTCACTCTTTGATGAGCGTCAACTTGAAGCCGCCTGGGTGGAAATTGGGGTAGTAGATCCGATCAAGGATCTCCTGGTAATGAATGGGGTCCCTAGTCACCTTGATTACCATGCTGTACTCCTGGTACACTTCATCGTCCCGGATCAGAGTGGTGTCCCCGTCTATCACCATGTCGTCATCAATCCGAGCCAACACCAACTTCGGGTTGAAGAACTGGATGTCCTCGCCGAAGAATATGTTGAACAGCAGCCTCAACACGAAGTTGGTGCCCTTGGAGGCATACAGATGCTTCAGCAAACGGAGGTATCGCACCTCATCGATTTGCTCCAGCGTAGACAGATTGTTCGAAGGGGTGTGATTCATCCGCTTCGACCACATCTCAATACCAGCGTTGATGTCCGTGACTGTGTCCCAGATCAACCCATCAGATTCCGTGAAGGTCTCAGCATCAGCAGTCTCGAACCCGTCAAAGGCCCGGTACAGAGTCATGTTGTCATGAAAATTCTGATGCCAGATGCCAGGCTGGACCCAATTCTCATGTTTGTTGACCAGGTCAGAGTTAGTCAGCGGATCATACCGACCTTCTGACTCCTTCTCACGGTAGAACCTGACCTCGCCACGTGTCAAACCATTGCGATACTGCCAGTCATAGTACTGGTCAAGGAGGGCAATAACCCTGGGGGAATCCGTCAGCATCCGACGTGGGAGCTGGGCGCTGACGAAGTCGGTATCAGTTCTCATAGATCAACTCGCGGGAGCGAACCTCAAGGTCAACGTTGGTGATACTCAGGATGGACCGCTTGGATCCAAACAGAGAGGGGTCTTGACTGTCAGGAGTGATAGCCACATGCACCCCTTCTGCTGTGTCAGTTGACAGGGCCAGGAACTTCACCAACTGAATGGTGCCCTTCGCGTAGTCAACCGTGCCGGCAGGGGCGGGAGAGATGCGTTCGCCGCCCGCCTCCTTGTCTCGGTTGCGCCAACGCAGGTACAACAATCCATCCTTGTCAAAGATGTCCTGGGCCCAACCGGCAATGTCGACTGGAGAAGGCGTGCTGAACTGGGTGATGCGCACAGACCCTGGCTTGATCGGGGAAGTGAAGCTGAATGTGTAGTTGTTGGCTGCACCAATCGCCGGGGCCATCATCTTCACATAGTCAACGTACAAGGTGAGCCCACGGATGGACTGATCGACGCCATTGACAAATCCGACCAGGTTGGAGTACACGAAGTCAGAACCGAAGAACTCCAGATGCTCCTTGCTCCACTGCTGGATGGCCCGGGTCACCTTGATCTTCATGGACTGCTCACTCAGCACAGTGCTGTTGTGGCTGTACAGAACTTGACCACGGATGTTGATGTGGGTGAATATAGGGTCCACAATCATGGGAGTCACAGAGGAAACGCACCGGCTGGTGAGCATGCCCTTCAGCTCAGCCTTCTGGACATCATCAAGCAGGTCACCACTCTTGGGTTTGACCGCAACAAACTGGTAGCCATACATGGGCGGGTCGTTCTCCTCACCGCCCCAGCTGATGGCCGATTCAGCTTCTGGGAAGTTGGCCAGGGTCAGAGCCACGAAGTCATTGGTGGTGACAGCGTTGCCTTGTGCAGAGAAAGCCAGCGGCGCGATGCGTCGCACTGTGTCAATGGCGTCCTCATCAGAACCGCCATAGCTGTACATCTGGATGGGGAACACAGACACGCCATAGTGACCACCCACAGAGCTCACCGACTCAACGGCCTTGGCTCCGTTGCCATCTGCGCCTTCAGTGGTGAGGGCTTCAATCACCACGACTGATCCGAAGGCCGGGCGACGGCTGATCTTGTCGTCCCCGAACTCAATGCTGTAACGACCGTTCTTGTCTGAGTCCAGGAAGAACACACATTGATCTTTGCCCAGATCATAGATGTTCTCAAACTTCTTGTAATTGGTCAAGTCGGTGGACTTGTTGTTGGGGAGCACACCAACCTTGACGAAATCTGTGTCAACCGAATCGAACGGGATGGTGTATGCTTCCGTGGTGTGATCAGCCTGCACCACATAAGAATGGTTCACCCATCGTCCCTGCACCAACTCAACGTTCTTGAAGGTGTACGCCCCGTCAATCAGCTCCGCCTCATGCTCTGTGGATGCGCTGAAGAAGAGGCTCACGCCATCCTTGTTGGTGAAGAATTTCGCCTTGCGATCCAGAACCAGTGTGGGGGTGGTGGTTGCCCCGGTGACTGGGCGCACCACGATATCGGCATGGTACCTGGCCGCGCGCTTTCCTCGTGGCACATACCCCAGCACAGATGAGATTGCGTTCACGTTCCTTGGGATTGTGGCCGACTGGAGGTCCATCTCATTGAACAGGAAGTTGTTGCCCGCCTGCTGCATCTGAGAGTTGTACGCAAGGACGCGTAGAATAGCCTTGGCCACGGAGCCGTCCCAGTTCACGTCTCGGAACCCGGCCTGTGTACTCATGTACGTCTTCAACGACTCCATGATGTCGTTGAACTCGAAACTCTGGGTCATCCGATTGATAGTCATCACGATCTCCAATAATAGTGCTCAATGTATTTACTCATCAAAATTCAGCTATAATAAGTATGATGTGCGTGAAACCCTTACCCTTTGGGACACGTGACCGCTATACTGATCATCCAGGCATGGGTGAGCCTTTACCCCATTCACCGAATGGCCGTGTGAGCAACGGCAACTGTCCGATCGAGAAATCGCGGGCGCCTCGAACCTGTGAAGAGAGCAGGCGTGTGGCATAGAGACAAGACCAATTCCGGTTTTCCTGCTGGGTCTTGTCTCCATCATTCTATTGATGTTTGGACTCATGTCCATGATGTGCCTTCTGACGACGCGCGAGGTGAAACAAAGAACAAGGAAGGCGATGGACGCCTGCTGTCTGACCGGACAGTGGCGGGAGGGAGTGTTCCCTCAAAGTCTGAGTACATGCTGGTCGGTTCCCGATCAGTCCACCGTGCAGGGGTGGCCCACTACCTTGTTCAGATGTCTGACGACTGAGAGTCTCGTTTCTCTCTTTCGTTTATGGCATCTGAGCACTCAGGTAGTGGGATGGAAAAGGGATGAATTGCGTCTGTGCCATTCACGCGCCGTAGGCGCATGATTTGCACAATGGTATATCGCGCGAGAAGCGCAGCCAGACAGCCTGTTAAATACAGACAGATAAACCAATTTGAGAACCCAACATGTTTGCTCCTATCGCTGAATATCAAACTCCCTATTTCTCCATGACTGCTGTCGGTCTGGTGGGCCAAGACCAGAAGTTCTACCCAGGGGCCATCTTCCGTGGTTCGGACAAGGCGCTGGCTGAGATATTCGAAGGCCACACCATAACACTGAGTCAGAATGGAGTGGTCACTCTGGATGGTGAGGAGCTGGGAGCTTCGATCAGGCTGTTCAACTGCCCCAAGCGTGAGGTGATCGGTCGCTGGGTCAAGAGCATGATCGGTACTGGAGCACTGGTTCTCGTCATCGACTATGCTGCTCAATGATCTGGAAGCCATCAGCTGGTTCAAGGACCCAAAATTCGATCCCCTGGAGCACCGTTTCGGGGGTATAATTGGTGATCACGTGCTGTTTGCCAAGTCGGGCAAAGACAAGACTATCATGAGAGGCACCCTAGTTGGATGGCGTCACGGAGGCACAGGCCCCAACATGATGATCGAGGCTGACGACCCTGAAGTTGGCACAGTGTTCACCCGTCCGGCTCTCGTCTGGACCATCAACAAGGAAACAATCAAGTGACTACTCTCATCGCCAAGCCGGGCCTCATCGCCGTGCCTGAAAGTGTGATCCAAGACATCGGGCGCCGTGAAGAATGCCTGCTGCTCCCGAAGATCACCAACGGCTCTGGCCAAATGCGCCGCCTGGCCATAGGCGAGGTGACTTCGGCAGTTCGTGCTGCCAATGGTGACATCATCTTTGAAGTGGACATCCGAGAAGGACAACTGGCTGTCTTGCCCGGCACTGAGGTGACCTATGACCTGATGCTGCAGCCTGCCGACCTCAACTGGTTCAAGCGCCTGGTCAACTGGATCAAGCCTGGCCACTTCCCCGAGCATGAAGTCGTTTCGATCAACTTCATCAACCTGAAGTGAATCCCTGCCCCGAGCCAGTCTCGGGGCATTTGTCTTATCTGGAGTCTCATGGACGCTCAAACCGAACATATCCTGGCCATCGCGCGTAAACACTTCCCATACCCCACACCCAATCCAGGACAACTGGAAACCATTGTAGAAACCGTCAAGGCATTCAAGTCCGGCAAGAAGCATGTGGTGGTTCAAGCGCCCACAGGCATCGGCAAGTCTGCTATCGCCAAGACAGTTCACTCAGTGATGGCTGAACTGAGTCCCGACAGGTTCAGAACCACCATAACGACGGCCTCTAAGGCCCTGCAGGACCAATACACGGAGGAATACAAGCAGATCTATGACCTGCGTGGTCGGACCAACTACGACTGCCCTCATAGCCTCGGCCCGTACAACAGCGGATCATGCCGGGGCGCCCGCCGCAGGAAGGAATGCAATGCCAAGGCTGAGTGCCCCTACCTGCAGACCCGCAACCACTGGTGCAACATCGCCGATCTACGTGTGACCAACAACAGCTTCAGCATCGAAGCCTGCGCCATGCTGGTGATGAGGCCCGAGAACCGAGCGAACCTGATCATCATCGATGAGTGCCATGAAATTGATGACAGCCTTTTGGAGCACACGAAGATCATGCTCAGGCCGTCTGACTTCTGGGGCATTGACGATCTGAGTGAGCAGATCAAGAAGGTCATCTCCCTGTTCACCATGATCCCTCTCGGGGTGCCTGTCGTGACTACAGACAACATGAAGCAGGCTTTCGCTGAATTCGCTGAACGGGCCAGCGCCGTCTACGACAGGCTGGTCGAGGACTTCGAGAAGCGCAACGGCGACTTGGACGCACTGGGCGACAAGATTGACACCATGGAAACCATCATGGACAAGCTGGGTATGTTCATCGGCCCTGAAGTGTCCACATGGATCGTCGAGGAGGTCAACCCTGATCTGTCCTACCTGTCCCTGAAGCCCATCAAGGCCAGCCAGGTGGCGTACTACGGCCTGTTCCGCAAGGCTGACTACTTCCTGCACATGTCTGCTACGATCTGCGGCTTCGGAGAGTACGCTGAGTCACTGGGCATCAAAGATGATGAGGTGGAGTACCTCGATGCACCGAACCCCATCCCCGTGGCCTCTCGCATGGTGTATGTGCCAGCCAAACAGAAGGTGTCTGGCACAATCGACTACGACCAGTTGACCGAGAACATCGACAACCTCATCAGCCTGCACCCTGAAGAGAATGGTCTGATCCACACGGTATCCTACATGCTGGCCAACGAGGTGTTCAAGCGCAGCAAACACCGGGATCGCATGTTCATGTCCAAGGACAGGGCTGAGATGGTGTCTGAGCTCCGCACCCGCAAGAATGTGGTCGTGTTGAGCCCTTCCATCGAGAAGGGGTTCGACGCCAAGGGTGACATGGCCAGGTTCCAAATCGTGGCCAAGGTTCCATTCCCATATCTCGGGGACAGTCTGGTTAAGTACAACAGCACGAACACGGCTGGGTGGTATGAGCGCAAGACGGCATTGAGGGTGGTACAGGCTTGCGGCCGCGTGACTCGGGGAGTCAGCGACTTCGGGGTGACGTACATCATCGATACCAACTTCAGGCGCCTGTACGAGCAGAATCCACACCTGTTCCCTGAATGGTACAAGCAATCTGTGAGGATGTGATGGGAGATTTGATCCACTACCTGGTGTTCACCCAGGTGAAATACAAGCTGGCCCACTGGTACGCCAGCGACTACCAGGTCCACCTGGCCACCGACAAGTTCAACGACTCGGCCGGTGGTCTGTTCGATGAGATTGTTGAGACTGTCCGGTCGGTGGACAAGACGCCGCTGGATGCGTTCCAGGCTGACGTGCCCACATTCGATCACAAGTCTCTGGAGGCCCTCAAGGCTGATGTGGGTCGCGACATCGAGGTGTGTAAGAACCATGAAGCTCGGTCGATGCCCATCATCGCCAGCCAACTGGACCAACTGGGCGCCTACCTGTCTGTGCTGTTCAACAACCTGTCCATGATCAAGGAGTGAAATGGCCTTCGACTTCAACCCTCAGCACCGGGACATCAAGACAGTCCCCACTGACGAACTGAAATCCTGGATGATTGACCAGACCATCCGCTGGGCGTACCATCGCGAATGGGCTCGTCGCAACAAGGTCATGAACCAGCCCAAGCCCTGGTCTGTGGATACCATCATCCAGAGCTACCGATTCTGCAACGTCAATCGCCAGGACGACAAGGAGACCATGCTGCTGAATCATGGTTTCTTCGACCCCAATCGCGACCGTCATGACCTGTGGTTCAACATCGCAGTGGCGCGCTGGATCAACTGGGCTCCAACAGTGCTGGCCATCGGATACACGAACCTGGACAACGGCTACGATGCTGATGACATGTTCAAGCGGATGATGGCTGTGCCTGAAGGCAAGTTCTACACCGGCGCCTACATGATCCGGGGCTGCACTTCGGCGAAGGAAGTGGGCGGCGATCAGGAGGAGTACGAACGCTGCAAGAACAAGCGATACTTCCTGGCGCATCACGTGTTCAAGGGCATCTATGAAGTGGGCGCCCCCGAACCTGGCGAGAGCCTGGAATCGTACCACAAGCGGTTGATGACTGCTTCCTCCAACGGGGCTTTCATGGCAGGCCAGCAAATCGCTGACCTGAAGTATTACACCATGTCCAAGGCGCCTGACTGGCACACCTGGGGTCCTGAAGGCCCTGGTCCACACAAGTACCTGAACATGTACAACGGGCGTGGCCTGGATGAAGACCGGCTGGGCCAGAAGTTCATCGAAGAACTGGCTGAGTGGGAGTCAACCTTCAAGTCCCGGCTTTCGTCTGTGATGCTTGACCTGAACGGCGCCGACCTCCACATCATGAAGGATGTGGCCAAGGCCCTGGCTGACCCCCACAATCTCAAGTCAAATCTAGTTTGCGAGGTCAGCAAATACTTGAAGGCAATGTCGGGCGGTCGCCTTCGTAACAATTACGACGGCAAGGCCACCACTACTACACTTGCTCAGTTTGCTCCTTGACCCAAGCCAACCAGAGTTCGTCGAGCCAAGGGTTCCAACCTTGCTCCACGAATTTCTTGTGTAAGGACTGCCACTTGTTCCAGTGGGTAGAGGAATAGCCTTGGCTCTTACAGAAATCTGTGGTGCCTTTGGGTGACCCAGCTGCCACCCAATTGTCGTAGAAGTCTCCGGCCTGGATCCACTTGTCTTTGTAGCGAGTCCATTGGGCGAGGTGCAATTTGTCTTTGTACTCCTTTGTATTTTGGACCTCGCGTAGCGCCTCGACCCGTTTGGCTTTGAACTCTGGTCTAGTGGCATTCAATTCCTTCATCTTGATGGATGAACGTTCCGAGTGCCTTTGGATATCAACGCCGCCTCCCCAATACCAATCGGATAATTTCTTGCCTTGCGCGACTAACATTTCCTTGGGTTTGCTCATTTGCTTCGCTCTCATTTCTTCCGCCACGGTCCTCCTACTGAGCTCGTAATCCTTGGACCTGCGACGCCCAGTCCTGTTGGTCATCATCATGAATGCGTACCTGAGAGAATTGGAATCGTAGGCTCTCATCAGCATCCAGTGGGCGATGTAGTGCTCTCTCAGTGACAGGGTGACGAGGTTACTGGGATCGTTGGTGCCACCACAACTCAATGGGATGATGTGGTGCCTCTCCACAGGACCCTGGCTGGGTCGTCTGGTCTTTATAAACTGTTCGTAACGTTGGACGTATAATATGGATTTCACTTGCATAAACTCTCCTCCTTGCCTTACTTATGTGAGTCTGGTAAGTAACAACAACTACGATGGTCGGGCGACGACCCATTCCATCGCACAATTCAACAAGGTGTAAACATGTACTCCATCATCATTCTGGCTTTCCTGCTGTGGGGCGCCGACCGCGTCTCCCTCTCTTCCTGGCTCAATCGCAACAGAGACCTGCCCCTCACGAAACCAGTCATCGTGTTCACCACGATGACGCCTGAGCGCATTTTGAACGTGCTGATGTCCAGGGAGCGGGTGAGTCGCAGGGTGTACACTGAATCCTACGAGGTGTACAAGGAGATGAAGGCCAAGAGCCACTACCCGGTGAACCTGAACCACGTGCTGCCCGGGTTTGTCCCCAGTCAGTCGTCCGTATTCATCACCTCCGGCAGCCCTCTGAACACTCTCAAGCAAATCTGGCGCCTCAATGGCAACATGGGCAAGTATGGCGAAGGCATGATTGTCGTCAACTTGCGTTTCACCAGCGATGACTCGGGTCCGAAGATACCCGTGGGAGCGACTTGATGTTTCTGGAACTGTTCAAGGGGGCTGCGGCCCTCAAGCTCATCCAACTGATGCGGGGCAACCGGCTGATGGCCCCTGCTGGGAACCTGGGGTTGTCCCGCCAGCAGATGCCTCAGATCGACAGCAAATATCTGGACCAGCTGGTCCAGTGGCTGGCGACCCAGGAGGTCGGCGTAGATGAGAAGCAATGGGGGCTGGATAAGCTCAAGTTGGTGCAGGCCGAGTACAACCGTGAGAAAGTGCTGAGCCTGATCGACACTTGGGGCAAGAAGCCATCTCCCCCCATCCTGGTCTCCAATGACGGCTATGTGCTGGATGGCTCCCACAGGTTCCTGGCCAAGTTCAATCGCAAGAAGGAGACTGGTGACGGTCAACGCATCAAGACCCTGACGGTTGATCTTCCGGCCCGGGCAGCCGTGGATGCTCTCCGGCGATTCCCTGGAGTCCAGTTTCGCAACTACAGCGACAAGAGCCTGGCCAAGTGAAAAGACCCCTCCGCAAGGAGGGGTTTTCTGATTTCTGTGTATCGCGGCTATAATTGTATCCGCGCAACATCGCTTTCGGCAAAAATGTCCGAAATTGTTTTGTATTAACAACGGCTTACGGGCCAGGAAACCCAAACGCCACACCACTCATCAGGAACCCATGAAATGACACACCCAGACCCATCCAGCTCAGCCGACAAGGCGGGCAACTACATCGTTGGCGGACTCGCTTCAGCGGGGGCATTCAACGCTGTGTTCGGCAGGGACAAGGAGAGGAGTTGGAAGGCCCTTGGACTGGTCGCTCTGGTGGCTGGCGTCTTCTACTCCTTGTGGGTGTACATTTTGAGCCTCAAGGCGGCATCCAAGTACAAGGGCAGCGACTTCGTCAAGGTGGCGTTGATCCCTGTGTCTTTGTACTGGGTCTGGTTCTACTTCACAGGGATACAGATCAAGTTGGCCGACACATGGAACACCAGCCCCGCTGGCCACTGGATGGCGTTCATCCTCATATGCAACCTGTTGATCTACTGGATGGCCGGGCGGGCCTGCTGGTCGATTCTGGGCAACATCCACAGGAAGTATGGCAACGGTCAGGTGGCATTCTGGAAGCATGCTTTGTGCAGTGTCAGCATCCTGTTCCTGTCGTTCGGGTTCTGGGGCAACAAGGCCATCTACATGCCGCACTCCACATTCTGGGGCACGACCACACAGCGTGACGAATACGACGCATACCACTTGACAGGCAAGGCGCAGGAGGCTGCTCAACAGAGGGTTGACAAGCGCAAGGCGCAGCGCGCCGATGCCCTGGAAGCCAAGTTGATGAAGGACCCTGTGTACGTGGCCAAGAAGCAAGCCAAAGCGGATTTGGAGGCCAAGCGCAAGGCACATCGCGAGGAACAGGCCGCGCTGGCTAAACAGTTGGCGGACAAATACGAGGCCGAGCGCCAGGCCGAGGCGACGGCCCGGATGAAGGCCATCGAAGATCAGCAGGCGCGCGAACAGGCCATGATAGCCAGGATGCGCACCGATGACGAGCAACGAGCCGAGAGACAGGCTCGTGAGCGAGAGGCGCAGATGGAGTACAACTCCATGCGTAGGGAGCAGTTGGAGCGAGAGGACCGGCTGCGCAGTTTGATGAACCAACGATAGGGCAAGCATGAATTTGAAATTGGAAGCACTCCTGGGCATCCTCCAGGGGGCAGAGGCGTCAGCGGAATACTCCAAGGCCAACCGCGACAAGCCAGGCAAGGGCAAGGTGGGGGCCGTGGGGTTCAACCTGTCGGAGTCGGGTATGCCTGTGGTGACGGTGGCGACCTACAACCAGCGCACGGAAGAGGGGCCGCTGGAAGACGAGAACAACGTCACCCTACCAGATGTGGTGCATGCTGAGATGGGCGTGATCCTGGGATCGCCCACTCCCAGCGCATACATCATGTGCACTGAAAGCCCTTGCCATGGATGTGCAGTGCACATGGAGGCTGCCGACCTTTCCGGCATCTTCTGGATCAACGACTACCGTTGCCAGTCTGGCGTCGAGTTTCTCAAGGGGCGCGGCTTCAGCGTCCGGGAGTTCGAGGTGCAGGGCCGCAAGTTCAAGGGGGCAATCAGGGTGAACCACGAGCAAGCCATGGCATACGCTCGCGACCTGTCGCAGTAAATATCTGCGTAGGCACCGGGGTCATCCAAACAGGAGGGGCTCGCCCTCCTGTCCCCGATTCGAGTGCCGTCAGGGGCATCAATGGCAAAGCAGAATCGTCGTCAAGCGCAGCAGCATACCCGCCGTGGTCAACGTGTCACGGAAAGCATCCAGCTGAGCTACCAACGCGATGAGTACGAAGCGCGTCAAGAGCATGAGGACCATGTCCGAACTGCAACGAGCAAGCGCGAAGTCTTCACCCCCAAGACTCCCCGCCAGACCAGGCTGTTTCAATCCATTCTGAACAACGAAATCTCCGTGGGCGAAGGCCCTGCGGGTGTCGGCAAGACCTTCACAGTGGCTGCTGCCATGGCCAAGCTGTTGAAGGATGGCCAAATTCATGAAATCGTGATCACCCGAGCCAATGTGACTGTGGGCGAGAGTATCGGCATGCTGCCTGGCACCATCGAGGAAAAGATGGCTCCGCTGCTGGCCCCTATTCTGGACGCCCTCAAGCGTGTCTTGGGTGCGGGTGAATACGAGTACATGCTCCGTCGCGGTCGCATCAAGATGCTGCCTTTCGAGTATGTGCGTGGTCGCAGTTTCAAGGACACTGGTGTTATCGTGGATGAGGCTCAGAATCTGAGCCGCAACGAAGTGGTCGCTATCTGCACCCGCTACGAGTCTGGCCGTCTGGTGATCCTGGGCGACCCCTTCCAGAATGACATCAACAGCTCCGTGGTCCAGTTCGGTCTGGATCCAGAACCCACCGGCCTGGAATGGCTGTCTGCTTTCAACGATCGCAACGATCTGGGCATCGGAGTGACCAAGTTCGAACTGGAAGACGTCGTGCGTTCTGGCTTTGTCAAGCGTTTCCTGACGGCTCTCTACACGAAGGGCCATTAAGTACAGGGAAAGGAGTTCAATATGAACCAACTGCAAAGCAACATCAAGTCCCTCCAGGACAAGCACGGTGACAAGGTCACGGTCGGGGCGACCGGCCTGAAGCTGAAACACCCCAACGGCTACACCGAAACCCTGATTTCCTGGCCTCTGGGCACAGAGATTGAAGGTCTGGTTGTCCAGCCCGTGGAACCAGCTCCTCCTGCGCCTGAGGTCAAGCCAGCTGAACCGGCCGAGCCTGTCGGTAAACTGCCGCCTGCTGAGGTGACGCCCGACCCTGAACCTGTGAAGGAACCTGAGCAGCCTGTGGTCGAGAAAAAGAAGCCCGGCCCCAAACCCAAGGTTGCTGAGACCAAGGCCGAGTGATGTTGGGTTTCGGGCCAACCAACCACTATGCATTGGCCCGGAGTTTGTTGGTGAGGCCGGTGGAGAGCAAATTTCTGCTGGCCTTGCTTGAATTACCAAACCAAGCAACCAAGGAGTTGAACAAGGGCACCCCTGAGGGTGTGCAAGCGGCCACGAATATGTGTGCTACTTTCTTCAACTCCATCCACCGCACTGAGAAGTCGTTGGAACTGTTCATCAGCCTGTCCGGAGCGCCTCGCGGGGCCTCGGCGCTGTTGAAATTCTGTGGCGCTGAGCCGGCCAGCTACGATGCTGATCGACTTGAGCATATTGAGAAAATCATGAGAGGAGAAATGTATGCGTGATATCCGACCTGTGCACGACGTGCGACCCATGAGCGGCGGAGGCGGCAGTGGCTGTGCCGGAGCATGAGATTCGTGAGGATGGGTGGTGCTGCTGGCGGCTCTGGCCCTGGGGGTGCCCCAACCAATTCAGTCGGTGACGGCAAGGGGTTTGCGACCTACGCAGTCCCCCTGTTCGTAGCCCGGCGCAACAAGCCGGTCAACGAGGTGTCCACTGAAGTGTTCCAACGCTTCCGGGTGGGCTCCTACAACGAGGATGAGTGGAGCGACCTGATTGACGACCCGACAGTCAAGGAGGCGTCTCTGGCTGACTTCCACAGCAAAGGGGAGGCCATCATCTACGACCCTGCTACTCTGGCTGGGGTGATCCTTCGCAAGAAGCGACTGCAGAAGCAAGCGATCAGCGCAAACTCAATCTGAAAGTGGCCACTGGGGTAAATACTCCAGTGGCCCTTTTGTATTTGGAGTGAACAATGATCAAGGTGGATTACCTCTACTTCGGCATCATCGAGAGTGTTGATGATCCTCTGCAGACCGGGCGTTGCCAGGTGCGCATATTCGGCATCCACACCGAACTGACCCAGGAGATCACCACAGAGGATCTGCCCTGGTGCCAACCCTGGATGCCAGTCACAGAGCCATTCATCTCGGGCATTGGATGGAGCCCCACAGGCATGGTGCCCGGGGCAATGGTGGTTCTGATTCCCCAAGACGAGTTCAAGCAAGAATGGAAAATCCTATTCTCTACTGGGGCTTATCGTACTGACCTTGGGATCAAGGCCAACGAGGGGTTCAAGGACCCATCTGGACTGTACCCGCTCAAGGACAGAGGGCACGATGTCAACTTCATGGCCCGTGGCGTCAGCACCAAGATTGACGGCGTGACTGATGCTGGGTTTGACCCCAACACCGAGAAGCGCAAGAACGAGTCAACTGCTGAAGTACAGGAAGTGATCGACGAGGGCAAGCCGGAGGAGCCAGCCCAACCAGTCGGTTCAGCCACTTGGATGGCCTTCGCCGAGAAGGAACTGGGTATCAATGAAGATGACAACCCCAAGAGAGTGAACGAGTATCACACGCAGGGCGGAGGTTCCAGCCGTTGGGGCGGTGAGACGCCTTGGTGTGCTAGCTTCGTCGGCTGGTGTCTGGTGCAAGCCAAACTGAAGGGGTCTGGATCGGCGATGGCCAGATCGTATCTCAAGTGGGGTAAGGAATTACCCATCGATAACACCATCCCATACGGAGCCATCATCGTGATCCAGGGCGACCGGGGTCCTAGCTCGGGCCACGTGTGTTTCGCCACAGGGGTGAGTGGCGGTCGAGTACAGGTGATTGGCGGTAATCAATCGGCCAAGAACAAGCAGAATGGTGGTGAGGTGACTCGTTCCTCATTCCCAATGAAGCAAGTCATCGGCGCACGCTGGCCAGCCGATGTGCCACCGAAGAAGGAGTTCAACTGATGGCTGACTACAACACCCTGCCGGACAGCAAGTCCCAGGAGCCCAACAAGATCAAGAATGATCCAGTGGACCTGACGCAAGCCCAGTTCAGCCAGATTTTTGGTGGCAATGGGACTGCTGAGTGGTTCAGCGTGATGAAGAAGCACACCAAAGAGAAAGGCATTGACACCGTCTTCCGCCTGTCTGCCTTCTTCGCGCAAATCTCCGTGGAAACAGGCAAGCTGGGGCGCCTGGAGGAGAATCTGAACTACAGTGCGGGTCGTCTGGTTCAGGTGTTCCCCAAGTATTTCCAGTCCAAGGAACGGGCCAACGAGTATGCTGGTCAACCCAAGAAGATCGCCAGTCGGGTGTACGCCAACCGGATGAACAACGGCGACGAGGCCTCCGGCGACGGTTGGACCTACCGGGGTCGTGGGTGCATTCAGCTGACGGGCAAGTACAACTACGAGGCCTGCACCCGTGGCGGCGTCAGCTGCATGGGCGCCAATGCTGACTATCTTCTGACGAAGGAAGGGGCCACCCGTTCTGCCGTTTGGTTCTGGTCGAGCAAGAACCTCAACGCTACGGCCGACCGTGGTGACTTCGCTACAGTGAGCCGGGTCATCAACGGCGGCACCAATGGCTGGACTGAACGCAATAATGAGTATGCCCGGATTCTGAAGATTCTGGCCAACCTGTCACCTCTTGCTGAGGTGCAGACAGACCCAGGAGGCGAAGGCAACAACATTGTTGACCCAGTCATCCCTATTGATGACCGCACTCCCAACAAGACCCCGGTCAACGATGTGAAGGTCATAGTTGAGCCCATTCTCAACGGCAAGTCTGTGTATCCTTGGAACAAGTGTTTCGAGTCCAGGTCTGGGCATATCGTAGAGCTGGACGACACGCCCGACCGGGAGCGCATGCACTGGTACCATCGCACAGGCACATACACTGAATTCCAACCCAATGGTGACCGGGTTGAGAAGACAGTGCTGACTCGGTTTGTGTTCAGTGACTCCACCCAGGAGGCTGTGAAGGGTTCCTACAGCGCCTCGTATGGATCGTGGTACACCAACACTGAAGGCTCCCAGACCCACAACGCTGCTTTGGTGACATTCACAACACAGGGAGGCTTCAACGTCACTGCGCCTGTGGCCAAGTTCAGCGACATCATCGATGGGCAGATGTTGGTGGTGGACCACATCAAAGTCCGCCGGGGGTCGAAGTTTGGGAACGTGTGCGATCTCAAGGCTCGCCAGGCTGAATACTCTGAGCGAGCCGGCATCCTCACTGGGGCCAACCCAGGCCCAATACCAGGCAGCTACACAGGCCCCAATTGGGTCAACCGTGGCTACGGTGAACACACGATCAACGGCCTACCGGCCCACGAACCCACAGACATCGCAGAAGGCAGCTGGGGAGTCCAGCTGGTGGACGCGAATCGCGGGCTGTTGTCTCACTCTCATGTCGGTTTCGAAGACCAAACTGCGGGCGATGCAATATACAGGGTGGATGGCGATATCACCCAGACCAACGGCGGTCATCGCACTGAAGCCACCGAGGGCAAGCGGCACATAGCCTCGGGAGAGGCATTGAAGCTGGGGTCAAACACAGTAGTGATCCTGGAGGCCCCGGCTGGTGTGCTGGTCGATGTAGTTCGTCACAAGCCCATAGATGAGTTGCCTGACGTCGAACTGTTCGAAGATGGTGACATCATCACAGTGAATCTCAACAGGAAGTTGAGGCACTTTGTCAACAATGCTGGAACATGGGAGGAATCATGAGCACATACCTGCCACCAACACCTGTCCTGAACGACCCTTACGAGGGGCAGAAGCCTGACTTCTACAAGCGGACGCCGCGAGGTGAGGACGTCATCTACATCGATCTGGACATGAATTTGGAGACCCACCCGATGACGGGTGACTTCGCTTTGGTCCGCAATGGTAAGGCTGTGATGCAGTCCATCCGCAACCTGGTGATGACCTCGGCAGGGGAGATACTGATGAACAGTGAGATCGGGGGCGGCGTCCCCGACAACATGTTCAACGCCATTGACTCGCTCACGGTGTTCAACCTGTCGTCGCAGATCAAGCGCACCATCGCCAACCATGAGCCTCGGGCTGAGGTGACTGACCTGTCCGTTTGGCGCGCCCCAGACAACGACCATGCCATCATCATCAGTGTGAAATTCTTCATGCGAGGCTCCACCATTGAATACGATGAACAGATCACACTTGAAAGGACACGGTGATGTTTCAGACTGACACCAATCGCTTGAACAAGGCGAAAGCAGTGCCGGAGCTCAGGTTCAGCATTATCAGGGGAGAGACCGGGGAGATCAGGGTGAAGTCCCTAGCGCCTGATGGTTCTTACAGGTTCCTGACCCAGTATACAGGAACTGGGAACAACAGCGAACTCCTGGTTGAATTCTATGGCTCTGCGGGCGACGTGAACCATACGACGACTCAGCTCGGGATTGACCCCAATGACCCTCGGGTGGGCATCATCCACATTGACAGTTCCGTTACTCAAAAATACAGGTTCTTCAAGATGAAGTTCAAGTGTCTGGGTGTGAAGGACAACGAGACTGTGGTGCTGTTCCGAGGCATCATCGACATTGGCATCTAATCAAATCCCCTCCCCTGCGGAGGGGATTTTGCTTTCTCGGGGATTCAAGGCTATACTTCGCTGCGTCATTCAACAAAGGAGGGTAACATGAGTGTCCCGGTCCCCAAACCAACCCAGCAAATGGCTGATGGTATCCGCAACGGCATGCAGCATTATGTCGAGGACATGGCCAAGGCAGGCTACATCATCACCATTGAAACGCAGCCCCAAACCCCTCTGGCCATGGGCAATCACAAACCCGTGGTGAGCGTCCGTCTGTCCAACTCGGCTTACAGGGCGAAAGGCTGACAATGGAATTCCTCATGTACACGGTCGTCTTGACCGTGGCCTGGGTGATCGGTGTCTGTATCTACGAGAAGCACATCAACTGGCTGGAGTCATTCCTCCAGTTGGGCGCTGCGACTGTGGTGGGCCTGGTCTTCAGCCTCACCCTGTTGAAGCTCGGCGATTTCGATGCGGCCACCTACACAACACCAGTCACAGCCAAGGAGAAACGCAAGGTGGGTTGCGAGCATTCGTACACCACATGCACTGGCTCTGGAGATAAGCAGGTCTGCGTCACCAACTACGAGCACGCCTGGGACATCGATTGGGTTCTGGTGAACGAACTGGGAGACATCCGGGTGAACCGTGTGGATCGGCGTGGGCTGAAGGAGCCTCCTCGTTTCACCAAGGCGCAAGTCGGTGACCCTGTGTCTGACACCAAGATGTACACCAACTACATCAGCGCGGCCCCTGGTTCCTTGTTCAATCTGGTTGATGTCGGACTGCTCATCAACAAGTATGCGGGGTTGATCCCGGCATATCCGCAGAATGTGTACGACTACCACTACATGGACAAGGTGTTGGCTGTGAACTTCACCCTGCCTGAACAAGAGTTGTGGAATCGCGGCCTGGACAACATGCTGAAGACCATGAGCATGCGCAAGAACGTGAACATCATCAACGTGTTCATCAAGGGGCAACCGCAGGAGTACGCTGACGCCCTGGCTGCGAAGTGGTATGGCGGCAAACACAACGATGTGCTGGTGGTGACTGGTGTGTCCGAGTGGCCAGAGATTGAATGGGTGCGGGTGATCAGCTGGTCTGACTCCGAACTGTTCAAGGTCCAACTGCGTGACAAGCTGGAAGGCTTGCATCATGTGGACAGGGACCAATACCTGGCCAAGCAGGCCATGGCCGTTGAACACGGCTATGTTCACAAGAACAACAAGGACTTCGAATATCTCAAGGGTATGATCGATGTCCCGTTGTGGAAGTATGTGATGGTGCTATCCATCAACTTCCTCGTCAACCTCGCGATCACGGTGTTCCGGGTTCGCAGGAATCGCCCTCGCGGGTATCGCTATTGATCAAGCTCTCTTCACAAGGAAACATATGAGCAAAACCACCAAAATCGTCCTCGCCGTCGTGGGCCTCCTCTTCTTCGGCCTCGCCTCTCTGGTCGGTCTGGGTGTGATGTCCTACATCAAGCACAACGACATGGGCGCCCGCACTGAAGCGCAGCTGAAGTCCACCAACAACGCCAGCCGCGTTCAACTCGCCTCCATGGGCAACAAGGTGGTGGAGATCGCCCAAGTGCCGGAGATGTCCAAGGATCACATCCTCGAAACGGCCAAGGCCGCCATCGAAGGTCGCTATGGCCCGGGTGGGTCCAAGGCTGTGTTCCAGGCTATCCGTGAAGTGAACCCGACGGTGGACCCGGCGCTGTACGTCAAGGTCCAGCAGGTGATCGACTCCGAGCGCAACAAGTTCGTGGTCAGCCAGCAGGCCGTCCTGGACCGCAAGGCGGCATACGAGACCATGCTGAACTCCACCTGGTCGGGCATCTGGCTCAAGTTCGCTGGCTACCCGAAGATGGATCTGAATGTCATCAAGGCTGTCTCCAGCGACCGTGCTGACCAAGCGTTCGACACGGGCAAGGAAGGCCCCATCAAGCTGCGCTGATCAACCGAGGCCCCTTGGGGCCTCCCTCTCATTCGACAAGGACACACTACCATGAAGCAAGTCAACGGCAACCTCATCACCATGGCCAAGGCCGGGCAATTCGACGTCATCATCCACGGCGCCAACTGTTTTCACACCATGGGTGCTGGCATCGCCGAGAAGATCGCCAAGGAATATCCCGAGGCCCTGGTGGCGGACCAGATGACCCCATACGGCGACTTTGACAAGCTGGGCACCATCAGCACAGTGCGCACCGTGAGCAAGGAAGGCACTCCTGTCGTGGTGGTCAATGCCTACACCCAGTTCATGACCGGCCCCCAGGCCCGTCTACATGCCGTCCGGTCTGCGTTCTCGGCTGTGCGGGAATGGTGTCTGGAACAACCCGACGGCCACCTGCTCAGGATCGGATACCCTGCTGTCGGATGTGGCATCGGTGGTCTCGACATGGAAGATGTCCTGACTGTCATCAACCATGAAATGCGTGGCATGGACCACACCCTGGTGATCTACCAACCCTGAAGGAAATCAAGTGAAGAAGAATCGACTCCTCCTGGCCGCGATGGCCGTGCTTGCCGCTTTCGGGCTCGTCGGCTGTGACGAGAACGAGAAGGTAGAGGATGCTGAGCGCGAAGCCCAGTCTCGCGCTCTGGCCCAGAACAACAGCGAGAAGGAAACACTGGCTGCTGTGAAGGCCTCGCTCCAGAAGCAAGACCCCAACATCAAGGAGGTGTACCTGGGCAACGATGATGAGGGCCACAAGGCCCTGTTCATCCACAAGCAGAAGGAAGGCGGTGACATCGAGGAGCTGGTGCTCCCGTACGCCGTCTACCAGCAGATGCTCAAGGAGGCAACGGCCAAGGCTGCGACTGAAGCCAACAAGCAACCCCAGCAAGCAACCAATGGCGGCCCCAGCGGCATGGAAATGATGATGTACGGCATGGCAGGCGCTGCGATGGGCACCATGCTGGCCAGCGCCCTGTCCAACCGCATGAGCGGTGCTTCGAACCAGTTCGATGAACGCAAGCGGCGCACCTACTCTGGCGGCGGGGCGAATGCGGCGGCCATGGCCGCGATGAACAACTCCACCAACGGGTATCGCCAGAGCACCTTGAGCAGCTATCGCAGCAGCGCAGCAGCCAGTCGCGGCATCAGCTCCTCCAGCGTGTCCAAGGCCTCGGGCAGCGTCGGCCGTTCCAGTGGCGGCTCATTCTCCTCGTCAGGCGCCCGCTCCGGTGGCTACAGCTCGGGAGGATGACATGACCTTCACCCTGGGCATGTGGGTGTTGCCCACAATCATCACTTTCTCTGCGTTCTTCTGGGCGCTCTGTATCGTGAAACCAGGGTCTGGCTGGTTCTCTGGCCTGCCCAACGTTCTCGCATTGATCCCAGCCAGCGTGATCTCTCTGGCCAGCTGGGTCGCGTTCTCCATCTATCTCGTCGTCACGAAATGAAAATCAAGTCCACCATCGCCAACGTCTCTCTCAATATGGGTGAGATTGTTGATCAAGAACTGCCCAACGTGTCGCTGTTCTACTCCAACGGCCAGGGCGACCTCAAGCAAGATGCCAAAGAGTTGTTCGAGTACATGATCAAGAACAATGGCCGCCTGCCCATCTACAGCATCGATCAGGCCTCTGTGGACTCCATCATGGGCACCGCAGGTGCGGCCTACGCCGCGATGGGCCACGCCCTGGACATCATGTTCTCCATGAACGACGATGACATCAAGCAGTGGTACCCATGCGAGGCCTCGCGCCATCCGGCCTTCGATGGCTTCCTGCTCATGGCCAAGCACACCTGGACGGAACGCCACCCCACGGTGTACGGGCGCTTCGATCTGGCCATCAACCCAAATCTGGGCACCGTCAAGGGCATCTACGAGTTCAACGGCGATACCCCGGTCATGCTGTTCGAGAGCGTCAACCTCCAGAACATGATCAGCGAGAAGATGGACCGGCCTGATGACCAGGCCAACCGCTGGTGGCTGGACACTGCCGGCCGCAGGCAGGAATTCACAGGCAAGAAGGTTGCCATTGTCTGTGACCCTGGATTCATCGAGGACACAGTCAGCTGCGACACGCTGGCCCAGGCCTTGACCGAGGCGGGCGCAGTGACCTACTTCACTGACATCCAGAGCTTCAATCACGATGTGCTGTCGCTGCGCAAGCCATTCTTCGTGGAAGGCGTGGATGCCCCGGTGGACATGGCGTTCATGCTTCTGCCCTGGGAGGAGATGATCATCGGCGAGAAGTCCCAGGAGATTCTGGTGCACTGGGAGCAGTGGGTCGATCAGGTCAAGTTCCTTGAACCGGCCTGGCGCTGGTTCATGAGCCACAAGGGCTTCATGGCCTGGATGACCTGGCTGATCCAGAACGACGAGGAATTCCGTGACAAGTGGGGCGATCTGCCCTTCCTGGAGACCTACCTGGTCGATGACCAGAACAGCTACGAGCAGGTTGCTCGTCTGGAGCAATCGGGCAACTACGTGCTGAAGCCCGTCACTGGTCGCCTGAGCAACAACATACAGGTGTTCGAGCAAGGCCAGCAGCAGACCGACACCGGGGGCCACTACTCGGACGAACCCATGGTGATCCAAGCCTTGTGTCGCCCCGGCCGCATTGATGGAGCAAACTTCATCGCTGGCGTATGGTTGGCCGACACCGAACCGGCCTCCCTGTGCTTCCGCGAGTTCGACAGCCCGGTGCTCAGCATCGCCAACGAACGGTTCAAGGCCCACGTCATCGACGGTTGATCAAAAGCCCCTTCGCGCCGAAGGGGCAATTCTTCAGCTATAATTGTCTCATGCCCTACACCAATGCTGATATCCCCGTCGAGAAGGTCAAACAACGTTTGATCATGACCGGCGAACTGCTCCATGAGGTCGCTGATCACTTTGAGCAGTACAACAAGACTGAAGACAAGGTGCACACCGCTGCCTTGGCTGATGTCTTGGTGAGCAAGTACGGCTGGCGTCGCGTGCATCATGACATGATAGTGTTGCATGGGGCCTGCTGGTGGTCAAGTCGAGGCGGGTTGGCCATATCGCATGAGCCGATCCTTCACCTCTACAGCCAATACAGTGGTGACCCAAGCTACCCTGTGCCTTCGCCCGAACAAAGCGTATCCGCCAAGGATGCGTTCTGTAAGGGTCAACCGGATATGTGGATTGGCCAGTATGGCCGAGACCGCATTGGATTGCTCAGGTTGGTGGCTAATCAAGCCACCGCCTGCGCTGAGCTCCCTCCTCTTCAACCAATCTTCAAGAAAGAAGTGAAACATGAATGAATTCGGCAACTACCTGCAAGCCAAGGCTGAATCGCGAGGCGAATACATCGCAGCGCTGAACGCTTTGAAGGTGGGCATCAACGCCGCACTGCCCATCTACCGTGAATTCCACGAGGGCAAGATCGACGAGGATGGTCTGAAGGACAAGCTCAAGGCCGCTGGCCTGTGGAAGTCCGACATCTTCAAGCCCCACGCATGCGGCTATTGCCGCCTGATCCGCGGCATCATCAATAATCAGAAGGGTGTGTCCTACCAGGCTGTCTGCCCCAAGGTCACCACCATCCACAGCGGCGACGAGCACTTCCCCGTGAAGGTGTACGGCGACGATGGTTCCCCTTCTGACGCCTACCGCGAGGCATCCGTCGAGGGCACCCTTTGGAAGGATGCGTATGGCCGTTCGCGCCTGCGCAGCCTGCAGATGTTCCTCGAGCACATCAACGAGGACATCCTCAACCCAGAGCGCCGCGCCCCAGAGCCTGAAGTCGAGCCTGACACCCCCAAGGAAGACCCCGGCCCGGCAGCGGAAGCAGACGATGGCGATGACGCATGATGGATTCACGCCTCGGCGCGTGAGCACAGAGACCATCCCACAGCGGCCACAGCACAAGATCACCATCGACCTGAAGACCCGCGAAGGTGTGATCGCGGCGATGGTGGCAGGGGAAATCGCCGCGATCTCCCCTGATGATGCCAAAGCCATTGCTTCCATCATCCAGGGCAGAGCCATCCAAGGCATGCGCGGCGCCATGGCCTGAACAAAGCCCCTTCCAAGTGAAGGGGCTTTTGCTTTCCCCATCCTGGGATTATAATCAATCGCATCAACCATTAATACTCTTGAAAGGAGTTTCCATGAAACGCTTCGCTCGCATGATCGCCATCCTCGCTTTGGCAACTGCTGGTGTCTCCGCCTTTGCCCAGTCTTACAGCTGGGGCAACTTCAGCATCGGGGACCGACACAGTCGCATCAGCGGTGGCTTCAGTCAATACGATCGGGGGTATGGTGGCTACGGTTACAACCGGCCCATGCCCCCTTCTGTTCCCCGCTATGAACACTTCATCCCTCAACATGTCTACCGTCACAATCATGGCCATTACCGTGATCAACGTCTGTGCATGGACGACTACCGTGCTCGCTGCTACGCTGACCGTCGCTACGGCAGCACCTACAGCTGCGATGTCCCGCCTGTCGCCGTGCGCCAAGCATGTATGAGGTGAAAATGTTCAATCTGAGAGAAGCAACTCTGGACGCTGGCGTCCCGCAATCCCGCATCGACGAGGCGATGGCTAATTTCGATCTGGCCAAGAAAATCCACAAGGGCATGGACTGGATTGGCCTTTGGGCCCCATTCGTCATGCTCTGGGTCTGCTGGGGTGGATACCCGGCCAAGGTGGATGGAAAGTGGCGATGGAAGCGGGTCACCAACTGGGAAGACAACAAGTTGCCGGAGCGATGGTGGAAGTACGACAACAACGTCAGCATGAATGGTGACGGCTGGGGCATGATCCTCTCTGATGGCACTCACACAAGCCGGTTCAGCCGGGAGGAGGTCGACAGTGGACAAACCATCCCCATCCCTTACACTGACCCTGCGTACAAGGGCGACTCGTACTATTGCAAGGGCCACCACCCTCGCAGCCGTTTGGCTCGCTACGTCTGGATGGGTCTCCGCAATCGAGGTTCTCTGTACGCACTTGAAATGGGTCATAGCCTGGATCCGTTCAAGCCACTTGAGCAGTGGGGTGTCCTGAACCAAGGCAAGGAGATCGATGGAGTCAAGGTGATCTGCTGCGACGGTGTCTGGCAGCTGACCGAGACCAAGAAGCGTGGTTGGATTGAGATCAACCGCAACGTGGGTTTCAAGGTGAACAACGCCCGCACAGGCAACGTCACCAAGGCTGCGGTCACCTGGTCGCCATTCTATTTCCGCATTCGCCCTTGAGCAAAGCCCCTCCCCTGCGGAGGGGCTTTTTGCTTTCTGGGCCATCAGCTATAATGGTAGCATGACTGAAATGAACGAACAGAACCAAATCCCGGCATCCAAGGAGCAAAGTGATGCTCTGGACGAAGCCTTGGGCCTTCAGGCTGTGTCCTTCCGCATCCCCAAGGCAACCCATCAGGCCATCAAGGAAGAAGCAGAGAAGCGCGGCGTCACCGAATCTGCGATGATGCGATTCATCCTGTCTGAATGGGAAGGTCTCCGTCAATGGAGTCACGGCCAAGGGTTCTGAACAAGCGCAAGATGCGGACTGGAGAACAGGGCATCTATGTCGGTCGACCCAGCAGATGGGGCAACTACCCTGGCGAGGGTTACGACAGACAGGAAGCCGTCGAGCGATTCAGACGCTTCTGCAGCGAGAACGCAGCATTCAGAGAAGCCATCAAGGCTGAGCTCAAAGGCAAGAATCTGATATGCTGGTGCGCCCCTGCGTATTGCCATGCCGAGGTGTTGCTTGAGATCGCAAACGATCTGCCGCCTAGGGGGCTGGGAGCATTCTTCACATGATAGACAACTTCAAGACGCCAGAGACAGAGTGGCTTAGCAACATGTACCCGTGTAGGGTTCTGTATGAGGGCGTGGTCTACCCATCAGCCGAGCACGCCTATGCCGCCCAGAAAGCAGTTGACTGGCTGGATCGTGAAGAGATTGCTCAGGCCAAGACCGGCTACTTGGCCAAGCAGATGGGTGCGGCAGTCCAGAAGAGGGCTGACTGGGATCAGGTGAAGATGCGGGTCATGTTGGAAGTGCTGCGGGCCAAATTCTTCAACAACGATTTTCTGGGGGACAAACTGCTGGCCACCGGATCGCAGGAACTGGTTGAAGGCAATTGGTGGCACGACACTTTCTGGGGTGTCTGTGAAGGAGTGGGCGAGAATCATCTGGGCAAGCTGCTCATGCAGGTGAGGAGGGAGCTAGAAGCAAGGCGCTTGTACCAAGGCCTGAACCCTGTGATGCAAGCTGTCTTCCTGGCATCTACGTCTGACGCTGAATTCAAGGAAGCCTTGCTGTAATAACCACTCAACCCGATACGATAAATCCGGGTTGATATTTTCAGGTTATACTTCCCTCACCTTCAACAAACACAGTGAGTCTCAAATGCCCAAGCTGATCACCTTTAAGCAAGTTCTGTCCAACCGCAGCCTGAGCGCGGCCATCCAAGCCGGATTTGTGAATGGCGGCCTACAAGTAGAAGTCCGAGTGCTGCGCGCCGACAGCGATGACGACGGCGTCTGGGACGCATGGTACAAAATCGAGAACGGTCTCATGGTCGTCGAAGGGTCCAGCGGACCTTCCGGTTCCGGCGATGACCTGCGAGTGGTGCTCAGCCCGGAAGGCTCTGTGATCAAGGAACTGTCCTCTGCTGGCGGCTGGGAGCCTGTGGGTCTGATCATCCAGGGTGATCAGACAGCCGTCGCTATGATCGAAGCCATCCTCGCCGCCTAACAACCCAGGGGCTCCGGCCCCGCTCATCACGTACACATCATGAATCACTCCAAGATCATCTTCGCCGCGATCGAACCCTCCTTCATGCCCACTCTGCTGGAAATGCTGATCACTCTCCGCGATCAGGGGCCTTTGCTGCGTTTCCGCGACGGCATCTGCGGCCAGCTGGACTTGCTCTCGGGCACCTTGGATTGCTCTGCCTGGGAGCACTTCAGCGGCGACAACCTGTTCCCTGTCCCATCCCAGAACAAGAAGCAGACCCACGAGGATGCCTTCAAGAACAATGATCTGTGGACCAAGCGCACGGCCTACGGGCGCCTGCGCTGGAAGCTACTGGACTGGCTCATCGAGCAGGCCCAGATGTGGACGGAAGACAAGCCCAAGGGTGCCGTCTATGTCGACAAGCACGTCACCGTGTTCGAGGACGCGGACTTCCTGCCCGTGGACAACGCCTATCGCAAGATCAACGTCAAGGAAGCCCTCCTGCGCGAGGAGACCAGGTTGTTGGGGTTGCTTGAAGACACCACTCTGCTCTACCCGGTACACACCAGTTTCCCCTGGCTGCTCGACCTTCACAACATCAACTGGTCGAAGGCACCCCATTCCGGCGGCAAGCGCAACCGCCCATTCCTTCATCGCAAGCTGAATCGCAAGATCAACTTGCGTGATAACCGCCAGGTCGACACCCTGAACTGGCTCATCGGCGAACTGGGCAAGCAGATCGCCATTCTCAATCTCCGCAGCATAGAAAGCAGCAATTGACTCAAATCAATCGATACCACCAGGCCCTCCGTGACATCGCCGACGGCAAGAACATGCAAATCCGCACCAACAGCAAGTGGCATGACACTAGCGCCAATGGTGCGTTGAACGCCATCCAGAACGACATCGGCGTCACGAACATCCGCGTTCGCCCGACCTTGGCCAAGGTGGGCAACAGCTCCTTGGCCAAAACCTGGCCCGCTGGTGAACCGAACCCTGTGATCGGCCAGTTCTACCACGTGCCCAGCATCTACAACGGCTCTGTCGTGCAAGTCGGATACAACGAGTCCGTTTTGCACACCAATCTGGCGGCCGCAGGCATGTTCCACGATTCCCAGGCTTCTGCTGAAGAGCACCTGGATGCTCTGATGGAAATCAGCCTGGCGGCCAACCAGAATCTGGTGGGGGTGGACTGATGATCCTGTTGAAGAAGGTCATCTGGAACCCGATGGCACTGGAGTGGTTCAAGTGGGGTGAAGAGCAAACCCTGGACGGCCTGGTGCGTCGTACCTCCTACCAGGAAGTGTTCGCCCTGCTGGACACCTGCGGATGCTCTCGCCATGAGCCCTACTGGACCAGCATGGTCATGGGCGTGATCGAGACAGACAACGGCAACCTGGTCGTCTGGCCCAACAGCGTGATTCTGTTCACCGACCTGGGAGTATTCATCGAGCAACCGAAAGGCAACAATGGCGTTTCTGAAGGCAACTGAACGGCCTGTCTCGTTCCAATACGGCAAGCCACCCCATCGTGGTTGGTGGTACGCCCGCTACCACACCATGGATGACGTGTCGGTTGTCGGTTGGCGTTGGTGGGATGGCGAGAATTGGGGCTGGTGGCGTGGCGAAGACAGTGAATTCGGCCTCCCGTCTGGATGTGTTGCGCCCAAGGATCACGTCCTGATTGAACAACGCATCACCCACGGGCGTCGAGACTGCATCAGCTGGTCCTGGCACTGGCCTGGTAACGCAACCCAGGCCCGGGTCAACCCCGACACCATGGAGTGTACCGGCTCCGGCCCCGAACCCGACATCGATGTGCTGATTGCCATCGATGAATTCCGACTCAAGCAGTACTGGTGAACAAATGGAAGAATCGCAACTGGGCCCATTCATGGGCGAAATCGCAGAAGAACGCAAGGCCGCGAAGCAGTCTATCCTCCAGGCCGAGCGCGGCCGCATGATGATCGACAACCGGGCGGTCAATGTCATGGCCCTGGCCATGAAGCGCAAGCTCCGTGAGAAGCGCATCGAAGGCCGCACTGGTTGGGAGACTGCCACGGCGGAGTACCTGTCTATCCTGCTGCGTCAGTCTCTGGCCAAGGGCGATCTGGTGAGTGTGGCCAACTACGCTGCTTTCATGAACAAGCTCGGGCAGCAGTACGTCCCGGAATAGCCCCTCGTCTTGGTTGGGTATTTTCTCAGTTGAACTTTTCAGGTTATAATTGAGGCATCCCAACCAAGACACCAAGGAGTCCCAAATGACCGAAATGACCGCAATGCAACTGGTTCAACGCAGCCTGAAGCGCAAGGTTGAAGCCAACGACAAGATCATCGCCAAGCTGTCCGCCGATCTGCTCAAGGATGCCGACTACCACATGCGTTGGGCCGACAGCGCGATGGAAGCGGCAGCCTTCAACCGAGTGGCCAAGGAACTGCTCTCTCGAATGGAGGAACCTGACAACAAGGTCACCATCGAGAATGCTCTTGAGTATTACTCTCGCGCCCGTGACGTCGCCGTCCTCGGGCTGACCAGCCAGTCCACTTCCCAGTGCACCAACGCGATGAACATGTTCCGCCTGGCTGCTATGGGGCAGATCATCGAATTGCTCCAAGGATGAAGTACATCGCCCTTGCGGCCGTGGCCCTGTTGATCGGGGCCCACGAGCTATCCCATGCGCATGGTAGCTCCCATGCCACCAGCAACCGCCTCCGCGAGGAGGCTTTGGACCGCAAGGTTCAACAACGCCAGGAGGCTACGCCCATCCTGACGGCCGACCAAGCCATTGGTTTCACCAACTTTGACGTCAAGCAGTGGTCGCGCCGCCCCAACGGGTCCATGACCGTATGTGTGCCTCGACAGTGGTACCAAGGTCGCCCCACATATGGGGTGTGCCGAGGGCCCAAGGAAGATGCCCCAACGGGAGACTACAAGTGGGTGTCAGTGATCCACGGTGTTCCTGCCGGTCGTACCTTCTATGGCCAGCGCATCGGAGGTCGCTACGACAACCGGCTTGACGTCTGGTGGAAATAACATATTCCCCGTAAGGTCAATATTTGAGGTTATAATTCCTCTCACTGATCAACTGGAGAATATGATGAAAGCCCCCGCCCACTACAACACCATCGACAATGCCATCGCAGCTTGGAATGCTGGCGACCAACGCAAGGCCATCAGCATGGTGGGTCGCATGAAGTTGACAGAACGCAGCGGTCTGACGGCTGGGGAGATCAAGACCCTGACCGTGGCCAGCAACTTCATGAACGGCATGGGCCGCATGTGGGCGCAGATGGGCTGGGATGAAGATGAAACCATCGCTAAGGCCAAGGGCATATTTATCCACCATTTCATGGCCAAGCAGGCCAAGGGTTGACCAGTGGTGTGGCTGCTGGTTACGGCCAAGAAATCACCCTGTAAATACCAGGGTTACAACAACACTGCCTGAATCGTCCGTGATGATTCAGGCAGTAACTTTGAGGACATCATGAAACATTCGTATCGCGCCGATGAACCCCTGTGGCTCAACTACACTGAAGCCATCAGCAAGACCTGGGACATCGATCCCACATACAACGCTATCCACGGCGCGATGAAGGACATGGGTGAGGCCAAGACCCACCGTGTGCTGGCTGGCATGGCTCTGTATTACCACTTGGGCTTCAGCTGCCAGCTGGCAGAACAGTCCACAGACGAGAATTTCTGGGATGTGCTGGGCAACAACTACGAAGGCACCAAGCGCGGCACCGAGCGTCGCTACTTCCGTGGTGAGCAAGGGCGGGCCAGCCTGAAGTACATCAAGGACAACTACAAGACCCCCACAGACTTCCTGCTGGGTCTGCATCGGGACAAATACAGCGATCTGCTCAAGGCATTCGGGCCTGTCCCGGCCTTCGGCCCCTACTTCGTCTGGAAGATGGGGGACATCTACGACCGCATCCTGGGCATGCCCATCCAGGCCGACAACTGCATCGAACACCTCCCATCCGAGCCTTTCAAGGGCATGGAGTTGGTGCGCAAGGAGATGATCGCCAGGGGAGACGCATCCTTCGCTGACTACACCCCACAGCAGATGTTCGAATACATGGAGTCACAAACAAACAAGCTGGGTCTGATCGCCCCGCCTGCCGGGGACCGCCTGCTGGACATCCGCGAGATCGAGACAGCCATGTGCGGCCTCAAGCACTTCTACACGGGCACGGACTACGTGGGCAAGGACCTGGTCAAGCACTCCGAGTCCCTGCTGGGCTATGGTGAGACCGCTGACCTGCTGCGTTCTCACATGCCTCCTGTGATCGCTCGGGACTACTTCATGGCCCCCGCCAGCGTCATCAAGCTGCATGGGCCCAATCGCAAGATCGACGAGGAGGGTTCCAACCCCATCGTCAAGACGACTGGTCTGGGTTCCTTCTTCAGATGATCAAAGCCCCTCCAAACCGGAGGGGCTTTTGTTTGTGCAAACTCTCAGGCTATAATTGAGTCCATCAACAACATCACTGGAGAATCTCATGAAATCCATCTATGCTCTGATCGCCATCGCATTTGCAGGTGTGCTGTACCAGGCCGAATCGCAGGCCCAGGCGCAGGGCTCAGTGCGTCCGTCCATGTACATGGACGACACCCGCGCTGGCCTGGTGGACCCTGCACGCCAGGCCAAGGTGTATCGTTTTGACCAGTGGTACAACCTCAATGGTGAGATGGTGGTGTGCGCCGACAACAAGAAATCATTGTGCGTCGAGGTGGCTGACTCCATCCCGAAGGGGTACACATACCTTGGTTTCCAAATCAAGGATCAGGGCATGCTGGTCGTCTACATGACCAAGAAGGTGAATCGGTGAAAACTTTCTTCAGCTCTTTGCTCAGCGCCATGCTGGGTATCATCATCTACACTTCTATCCAGAGACATCCCACGCCACAACCAACCCAACACATCGTCATGACCGTCCCAGAGGCGGACTGGCGACTGAATGTGCAGACCCAGGAGCATGAGATTTGCAACAAGTCTCTCTATGGCTGCATATGGACGCCCGTCCAACAATTCCCTTCCCCTGGCACTCAAGTGTTGTCGGTGAAGGTCATCAATCAAAATCAACTTCAGGTGACATGGAAATGAGCACTCAGCAACTTCAAGACATCATGGGCCTGTTCCGCTCCAAGATCAAGGGCGAGATCACCATGATCAACCTGTACGGCTCCCAGGTGCGCGGCTACGGCCTGCCCACCAGTGACGTGGATGCGTTCATCGTGTACCACAACACCAGCCCCTCCATCCTGCGTGACAAGGGGGTCCACCACTTCGTCGAGGGCAACATCGATGTCACGGCTGTGGAGTTCAGCGAGTACCTGAGACGCATGGCTGCTTGCGACCCCCACATCGTCCTGGGTTCCATGGGCAGACCCTTGCTGATCGAGGACTCGATGGTCAACCTGCGCAAGGACGTGAACAAGGCAGTGACCTCGACTGGCGCCGTCGATCTGGGCAACAAGCTGCTGTCTCGTATCAAGGCCATGTACGAGTTCGGCAACGAAAAGCGGCCTTCCCTGAAGGATGACATCTTCTGCACCTACGCCCTGGGATTCGTCGAAAAGATGATCAAGGCCCCCGAAGGACTGGAGGATCTCCCGACCATCACCAGCGGCCACCCGGTCGTGCAGTCCTACGTCAACGAGCTGACCTGGGGCAACCGTCTGCTGATGACAGAGGATCAGATGGACATGTTGGCTGGTCACTCCGTCAATGTCAAGGCTGATCTGAACAAGCGTAGTCACCCGACAGTCATCCAGGGCAAGGGCCACAAGCAGCATGAAGGCGACGAGACCGACCTGACCATCGAGATCGGTCTGGCTGCTGAACGCCACTGGGAGGAGTGGGTGTGAAGAACCTGTATCTGTTGCTGGCTGCGGTCTCCTTTGTAGCCTTCTGTTACCCATTGATGGTCGGCATCTCCTGGACGTTCGAAGAGGGCGAGGGGGAGGAAACGCCATGGCACCGCAGATGGTACGTCATGTGGCCTTGCGCAGCCCTTTGCGTGGCCTTGACTATCAAGTGTCTCGGGGCCTCCTCGGACATCGAGCACTACTATCCGCAGCCAACACAAGAGGCTGACCCATCATGAACAAAGCCCCTCCTTGCGAGGGGCTTTTGCTTTGGGGCTATAATCTCGGCATGAAGACCAAGACACTCACCAAGAAACAGCAGGCCGCAAAGGCCGAATGGGAAGCCATCCTCGCCAAGCACTCTAAGCCCCTTGAACGCGGGGCCAAGGCTAAGGGCATCAAAGTGGTCAAACCCAAGACCGAGCCCTATATCCCCACTGTGATGTTGGACCCTCGTAGAGACTTGAGCAGACTCCCCAGCAGGGTGACTCCGGGAGGGGATGCCACCAAGCCCGAGCCGGTCAAGTACACAGGCACCCTCATCAAGGGAATAGCCACCATGCACAAGTCCAACGCTGTGCCTGTGCTGAACGATGAAGAAGCCAAAAGCATCTCAAGCATGCGCCGCTGACTGGATTCAGGGTATAATTCGTCATGATCAAAATCGCACCCCAAACAGACATGAACAAGATCAGCGCCATGTGCCTGGTCGCCCACAAGCTGACGAGGCTGTCCAAGTTATGGTCTCACGAACACGGCCATGGTCCAGTGTCCGCTTCCATGACAGTCTCCGTGGAGCTCATCCGTTCCGCTGGCCCTGATCAGCTGGTGAAGTGGTACGATGACTTCATGGCTTCGGTCCAACGGGAGGAAGAGGAACTCAAGGAGTTGGTGGCCAACCCAGAACCCCTTCCTCCTCTGGTGGACATGATTGATCAAGACAACCACGACATACTCGTAACAAGGGAGAAAGATGTCTGAAACGATGTCCGAGCAAGAGAGGGAATACCTCAACTTCCTCCAAAGCTGGCTGCACTGGCGCCGCATCAAACCTGCTGGTGGTTCCGAGAGGCCCGCCACCCCATTCAGCAGGTCTTCGACCCTACAGGAGAACGCATTCTGGTGGGCAAACAACCGCAGGCTCAAAGACCCCTACATGGTCCACAAGTTCATCGAACGCAGGTTCGAGCAGTGCGGCCTGAAGCTGATCTACACATTCGACAAGGACTTGTATCGTCACTGGGAGGATGTGAGACTCAAGCGGCTGTGGCTGAATCAGGCCCAACTCGAATGGGTTGAAAGCGAAGTGACCAGGCTGGGTGGCGTGGTCCCCAAAGGCAGGGTGTTCAAGGATTGAAATGGCACGCAAGAAGAACTACATGAAGGCTTGGGCCTCCTACGCCCACAAGAACTACATCTGTCACCGCGATGTGGCTCACCCAACCCTGACCCTCCGTCAGCGTCTGCTGATGGATGACTACGACATCAAGGAGATGGCCAAGTGGGTTGAGAAGGAACTGGGCAAGCCGGTCCCCGACCAAACCTGCTTGGACTGGAAGACCGTCCAGGATGTGGTGGAGTACATGGAGGACAACAGACCATGAACTACATCCAGAACGACCTCATGGAGTTCGTCCCAGCCGAGAAGGTTGGCGAGGTGGCCGGTCTCGGCCCGGATGACCAGAATGTCCAGACGGTCTGGAGCAACGATCTGACAGCAGTAGAGGCCGCGAACCTGGCTCTCGCTTTGGCCGATCTCATCGGGGTGACCGTCTCCCGGGAACCCATGGGTAAGACATTGGTGCTCACCAAGAAGGGCGGGTTCAGGCTCCCTTCTGGGGCTCCCAGATACCCGCAGTTCCAAAACTGAACAAAGCCCCTTCCCCGTGAAGGGGCTTTTGCTTTTCTCGGTTTGGGGCTATACTACTTTGATCAACAACATGTGGGAACACAAATGAAGTACCTCAAGGGATTCACACTCATCGAACTGATGATCGTCTTGGCAATCGTGGGCATCCTTGCCTCTATCGTCGTACCTGTATTCCAAGACCGCAACAACGACTCGGCCAACGTCGAGGTGGTCAAGTGAAGGTCTGGCTCCTGCACGATGGACATGTGATTGGTCAAACCCACATCGAAAGGGACAGCCGGGTCGCTGCTATCGAGGCGGCCAACAACTACTTGCCTCGTCAGTACCATCTGGCCAAGATGTCTGAATCACCGGTCATGCGCATACCTGGCCAGGGCTTCTACGTCTGCGTGGACTCCATCAAGCCCCTCTACGACGATCCCATGGAGCAGCTGAGAAGCGACATCGGCATCTCCGCTGACATGATCGCAGCCCAATCCCGCGCTCAAGATATGGTTATTGCCTGACCCATCAATTTCAGGTTATACTTCCCTCACCTTCAACCCATACGTGAGAAATATCATGGCCGTCAAAGTCAAGCTCCAATTCTGCAACAACGGAAATCTCCACATGCAGCAGTGGGCCACCAAGCCCACACCAGCCCAAATCTTCGAGTGGGTTGAGACCCTGAACATCTTCCGCTGGAAGCAGATGGTGGCCCTGACCATAGGTCGTCTGATCGACAACAACACCGCTGAATTCAAGCACGAGTATTTCGTGATCAACGTGGAGGTGGACACCCCTGTCCCACCCCACCCTCTGTACAAGGACACACCGTCTGAGGTGCTGGAGCGGGCCAAGTTCGAGACCTGGTTCAAGGCGCAGTACCACGAACGCCTGTGCCGCAACATGGCTGACCGCAGCTACAACGACCCGCATGCTCACACCATGTGGACTGCCTGGTTCGCCCGGGCCAACGACTGAAAGGGAATAAGATGGTTGATATCGCATACGTGGTGGCTGGCTACCAGTCCAAGACGCCCCTGTCCACCAAGGGCATTCCCACCCAGCAAGAGGTGGCCCAATGGATGCTGTCTCTGGATCTCGGAGAAGGATTCGCCAAGGAATACGCGGCGTTGATGGTCAAGATCGACGACGCTGTGGAGAACAGGCTGGAGAAGTTCACCGTCTACGCGGAAGGTGGCCGCCACTATTCGGTCTATTTCGATTGGAGCAAAATCATCATCGGTGCCCGGCAGATCATCGAGGAGTACGCTGAAGCCAAGTCTTCGAACGACTACATGAACGACCAGGGCAGTGGCACCGCTGTGGACAAGGCCAACAGGGCATTTGACGACGCCCAGGCCTCTCTGGACAAGCTGATCGAATCGTTCCCCACCAAGGCCGAGATCGATCAGCTGCTGGGCATGGCTGGTGAGCGAATCATCGACACCCATCTGCAGAAGAAATTCCTGGCCTTCAAGGAACACCTGGATGACTGACGAAGAGGACGACCATCTGATCAGATTGAATCGTCCACCCCTTGTGCAATTCCCTGCCCAGGGCATGAAGGTCACTCTGGCCTCTGGCGGCCCATGCATGATCATCATGGGAGTCACTGAAGATGGCGTCTGTGATGTCTGGTGGGATGACGCCGAGGGGAAGGTGCAGAAGTACAAGTGGGGTAGCTACATGCTCACCCCATGGCCCATACCGGCTGGTTTCAACAGATGAACAAAGCCCCTTCCCCGTGAAGGGGCTTTTGCTTTTCTCGGTTTGGGGTTATAATGGAGGCCTCAACAAACACACTGGAGCAACAAATGGAATTCAACCCAGCAGAAACCATCATCGCAGCTTCCTGCTTCATCAAATCTCTGGGCAATGACAAAGCCTTGTATCTGGACCTGAGCACCGACCATGCTCACATCATCCAGGGCAGCGACAAGGTCTTGATGACCTTCACCGCCAACTGTGACATCTACGACGCCGACGGCCTGCACATCGGTCGCACGGGCACCAGGGGAGGCTTTTGGGTCGTCACCCAATGCCTCTACGATGGCATTCAAGCGGAGCCTGTGCCCGACGTCTGGACCCGTGGCGCCCTGGAACCCACTTTCCGGCTGGAAATACGCTTCTTCGAGGCCTACGAGGCCTGGCAAGCGACCCGCACAGGGGCTACTGGTGGTTGAGTCGGTCATCCTCACAATCCTGGCGACGGGCGGTTGGTTCTTCTACTGCACCGTGTGCTCCCTCGAGCGAGGCTTGAACGTCATAACTGTGTTCAAGACCATCTTCTACCTGTACATGGCCTGCATGTTGCTGGCCATCGGCGGGTTGACTGCATATCAGCACTATCTGGACATGTACGCATGATCATCACTTTCCATCTCATCACCTCCGCCGTCGCCACTTTGGTATTTTGCTCGTTGGTAGGCATTTTGGTTGGGGGCGTATACATTGCCCTGCACAAAGCCCAAAACTTGAAGCAGGCGATGCCAGGCATCGCCCTGATCGTGTTGTCCGTGTTTCTGGCCATCGCCAGCATGGACCTCTACATCGAGTTCAAGGACTGGCTGCGACTGCAGCTGGATCTCCCCTGCTACCAACTGCTGAGGTGCCTGTGAGCCATCATCCCAGCGACCACGCAGCCAGCGGCGAGAAACACAAGGCCTCTGGCGCGATCAACGCCTACATGGTCAAGGGCCTCACCCGAAAGGGGATCGAGGTGTTTGACCAACTCGAGAGGAAGACCACGTTCCATCGTCAAGAGGCGGAACAGTACATCGTCGACCGCACCGGCGACGGGGCCAAGGAGCAATTCAAGCTGATCCACCCGGGCAGCACCAACATCAGAGCAAGATTCATCAAGGCAATAGCATGAACCGTTCCGTACAAGACATCCTCTGGAGCATGCAGAATTCCAGCATGCGCAACTACGCAGGCATACCCGGTCTGAGCAGCCATCTACTCGGAGCAGGCGAGGGCAACAACGGCACCGTGCGCATGTTCTCCAATGCTCGTAATCACCCTGAGTTCCTGATCCCGCACAGCCACCGCTACGACTTCGCATGTCTGGTGCTGAAGGGTAGCGTGACCAACATTCTGTACGTTCCTCTATCGGTGGGGACGGCTGAATCCGACGCCTGGTCCATCATGAAGCAGAAGTACAAGGGCTCGGCCGGTGAATACGACATGGAAGACACGGGCAAGTGGGCGTACTACAACACCGTGGAACAGCGCCACGGCGAAGGTGAGTGGTACACCATGACCAAGGATCAAATCCACAGCATCAAGTTCAGCAAGGGTGCCCAGGTGCTGTTCTTCCAAGGCCCCAACATGTCCGACGAGACGATTGTCCTGCAGCCCCGCATCGGCTCCGTGACCGTCCCAACATTCCACGTCGCGCCATGGATGTTCAAGCGTGACGGCGAACCCACACAAGATTGATAGGAGCAAGCAATGATCGACATCAGCAAGAATCCCTTCCGCTACCACAACAAGACGCAGGTGCGTCGCGCCATGTCCAATTTCCAGAAGGTCATGGACCAACTGAGCAACGGCCATGCGCCCCAGGTCTATGTAGGCGGCCACAAAGCCACCCACGGCGGCATCTGCTCGGCCTGCAGCCTCGGCGGGCCCAACATACCTTTGCCCAAGTGGGAGGGTTGGGTGGAATACTCTGGCTCCAGGGTGTTCCCCGTCCCAGCGCATCAATTGACGGCGGAGGAGGTCATGAAGGCGGCCAGCCATCTGCGCCGGGGCATCTACGACGATGAGCAAAGCAAGGCCGCGTTCATCAAGGATTGGAACGGCTACAACCACAGGGCCAAAGCGGGGGCGGCTTATGGGCTCTATCACAGAAACTCCTGGGACAAGGACAACTCATACGGCGCGGCCCGTCTGCGCCTGTTCTCGTGGCTGTACTACATGCTGGTCAAGATGCATGCTCACTACCACACCAAGGACAAGGGCATCGACTTCAAGCACAAGTGGCTGAAGGATGACTCCATTGGCGAGGAGTTCAAGACTTGAACACCGTAGCCATGGTCATCGCTCTGGAGGAAGAGGGCGATGACGAATGCAATGCTCAATGTGCTGAAGTGTTCAGCACAATCATCCTGGTGGCCTGTTTCTCTGTCGCTGTCGGGTTTATCTGCGGTCTGTATCGTAGCTGGAGGGGTTGATGAAAGAGGATGTGATCAACATCAAGTTGGAGGCCAGGATCAGGAAGGTTCTGATTCTGTACGAGGAGCTGATGGACATGGCCAGGGAAGGTTCCATCGCCCCGGGCGCCATCAAGGTCAAGAGCATGCGGGCTGGTTCCTTCCTCATGGAGATGGTGGGCTCCAGCCGTGAGCAGGACAAGATGTGGAGCGACTTGATCGAAATCTGGTGTCTCCAGAACAGCAGGCGCAAGGAGTGGGATGGCGACCACCCCTTCAACGCCAGCAGACAAGAGGCCATCGCCGAGCATCAGGGTGGCACACTCCACCTCAACAAGCTCTACGAATCGTTCATCGACTGGGCCATCAGGTATCTCCATGCCCCATGATCCATTGTGCCTCGCGCCGATGGGCGGAGCTTGCGATTGCTGGCTGATCCCTGCTAGCAACGTCACCAAGGCCAAGGCCGAGGATGGCAGTGATGTGTACGTGGTCAAACGGGACGGCCGCAAGCCGCATCCTGGTGATGGCCCCATGTTCATCAAGCCCAGGGTCGTCAGCGGCCCAAAGACCTATCGCACTGAATGCGGTCACTGCGGTTCAGTGGTCGACTACAACCTGACCATGATGCAAGTCACCCGGTTGGGTACGTCAAGGGATGGCCCCGTCCATCGCCCCATCATGCCTTGTCCCGTTTGCGGTACAAGGATCACCCACTATCACAACCTGGCCAAGGAGGCCCCAAAGGAAGCATGACAGAAGCAACGAAGACATTTGAGCCCAGCAACTTCCTCCAGAGCGAGGAGGAGATTCAAGCCTGGCTCGATGAAATGAGCATGGAGGCAGCCAAAGCCCGAGCGCGCCTGGCCGCCAAAGCAGAAGCCCCTGATGTGGTGCACACCCTGCGGCTCGATGAGATCGAGCTCGTTGAGGTGGTTGAACTCTGTACCGGCCACGCCCCAAGCATCAATGACATCCGTGAGGTGGGTTACGACCACCGACTCGGCACCGTCACCATCTTCATCAAGCACGGCCCTGACGGCGTGGGCCCCATCAAGATCCAGTACGGCATTCCTCGCGAGATCGTTGATCTCGACGCCGGCAAGCGCCTCAAGGCCGCGCGCATCTGGGCTGCTGAACAAGACCTGGCGGCTGCCTTGCTCGAGAGGGATGAGATCGAGAAGGAAATCACCTACGCCAAGCAATGCCTGGCTGCGGCGAAGGAAATGCCTGATGGCTATCAGTGAGACAAAGCTGATCATCTTCGAGCAGGCGCTCGGTTTCTATCTGTGGTCCTTCGCATCGAACACCCAACATACCGATGAGTTCCGCATCAAGCATCAACGTGAATCGGCCGCAGCGTATGCCTCGGCCAGAAAGAAAATGGGCATTGAATGAGCAAGTTCATCAAGTACAACGACACCAAGCAGTTCCGTGACATCAACTCCCATGTCCGCAACTGGTCCAACCACCATGGCGCCAAGCCGCCTGTGCTGATCTTCAGCGCCACCGTCAAGCTGCATGGCACCAACGCCTCGGTCATCTTCAGCGGTGAGCAGTGTGAGTACCACTACTGCCAATCTCGCAACCGTGTGCTGACTCCCGCCTCGGACAACGCAGGCTTCGCCGCATTCGTCGAGGGCACAGCCCTGGAGGAACTGCGGGCCATCGCTCTGGAAGTGCGCAAGGATCACCCCGGCAGCACACCCATTCAAATCTACGGCGAGTGGGCAGGCCCTGGTGTGCAGCCAGGAGACACGGCGATCCAGAGCATCCCCCACAAGATGTTCTTCGTGTTCTCCATCCGGGTGGCCGACGGCAACGAGGAGCACAACTGGCTGCGCCCGACCAAGTACATGGACATGACCCAAGACCTCATGTTCGAGGACGACCGTCAGCGTGTGCGCAACCTGGAAGGCATGTCCTGGTCTGTGGACATCGACTTCAACGCCCCGGGCGAGGCCGTCAACTGGATCACCAAGCTGGTCGAAGAGGTAGAGAACCGCTGCCCCGTGGGCGTCCAGCTGTGCGAGAACTGGGGCATCGAGCCTCGCACCAAGCTGGGTGAAGGTCTGGTGTGGCGTTGCATCGGCTACGTGGATGCCAATGGCGATCGCCACTACGTGGATGAGTACAACCACAACGGCGCCACCTACGACCTGCGCCAGCTGTTCTTCAAGACCAAGGGCGAGAAGCACAGCGTGACCAAGGTCAAGGTGCTGGTCCCCGTGGACCTGGAGAAGCAGAAGTGTCTCCAGGACTTCATCGAGTACGCGGTGACTGAGAACCGCATGCGGCAGGGTCTGGTCGAGCTGGCTTCCATGGGCAAGGAGCTCAAGCGTGAGCACACTGGCGACTTCGTTCGCTGGGTCCACGGCGATGTGGTGAAGGAAGAACTGGCCACCCTGGTCGCCTCCAATCTGGAACCCAAGCAGATCGGCGGGCCGCTGGCTCAAGTGGCCAAGCGTTTCTACCTGGCTCAAGTGGAAGAGGCTGCTGCGGTCCCGGCATAACCACTCGGCGCGGTTGGGCATAGGTTGAGCCTCAAAATTCAACCTATAATTCGTTCACCCTCAACAAACACCGCATGGTGATCAAATGTCCCAAGCTCAATCGCAAAACCCCTTCGTCCTCATCCTGCAGCACCTGCTGTCCCCCGAGGACATCAACGAGTACGGTCACATCGTGACGGGGCGCAGCAGCTGCTTTCACTCCATCGCAGGTGCGGTGTACAAGCTGGAAGCCACAGGCGCCCTCAAGGGCATCGACATCACCCTGATGCATGCCATGATCACCACCGCACGCCCCAAGGGCTGCGAGGAGGGCATCGAAGACCGGATTGAAATCCAGCGCCTGCGCGTCGAGACCGTCCGCATGCTGGCCATCGCATGGAAACACTGACATGTATCAACTCCACATCGCAATCTACGCCACCCTGTACTCCCGAGAGCCCAGTCAAGCCAACTCCAGCCAGCAGGCTTTGTCCTTCGAAACCGAAGCGCAGGCTGAGAAGGCTTTGGACCATCTGAGCAAGTCCTACCTGGCCGAAGGCTACACCCGCAGCATCACGAGGCTCTATGACCCCAGCTGAGCAGGATGAAGTCACCAGGATGCTGCTCGAACTGAACAGCATCCGGCCTGGGTTGTACCAGGCCATGCGCAAACAGGCTCCCCAGGCGGAGCCTGTTGTCAATGGTTGGACCAAGTTCCGTGACTGGTTCTTCGGTCCGCCAGCGCCAGCTCCTGAGTTGCCCAAGTGGCGGCCTGTGTACGGCGGCGACAAAGGCTGGATCCATGTCGAGGAGACCGAGGATGGCAAGCGCATCTCGTTCGCCTCGCACAAGGAGCACCACCAACGCCACTCTATGGATCGCAGCATGTACATCTTCACGATCAAGCCTGATCTGGAGGTGAACACCTATAGTGAATCGGTGATTCGCATGTGGATAGTGTGGTCCAGATATGAATGGCATCACACCCACAACCAGGAAGGTTGGGAGAAGTTCAAGGAGTCGGTGAAGTTCACCCTTGACAGTTTGCAACACGTCATTGAAAGGCAAAATGAGCAGGACCAAACGAGGCAGTAAGGGTTCGGGCTACGACTACGGGTCGCCACGCCCATTCAACAAGGGCTACTCCACCAGCCCATCGAAGGACAACACCATGGTGAAGCGTCGGGTGGCAAAGGCCGAGCGACAGCAAGGCAAACAGCAAGCGAAGGAGGAGCAGTGAGCGAAGCACAAATCGCAGATGACGAGGCTGCGAGGCTGAGCACCCAGCCAGAGATTGATGAGGACTTGACGCCGCGCGCCAGGCACATCAACACCATCATGCGTCTGGTGGACATGGGTCACTGGCCCGAGCAAGGACACAACATCGGAGACCTGGGCGGGGAGGATCGCACCTGGCTGTTCGCGAACCTGTACCTGAGAGGGTACACAGCCAGGTACAGTCACCACATCCAGCACTACCGCATGATCCATGTGAAGGTGTCGGATGAAGGCTCCAACAGCCAGTGGCACAAATCCAAACGATTGGGGGCTGGATGACGTGTACAGACGCTACTACATCCGTTGTCCAATCTGTGGATGGGTCAAAGGTCACGACTACGGGTGCCCAAGGGATCCCCTTGTACGCAGTGCTGGTGGACAGGGCAGTTGTGGCCCAGGCCAGCATCGACCGACTGGCCAAGTCCAATCTGCTTGAGCGTTTCATCAGGATCGAGGCGCTCAAGGAGCAGGTCAAGGAATACGAGACGCAACCACTCAAGCGGTACCACTACCATGTGTCTGGCAGCACAGGGGCAGAGGCATATCTGTACCATGCCAGCCAGGTCAGGCGCATCATGGGTCGCTACCCTCGCGGGGCCGCCCAGGCTGTGCTGGCCAATCTTCCTCCCTTCCCGGTGAAGTGATCAAAGCCCCTTCTAAGCGAAGGGGCTTTTGTTTTCAGGCTATAATGAGCATCCTTTCAACCAACATGTGAATGAACATGAACCAATACCAGCGCCACTCTGAAATCGGCAACTACACTGTGTTCGAGGCTATGCGGGAGGGCATCAAGCGCCTCAACATTGATCAAGACATCAGTTGCGGTTTGGTCAGTGTCCGCATGCGCACCTTCTACGAGCACGGTGTTGTGTGCGAGGGTTGCGGCCGCGTGGGTCAATTCTTCGCTGTCGAGCGCCCTCTGAACAGCACAGACCATCGTCAGTGGCACCTGAACCTGTACGATGCCGAAGGCATGCTGATGACGCATGACCATGTGATCCCTCGTTCCAAGGGCGGCAAGGACAACACCGACAACACACAGACGATGTGCTATGAGTGCAACCAGCGCAAGGCCGACCGCATGCCGCATGAAGGTCTGGGCCCTGTGAGGGCGCCCAAGCAGCCTCGGGTCACGATCAAGGATGCGGCCGCCCAGGTGGCCAAGGAAGTCGCAGAACGGAATGCGGCCTGGGCGGGCATAGGCGTCTCTGATGTCTGCGATGTGTGGAATCGCATGAACAAGATTCTGGGCAAATCCCAGGCCGACGCACCTGTGGTCAGCGATTGACTTCAGGTCCATTTTCAGCCCACCCGATACAAAGCCCCCGCAAGTCGTAGGGGCTTTCTTGGTGAACATTTTCAAGCTATAATAGGGGCTCCTCAACCAACACTTGATCCACATGTCCAGAACCACTCAACTTGCTGCTATCGCTCGGGTCATGAACTTGACCCCTCAGCAAGCGACATATCTGCCTGCTTGCGTGTCCGTCATCGCAAAGAAGATGAACATGCAGGAGCAGGCAGTGATCAACAAACTGGAAGACTCCAAGGAGCTGCGCGACTACGTCAGAGCAGCAATCGAGCAATCTGAACACCATTAAGGAGAGGGGCTTCGGCCCCTTCGCCGACATGACCACATACATCAACATCAAGAAGCCCAAGTTGCTCGCCTTCGGACAACTGGACCCTGGGGATCAGTTCATGATGTTCAACGTCCCACATCTGAAGCTCAAGATACAGGAGGCGCAGCGGTACAACTGCGTCGACTGCACCAACGGCATCGCCAAGACCGTGGGGGCTGGCCAATTGGTCCAGCCCATCAAAGAAGTCCACTACAACGCAGAGGAAATCATCGAGTGAAATACAAAATATTGATCAACGTCGACCGCGCTGTCGAGAAACTCTACCCCGCCTACGATGACTGAAGCAGCCCAACACCCAACGCCGCCAGGCTGGAACCCGATGGACACAGCACCCAAGGATGGTCGCCTGCTCCGCCTGATGGTCATGTTCGAGGCCCACGCGACCGAGGACGTTGACGGTCCAGCCCCGACCATCGGCCACAACAGCCTGACCCAGAACGACGATGACACCTGGTATTTCTCCGGTTGGTGCTGGGATCATGACCATTGGACCGAGGGCGTCGGTGTTCCAGTGGGCTGGCTGCCGTACCAGACATCGCCCATCAGCATGTTGCCCAAGCATCAGGGCGGTGGCGAGGCCCATCTGGGTTTCGTCAACGGCTGGAACCTGGCAGTCATGCAGGTGAACCAGGACATCACAGAACGCAAACCCGTGGCCTGGCGCGGCGTGAACGTTGACGGCGAATACATGTACTATGATGAGTTCCCCAAGGAGCTCACCGAAGAACAGCAACGCCAAATCCACCTCCGGGCACTCTACGAATAGGAGCAATCGATGAGCAACAAGAAATCCACATACTACCATCACCACAACCCAACGGCCAAGGAGATGGAATCCTTCGCCGACATCACAGAAGGGCAGATGTTCTATGTGGGCGTGATCGGGCCGTACCTCAAGGTGGACCCCAACGTCATGAGCGTTTGTGAGTTGGGGAGCGAGACCCGCTACAACGCCATCCAGTGCATGTCCTCGGCAGGTGCGGTGTTCCCTCCCGAGACCAAGGTCAATATCGTGACCGACGTCACTTCGGTCACCAAGTTCCCGAGAGGATGACTGTCATCCTCAAGGGCAATGGTCATGTGGAGGTGGTTGAGACGCCCAATCCGCAGGCTGACCACTACCGGGATGCGATAGCCAGAGCCTGTGAAGGTTGGACGTTGCCTCCTGACCTCCGCAAGATGCTGGAGACGGCCCTGTGGAATCCACCCCCACCAACCATCCAGACCATCGCATGAACAAAGCCCCTTCCCCGTGAAGGGGCTTTTACTTTTGGGTAGATCAAGCTATACTCTTCCCATCACCAACCAACTGAGCAAATCAGATGAACATCACCACTGACAACTTCCACATCATCCGAGACGAACTGCACAAGATGCTGCAAGGCAAGAAGAAGAACAACAGTCGTCAATGGCGCCGCACCTGGGCTCGTCTGGCTCCTATGGGGTTTGTTCGCATCATCTTCGGCTCCGGCAACGAGCTGACCCGCACCCGCATGGCCCAGCTGGAGCAGCTGTCCAAGGAGCTGGTGTGTCTGATAGACACAGAATCCATCTACGGATCGGGCTTCAAGCATGACGGTCTGGTGATCGAGAAGAAGAAATTCCAGTGCTACATCACATTCCCCATCCCCGAAGGAGAAGTCAGCCTGCGGGCACAAAAGATCACAGCTCGGTGCCTGCTCAACGTTTTGGCCGACCTCAACCTGTACCGTGAGCCTGACTGGGATGCGCGTATCCTGGCCTTCGCCAAGACGCTGTCCGAGCGTAAGGCGTACAAGAAGCAGGTTGCCGCCAGATTGGCTACCAGACTGCAGGCATTCTATTGATCGGTTGCCCCTCAACAAAGCCCCTGCTAACCGTAGGGGCTTTCGTTTATCAAGTTTTCAGCTATAATAAATCCATCTCAACCAAGACAGACTGGAAACTCAAATGGCCTCCTACATCAACGAAATGGACAAGATCGCTCGCACTCTGACGCTGGACATCAGCCGCGCTCAAGCGTTGGCCCTGACTCGCATAGCCGGTCTGCTCAAGCAATCCAGCAACCTGGAAAACATCCGCGCGGAACACGACCAGATCATCAAGGACATGAACACGCAGGTGACTGACCTGTGCTCCGCAGCAGAACGTGCTGAGGCGGCGATCAACGCCCGCTTCCCCAGCGAGGGTTGATGAACCAAAGCCCCTGCTAACCGTAGGGGCTTTGCTTGATCAAGATTCTCAAGTATAATAAACTCATCGCAAACAAGACATCACTGGAGATCGCCATGAACACCTACCTGATCAATGAAGACAAGGCCCCCATCGCCGACAAGGCTTGGAAGATCACAGGCCCCAAGTGGGTGTCTCGTCACGGCAAACAGATGACCAGCCAACTGTTCTCCATCGGGCGAGTCAACGGCTCTGAACCGAAGCAGTACGGTTGGCAACTGGTGATCCGTGAAGAGGGTCAAGTGTACATCATCGTTGAGATGTTTGTGAACACCAGTCAACCCACGCACTGCCAGACCATGACCGAGGCCCTGTGGACCCTGCGCGAAATCCTGGCGAGCGAGATTCGCAGCGACGTGCGTTCCACCAACAACCACTGAATTCCCCTACGGTACGCTTGGGTATAAAAATATCAAGCAAAAATCAACTATAATAAATCCACCTCAACCAAAACACACTGGAGTCCACCATGACCAACGCTTACCACACCGCACAACGCAAGGGCTTCACCAAGGGCTCGGCCAACACCTACAACTGCCGCATCTGCGGTCACCTGACACGCCCCACGGGCCGTGGTGACAACGATGGTCTGCGCCTGTGTGAACTCTGCTACGAGCTGGCTGGTGAAGAGAACAGCTACAGCGACAACAAGGAGTTCTATGACACGCCCCAGAACGTGCTGAACATGATCGCTGGCGTGGCCAAGCAAGGCGGCGACGCAAGCCGCTGGGACGAAATGAAGGCTGACGCCGAGCGCCTGCTGGGCATCGCTTCCGTCAAGGTCGAGGCTGAGGCTGCTCCCGCCGCCCCCACCAACGATATCCCCGAGGCCGCCAAGGTTGCGGTCGAGCGTCTGCTGAAGCGTGCCACCGAGACCAAGGAACCCTGCCGCACCTACGCAACCCAGGCCTCCTGCCTGATCGCCGCCAAGAAGATGGCCCAGGCCACAGCCAACCACTTCGCCCTGGACCAGTCCAAGGATGCAGTGCCCGCTGACTTCTTCATGATGCTGATCCCCAACCTGAACCGCTGGACCTTCTGCATCCACCTGAGCGAAGTCATCAAGCGCGAGAGCAGCACTGGCGGCTTCCTGGGCTTCTGCTCGGACATCTACACCTACTGATCCACATGGGGGCTTCGGCCCCCACACAAGGAGAGCACCATGGCCCAAAAGCCGACCAAGTCCGAGCTGGCATTCAGCGCATTGGCCGTGGTAGTGCTGTCTGCGAGTTTCGCTGGCTCGTACTACCAGGACACGCCAGAACACAAGGCCAAGAAAGCTCAGCACCAAGCAGATCAGCTGCGCCAGCAAACGATCTGTGTTCATGGTGTGTTGTTCATTGACCAGAAGGGCGTCAAGTCCCAAATCCTCTCGCCCGAAGGCAAGGGCCTACCATGCAAGGAGCATTGATACATGAAGATGTTCACACGACTGATCGAAGATGAAAGCAAGTGCACCTGTGACCCATACTTCTCCGCTGGATGTGATTGCGGCGAAGGCGGTTGTGGATGCAGTTGCTGCGTCACCTGCAACATGTGCGAGCACTGCCGCGAAGAGAAGGACGATGAGAATCAAGTTCAGCCATGACCAACAGGATGTGCTAGGCTGGCGCCTGGCCATGTCCGACGAAATCCGACAGGTGTTCGAGGACACCAAGGGTCTGGAGCACCTGGCCCCTGATGTGCTGGTACGAGCTGATGAGATGTACCGCCAGTTGAACAACTTCCTCTACATCGATGTCGAGCACTGCGACTTGGACATCGAGATACTGTGCGAGGCCCTCGCAGGCACCACTTGGCTGGCTCTGTTTGACCCGGCCAACGACACCCGCAACCACGCCAAGCGTTTCTCTGCGGCCAAGACCAGACTCAAGAACACATGGTTGGTGATCGCCAGGGCTTTTAACCTGCCTGAAGACCACATCATACTCCCGGAGTGCTGACCATTCCCCTACAGCCCGGTTGGTCAACCCGATCAGGTATAATTGCCACACATACAAGGACTCACACATGACTCTCGACACAAACAAGACCATGACGCCAGACAGCGTCAAGCCAGCGGGCCGCATCACCCTCTCATTGCAGCCATACGACAGCACGTTGAAGGTGACCCACCCCAAGACCAAGGGCGTGTACTTCTGCCTGGTCACGGACGATGCAGGCAGCAGCAAATTCTACCAGACTCTGCTGTGGGACAGCGGCAACTGGAGAATCCAGCGTTCGTTCGGGGCAATCGCTCACAGAACGGTCCTGGCCTGGTCGCCCATTGATGAGGAACCCACGGCATGGGATGCCTTCATCCAACAGCAGATGGATGAGTGCCGCAAGCGCGAGCGACGCAACATCCTGTCCGAACAGATCGTCAACAAGCGTGCTGAGCTCAACGAGCTCGAGCAGGAACTCAACCAACTGAGGGGATAGAAATGAGTGGATTCATTCGTCAAGCCGGTCCAAGTGGTCAAATCGCAATCGGCAGCCTGGAATGGCACCAGGCCTGGAAGTGGTTCATCGAAGCTACCAAAGCCGCAGGCTACACGGTCGTCGATGCCGGGATCGACGCAACCCACAGCGTGCTGGTCAAAGATGTGGAGCGACAAGCGCACCTGTTCAACGGCCAGACCATCATTCCACGCAGTCTGACCCGCTCGGACGACCAGATGTGGTTCAACTTCTCGCTGGGCTGTGGCGAGCATGCTGAGCCCAGGTACAACCCATTGGTCGATGTGTCCGGCGAGATCATGTTCAAGTCCCCGAACTGGGACACCATCTGGGGTGACTTCATCTGGTTCACAGACTGCGGCATGAAGCTGGGTGGTCGCATCGAGAACATCCCTGCAGGCGCTGAGGTCCGTCGCCGCCTGGTGACCCAGGGTGATGACCTGTTCACCGCCATCAACGACCATCACCACTACAACGCAGTCATCAGGCCTTACAGCATCATGAGGTCTGAATTGGCAGCGGGCAAGATGCAACTCATCCTGACCTACGTGATCGAGAGCGAAATCCCAGACCGCTCTCTGGATGTAGGTGTGAAGTTACACCACTACAACCATCTCTACCAGGATACTCGCCCCAAGAAGGCTGGCGACTACATCTGCTTGATCTCAGGCACAGGCCGCATCCACTGGCGCTTGCTTGCATGGGACGGTCACGATTGGAAGGGTGGACAGGGTGGTGACATCTACCCTGCCTCCTGGGTGATGGCCTATGGCCAGACAGACATCGTTGCGGACGAGGCCTGGAGGAAATTCAACGAGATGCGCAAGCGTGATTCCTTGGTGGCCGAGCAGCAACAGTTGACCAAGCAGATCGATGCTGCCCGGTTGTCCCTGGAGAATCTGATCAAGAAGCAGGCAGAGCTCAACCTCAGGATCGACGATGTTGACGGCTGACGTCGCCCGGCAGCGCGCCGAGGAGCGGGCCAAGGTCAAGCGGGAGGCAGCCCACAAGCTGTACCTGCACGACCTCGCCAGGCGTGAACCATGGGCTGTCCTCAACAGGAAGATTCTCAATGACATCGAACGGTCGATGGACAATGGTGGCTTCCGCGTCTACATCAGGCCTGACAGGGAATACTTCAACGGCCAACCGGACCGGCACGCCCTGTTCGAGTGCAACCGATACCTGCTGACTATGGGGTTTGATACTGACATCAACTTCAACTACGGCAGCCCCATTGAAAACAAACTTGTTGTGAAATGGACTTGATATGACCTACATCATGCTGATAGTGTTCACCCTTGTGAATGGTGATGCTATTCACACCCAACAGGTCCAGTTCACCAGCGCCAACGTGGCTGCTGAGGGGTTGGCCCACTGTCGAGCGAAGGCAGCCATCAGGCGACCGACCTACAACATGGAGTGTCAACCGCTCTGGACCAACTGAACGCAAAGCCCCTTCCCCGTGAAGGGGCTTTTGCTTTTGGTCGGAGTCAAGCTATAATTCGCCTACCTCAAACAACACTGGAGCATTGACATGATCACCAACTTCTACATGAACAACGAAGACTACGTCATCATGGACAACCATGATGACGGCGGCTCCATCCTGGTCGCGCCCTTTCACGACCAAGCCAACGTGCTGATGACGGTCACCCAAGACCTCGCTGTGTTGGACAAGAGCGGCAAGCAGATCGGTCAGATGCAATCCTTCAACGGCGTGATCCGTCTGATCCAGTTCGACTACACAGAGTTCGTGGCTCCTGTGGCCGAGACCCCCTTCGTGCGGTACAACGAAGCCCTGGACGAGATCGTCAAGGAAACCTTCCGCTGGTATGCCCTTCATGACTGTCTCTGACCCCTGGTGTGGCCGGGTGTATTCCGTTAGAAACCCACCTGGCCCTTACAACCTTCCCTCAACGCAACATCCCCGATAGGATCACACGAGAATGTCCGACAAAGAAGAGAGCAAGGGCCTGAAGCTGCTCAGGCAATTCTGCCATGACTACAGGCACTGGGTGGAGGAGGGTGCAAACCCGCATTCAACCTTCAAACGCCACAGCGGTCTGTGCCACATGTTCTCCCAGTGGGTTGATCAATGTCATGGCGGGGTGGGTTACTATGAGGGTATGGCTGAGATGAGCAGCCTGTTCAGCCAATACCCCAACTCCGGCTACCCATTCGGCGGCAATGTGGCTTTCTACGACGAGGGCGCTAACAACACCAAACACAAGAACCCGCTGCGGCTGGCGTTTGTCAATCACCTGGCCGATGGGGAGACCGGCGCACCCAACAAGGGGCTGGCCTACCAATTCCATCGGTTCAAGTACTGGCTCAAGTACTGATCATCAAAGCCCCTTCAACCGAAGGGGCTTTTGTTCGTCTGGGTCTCAAATCAAGTATAATTCCCCTTGAGCAATCTCGCTCTATTGTGAAACTTCAACCTACACATGACTCTCGCAACCTACATCATCCTGATCGTGAACGCCATCGTTGGTGCCATTGGTGGAACCATCATATACAAGATCATGCTCCTGGGTGATGAACCTGTAAGCAAGCACGTGAAAGTCATCCTGTGGATAGTGCTGTTTGTCTGTATCACCCTGATGGGCGTCGGCTTCAGCGCTGACCTGATTCAAAATACACTGGAGCATTGATGTAACCTGACCAAAGCCCCTTCGCCCGAAGGGGCTTCTCTCATCCACTATAATCACTGCTATGAAAAAGAACCCAACCACAACCCATGACGTCGTCAGCGATGCTGAACTGGTCGAGGCCTTCAAGGGCACCAACTTCGGCACTGATGATGTCGTCTTCTTCCGCGAGATGCTCCAGGCGTCTGTGCTCCAGCAGGCTTGCGGATGCTCCTGTGGCCACACTATCACCGGTGTCATGGTGGAGCTCAAGCTGATCGGACCCAATTTCCACATGCCCACCAAGAAGGGCCAGCGCCTGATGCGCCTGGCTTTCCATAAACAACTCAAGAAGGCAGGCTGACCATGCGCTTCCGTTCCCGCCATATGTCTCAAACCCAGAAGAGCCTTCTGGGTGGCTTCGCCAAAGCCTATGACGATTGGGTCAAGGCTGGTGCGCCCAACCACAAACCATTCAACCGCAGCAATGGCCTCTGCCGCAATCTGCTGCATTGGGTCGAGTGGAAGGGGCTGGAGCGAGAGAACCTGAGCGCGGCCATGTCTCGCTCCTGGGGCATCTTCACTAGCTACCCGTTCGGTGGATCCACAGCCTACCAGATCGAGGAGATGAGTGGGCTGCTACATCACAACACTCAACGCATGCAGTGGATCGATTGGGCCAAGGCCGGGTGCAAGCATCAACGTGCCTGGTGGGAGCGAGACAAAGATGATGTCGAATGGTGGATGAGGTACGCATGATCCCAACCCAAACTCTCAACACAACTCGTCAAGAAAGTGGTCAAGCCATGAATAAGCAATACAGTGAACGGCTGTCCAGCCAAGGCCCGGTTGGTGAAGTCACCAACCACATCGAGGTTGTCACGGCCTGGGCTGCTGTCATGGAAGCCACTGGCGCCCATTCCATCACTGCCAAGTCAACCGATTCTATGCGGTTGCTGTTGAGCGAGAAGGGGTACAAATCCCACTCGACCTTCCTGAGCGAGATTCTGGCAGGCACGGCGGCACAGCGTCGGGGGCTTCGCATCATCCCTGAGAAGGTGTTCCGCAACAATGGCCACCTCATGATATCGTACCAGTCTGTCCCGATCCATGCGGCGGAGGATATGGGCATCTACGGCAGCCAGTTGACTTACAAGCACATCAACGGCCCCACCGGGTTGCTGCCTGCCAAAGAATACAGTCAGGTGTTCGAGGACTTTGCCTGGTTCAACGGCTTCACCATGGGCACTCCAGACCCTGGCCGCACGAGGCCTGTGCAGCGGGTTTACATCGACTCGTTGGGCGCATTGGAGTACCCCGCCGCATGTTCAGTCGGCCCTGATGTTGTCCTGCATCCCATCTCCGCCGAGAGGGTGTCGGGCGGTCTGGAATTGCTCTTCTCTCTGTCCAACAAGCCCAGGGTGGACCTGAGCAAGTTCACCCTGGCAAGCGACAAGATGCCGGAGAAGGATGGAGCCTACTGGGTTCTGGGTCGCGATCACAACAAGAAGAACTTCTTGGTGTGCACTGGCTGGGATTCTGAGTGCAAGCGCTGGACCATCAACGACGGGACGCGCGCCAACCGTGAAATCCTGATGTGGTTGCCACTGGAGGAGCCTGTGACCCTCAGCGAGCTGGTCATCCACTACGAGAAGGCCAAGGGTCTCAGCGACCAGCGCAAGAAGCTCAACACACTGGAGCGCGACCGGAAGCAGATCGAGCACCAGCTGGCCGAGAACACACGCATGATCGAAGAGGTCAAGCAGAGCCTGGGGTTGTGAACATGGACAACAACCCTCACATGGATGCTCTGATCCAGCAGTTCGCCCAGGAGTACCGTCACTGGGTGGTCGCTGGTTGCCCTGATCACCCTTGCTTCAAGAAGGAGGATGGTCTGTGCTATGCGGTGTCTGCATGGTACAACCGCAAGAGCCCAGACAACCCATGGGGTGACCTCAAGCTGTCCTTCTACATGCAAGACCATCTGTTCGCCAAGGGGGAGAAGCTGGTCAAATACCCCTTTGGCGGAGTGGAATTGTACATCCATGAGTACAAGAAGCAGCGGATGCCGTATAATCCTCTGCGTATGGCTTGGATCGAAGCCAAGGCTGATGGCGTCCTAGGCGTGCCGCCAATCAGCTGGTCCACCCGTTGGAAACATCTGATCTACATCATCAAGAACAGACTAGCAATAGGATTCTGATATGACCAATCAAATCATCAAGAACGAAGGCCCTGTTGGCCACGTGGCCGTGAACTCCCTCGAATGGGAACTGGCCTGGAAGCATTTGAAGCAGGTGACAGGGGCTGGTGTGATAGGGGACCGCCATGACCCCAGACACCACCCACTCAATACCAACCGGCAAACGTTGACCCTGGATCGCATCAACGAGCACAAGTTCAACAAGGAGACTGTGCTGGTACCAGTCTCATTGGAGCGAGTGAGGTTGGTTCCTTCGACCATCCTGCTGCGTTTCGACTTCGTCGTCATCAACCTGTCTGAACTCAGCACAACCGTCCGCACCAGCGACTACCCTGACACCAGCACTTGGGCAGGGATGAAAAACACCCCAGACTACGAGGCCAGGGTTTGGAAGGACTTGATTTGGGCCACACCCAATCACGGGTTGACTCTGAGCTCCAAGGTGGGCCAGGGTGCCATTTTAGTGGACAAGGTGCCCATGCAGACAGTGTCTCTGCACATCAGGAAGCCCGAGGAGATGGTCGATGCTCTGAAGTGTGTGCCATATGGTGCCACCATCCATCCGATCATCAGGACGGTGAACACTGCTTCCCTGGGCAGCGACAGCCTGTATCTGCACTTCGGTTGGACACCCGCAGCCGTGGCCGACACCAGCGACGGGTTCAAGCTGTTCCCCCACAACAAGCCAGGCCGTGGTGGGGTGTACTGGTGTCTGATGTCCAACAACAAGATTCGCCAGCTGCACTGGAATGACGTTGACCGGAAGTGGGTCAACACCATGGGCTACAACATCAGCGAGATGGTGTGCATGTTCAAGGAAGCCGTCTGCCCTTACAGCGTCGAGCAGCTGGTTGCCTCCTACGAGGCCCAGATCAAGGAAGCCGACAAGGAGGCCAGGAAGGCGAAGCTGGTTGAGAAGCTGGGGGTGTTGCGCATCCAGCAGGAGGCCCTGGAAAAGCAACTGAAGCAACTGGGATGACATCATGAGCTATCAATCTGACATACAAAACCTGATCGGCCGCTACACCCCATCTTCCTCTGAAGCCTGGGGCCGCATCTGGTTGCCCGTCGCTCGGAGGATGGACCTGGGGTTGGTTGCCTCGGAGAAGCACTTCAACGAGCACAACCCTCCTGCCATCGGGTCTGAGATCAAGTTCGAGGGCGAGACCTACAGGGTCAAGCAGTTGACTCTCACCAACGATGCGGACATCCAAAGGCTGGCTGCCCACAGCTCGGGAAAGCTGATCGCCCTGCACTGCTACGTGAAGGATGAGCACAACCGACGCCATGCAGTCCTTCACTACGCCATCCAGTCTGACCTCAAGGGGTTCAAGCTGTTTGACATCGGTGACCAGAGTTGCATGCCTGAGATGCCAGGCGCCTACGCCTGCTTCACCCGCGATCTCAACGTACAGCTGTTGGTCTGGACGACAGACCCCATGCCCACCAGCGGTGGTTGGGATTGGGAGTGGAGGCGGCCAGGCATCAGCAATGACCGTATCCCAGCCGAGAACGTGCTGCTGTTCCACCCCAACCGTATCCTTGTCCCCAAGTCGATCGCGCTGAAGAGGGGCTACGACGACCTGCTCAACCACCGCACCAAGGCCAAGCACCTGGAGCAGCTGAATGCTGAGATGGCCGAGCTTGACCGTCAGAGGCAAGAACTGCAGGCCCGCATCCACGCCGCCAAGCAATCGAGCTGACGCAAGACCATTCTCAGAACGTTGATGAATTCTACGGTATAATTACTTCGTTGATGTTCATTTGGAGAATGGTATGATAACGATGGCAGCCTTGTCGATCAATAACACAATCGTGCTCAAGAAGGTGTTCGCAAAGCGACCTGATGACACCCAGCTGGAGACCTGGCTGGAGGACAACTGGTCTGTCACCAGGCCTCACTGGAAGGACATCCGCGATCTGATCGAGCAACTGGTGTCCAAGAGCAAGAACGTGTCCGTGAAGCAAGGCGTGGTCACTCTGATGCTCGTCTGAACAAAGCCCCTCCAACCCGGAGGGGCTTTTGCTTTCTCGCGTCTCAAGCTATAATAGAGCCTATGACCAAAACATTCAACCCATTCCGTGAGGCTCTGGCCTACCTGAACACCCCACACGATATGGACCGTGGCGGTATCAACCTCAAGGTCCGCAATTCCTTTGTGTGCTTCGCCATCGAGCGGGCTGGGGCCAATCTGAGCGATGAGAATCGGCATCTGTGTAAGATGGCCACGGCATACATCGATTCGATGATCATAACTGTCAAGTCCGATGACAGCCCCACTATCATCAAGTGGCTGCGGGTCAACAGCCCTGAATTCCGAGCATCTGAAGCCGGGACTAAAGACCATGCACTCAAGTACGATCTGCTGCAAGCGTACCGCTGGCGCTGGCTCACCCACATGGCTGATCAGTACGACCAAGGTCTCATCAATCTCTGAGGACAAACGAATGACAAACAAATTCAACCCATTCCGAGAGGCGCTGGCCTACCTCAAGACCGCCCCAGGCTTCTATCGAGGCGAATACCCTCAACACCCAGATGCCAGGGAGGATGAGTTGCTGGCCATGCAACAGGTGGTCAGTCGCGGCCAAGACATCGATGACCGCAGCATTGCTAGGAAGGCGATCATGCTCTTGAGGGACACCATGGCTCCCCACTCCAACTTCGAAGACTGGCTCAAGGCGCACATACCAGGAGTGAACACCGAGGACAAGGATGACGTACAGGTGCGACGCTTCGTCCTGCTGATCGAATTGGCCAATGACTACGACAACGGAACCATCCAATTCACTTCCAGGGTCTGAACAATGATCATCACCGTCATTCTGCTGCTTGGCTGCGGCTCCTGGTTCGCCTTCAACGGCGTGTCTCTGCTTTTCAACCACAGCGGCGACGCATCTACCATCCGTGGATTCTTCTACATGTTCCTGGGCATCATCATGCTGATTGCTGGAGGCATCCAAGCAAAGCAATCCTACATCAACATGTGCGGAGGCTGGGCATGAACGACAAATTCAACCCATTCCGAGAGGCGCTGACGTACCTCTACACCCTGCCCGGGCATGACCGTGGTGGTGTCCCGAGACACAAGGGGCCCAGAATGTTCATCTGTCAGTGCCTGGAGAGAGTAGAGGACAACCAGCGGTCCATCGTGTCTCCTGAGTTCCACCTCAAAGCTCAACAGTCCAAGGCTGCGGTGCGTCATGTCCAGAGGATGCTTGGTCGGAGTTGCCTTGTGGTCGAGAACTGGCTGAGCATCAACGTGCCTGGCTTCAAGGCTCAGCGGAGGAAGGACGGCAAGGCCATGGCCTACGATGTTCAAGCATACCGCTGGCGCTGGCTCAATCACATGGCTGATCAGTACGACAAAGGGGAGATCGAACTGTGACCAGGTTCTACGACCCATCCCGTGATCATGATCTGTTCGGTCTGGCCATCACCCATCTGACGAAGGCTGAGAAGTTCAATCACCTGAACCGCGCCTACGACTCACAGACCTTCACCAACATCTTCGCCGCCATCAGTTTTGCCGCATGCAGAGCTAATCTCCCCGATGCATTCGTGTTGACCGAACGCTTCCATAGAGCCATGCTCCGGGAGATGAACCAGGGGCGTACAGTCCCAATGCTCAAACCCTTCAGGAAGGCCCGCTTTCACTGGTCTATAGAGACATGGCTACGTGAGCACAGCAGGGATGCCCGAGGGCTCTATCACATGTATGGCCTGTCTGACTTCAGTCGTCACCCCAAGGTGTTGGAATACAAGCTGGCCTGGCTCATCCATCTGTCTGAGAAATATCGCAAAGGAGACCTGCGTGTCTAAACCATTCAACCCATTCAGGGCCGCACTGCCCTTCCTGAATGTGCCCACTGAACTGGAAATCCCAGACAACCTTGTGGACGAGTCGAGGAAGAGCATCTACGTGTGTCATGCAGTGGTCGCAGTCCATCGTTCTGGGGTCAACGCGAAGGAACGCAGAGCATGCATGTTCGCTGGCGAGTACATCAGATCGCTTCTGGGCAAGCACTACACCGTGCGTCAATGGTTGCTTGAGCATTGCCCTGAGTTCAAGGCCATGGGCGAAGATCAATGGCAGATACGCATTGATCTGGTCCAGGCATACCGGCATCGCTGGTTGACTCACATGGCCGACCAGTTCGACGAAGGTCTCATCATCCTCAAGGATTAACCGACATGAACAAGATATTCAACCCATTCCGTGAAGCCCTCAAGCACCTGAGGACATCCAACGACCTCGACCGAGGTTTCCATCCCTTGCACAAGGACAACGAGAACTTCGTTTGCTGGGCTCTGGACTGCGTCAAGGACAATCAGAAGTCCATAGAACAGGGGAGGCACAACTCAGCATTGTGTGATGCTGCCCAGTACCACATCAGGGATTTGTTGGTTGGGCAAGCGACGGTCATCAATTGGCTTCAACGCTACAGCCCAGAATACAGGAGCATACGCAATGAGTACGACAGGGGCCGCATGCTGCACAGGCTTCTCCAAGACCTCCAACAAGCCTACCGCTGGCGCTGGACATTGTCTATGGCTGCTGAATACGATGCTGGTAAGAACAACTTCATCAAGCAGTACATGATCGACCTGGGACGCAAGAACATGGGGGTTGAGGACTGATGGATGACCTCATCTCCTACATGTTCTGGGACCGTGGCAACGTATACAATCCATTGGATCATCAGGCCCATGTGACTGCTCGTTGGACGCACCATTGGAACATACACAGGCGCTGGGAGTCAGAGAACAGACCCATGGAGCCGGTTGAGTACCGACCTCCAGCCACCCAGAAGCAAATCCGAGAGGCCCGCGATTGGGCCATTGAAGATAGGATGATTGAATCCTACTGACACAAGCCCCTGCTAACCGTAGGGGCTTTTGCTTTCTCAACTATCAGGTTATAATTGATCTCATCGCAACCAACACTTGAAAGCCGATCATGAACAACGAGTACAAGCAAGGCTGGAACCTCCGAGTGAGCAGCGCATATGCCACCAACAAGCAAGTGCGCCCCTTCACTGGTGCAGGTTCCAAGGCCAAGAACGATGCTCATGAGGACGGCTTCCGCGCATGCAACAGCGCCTTCATGAAGGCTGTCGCCACAGCAATCGAAGCAGGCGTGAACCCCACCTACCCCCAACCCATCTGAGGACACCGTCATGACCAAGTACACCGTTGTCGAGATCAACACCAACGACACCACCCAACGTCGGGTTGCCGTGCTGGAAGGCACCCTGCAAGAAGTCATGGAGCGCGCAGCCAGCCGTTCTCACTGGGTCATGGGCGACCTGAAGCTGTTCGCCCCAGGTGACGTCCTCGTGGCCCACAAGCAGTGGCGTGACCAGCAATGGACGTTCATCTTCAATGTCCATGAGCGCCTGGGTGACGAGCAACAGCATGAGAGCCAGATCGAGTGCTCCAGCCTGACCGAAGCGAAGGAGATGGTCCAGGGTGATCACAAGTGGCTGTTTGGCGATCTGATGATCAAGGATGCAACAGGCAAGACCCTCAGCAGCATGAAGTGGACCGACAACGAATGGAGCGACGCAGCATGAACACAGGCGTCTGGATGCCCAAGCGCATGGATCTGTGGGAGGCAATCGAGGCGGACGCCTTCGTGGCCCAGAGACTGAAACCCAAGCCATACAAGGATTGGGTGGAGTTGGATACTGATCAGCTGTCCATCTGGTCGTGCAAACCCAACCTGGTGATCATGCTTGTCATGTCTGGTGGCGACCAGGTTGAAGGGCACAAACAAGTCAGACAGTCGATGGCCAACATGGTCGCCGAGGCATACCCTGAACTGGCCACCAAACACAACCTGGTCATCGACCGCAAACATGAATACTGGAGAACCAAGTGAGCAAAGCCCCTTCTTAATGGAGGGGCTTTTATTTGCTCAAGTTTTCAGGTTATAATTGATCTCATCGCAACCAACATCTGAAAGCCGATCATGAACATCGAACAAATCAACGCAGAATACCGGGCCAAGGGCTACAGCAGCACGGCCATCACCGTCGTAGCAGTCGATGAGGAACGCATGGAAATCCGCAAGGACGAGACCGCCACCATGCTGGCAAGCCTGTACATCCTGACACCCGATGGTCTGATCCGTGGCAAGCACGACAACCGCAAGCTGGGCAAGAACGCCATGTCCCTGCGTCAATCGGTGTACAACGCCGCCCGTATCGCTGGTTTCAAGTTCAAGGCCAACTACGACAACAAGTGAGCACATCATGACCAACATCTACCTCGCATCCGCAATGACTGGTGCCCACATCCAAGGGGCCTACTCCACAGAGCAAGAGGCAAGGCAGGCCCTCCAGGCTCTCGCTTTCGAGATGGCCGCTGGACAGATCACCTGGGCCAAGACCATCTACGGCTGGGAGGGCACAGCCCGAGACGAACACCACATGCATGCTATCAGCATCACTGAGTTGGAGTTGGGTGCTCCCCTCGAAGTGGTCTGATGGGTCTTCCCCAGCGATCGTGAACAAGCCCCTACAAACCGTAGGGGCTTTTATTTTGCTCAAGTTTTCAGGTTATAATTGATCTCATCGCAACCAACACTTGAAAGCCTGAAATGAACGCCTACAACCAAATCCAAGCCCTGATCGCAAACAAGTACAACAGCAAGATCGAAGAAGTCAAGACAGGCGAAGCCCACCTCATCATGGAAGGCGTCGGCATCCACGTCAGCAAGTCTGGCTCCATGGTTCAGGTCGCCATGATCTACGAGAAGCGCCCAGGCGCCTGGTTCCAGCTGGGCGACCACATCATCCTGTGCGAGAAGGTGAAGGGCATGCTTGGCCTCCAGATGTCCGGCGCCCGCAGCGACATCGACGGCATGGACGGCGTGCTGGCCTACACCCAGGACTTCATCGCCAAGGTCTGACCTCAGCCCAACAGGCAAAACAAAGCCCCTCAACCTGGTAAGGTGAGGGGCTTTTTCATGGGTCGAGACCGAGGGTGTGGCGGTTGGCTTATGGCCTGAAATCAGCCTGTCTTCTCCAACCTCCCCAATATGCCGGCAGCCAAGATTGGATCATCAGGAGCTGAGCTTGGACTGAAGGATGGCCCACCCCATCCCGGCCCTGAACCAGTTGAGCAACTTCCTCTGCTTGAGTCTGTAGTCCACAGCATCCACATGATCATTGTTCAGTGGGTGACAGAACAGGGTGCGGCCTGCGAAGGGGAAGCACATGCTGATGCGCTCAGCCCCATCCAATGTGATCTCCTTGCCTGTTGGGATTGCGTGGTACCTGTTGAACGTGATGTCCTCAAGGAACTTGCCAGGCCTGCAGCATCCCTCCTCGGGCTCACGGTCACCGACGGCCTGTTTGAGCTCCTCATGTGTCAGCCCCAGACCTTGTAGCAGCAGGCCAGCGTTGAAGGCACCCGTCAATCCCCTGGCCCACAGAGCAGTCAACACATCCCAGAGCTCAGGTGTCTGTTTGACTGCCAGGAAGCCTTGGTCACCAATTGGGGTGGCCTCCCTTCGTTCAAACTCCCTGAGCAGGAACAGGATGTCCTGCAGCTCGCCATGCATGACCCTCAGCCTGTCTCGCTCGATATGTTTGAATAGGGGCGGTCGGTTGTCCATGATCAACCTCCCCAGGGTCGATGATCCACCAGGCCCCACGATGCTGATTGTTGCATCAACCGACATGTCAACCCCTGAAGTAGTCGTGGCCCATGCCACGGAGCTCATCTGCCTCAACATCCAGAGCAGCCTTCACAACAGGGGCGCCCCGGGCCTCGTCAATCGCCTTGTCCAGCGCAGGGCCGTACTTGGGGCTGAACGAATGACCGCCGCAGTGGATGGTGTCCTGGCCGACCTTGAGTGTGTAGTGCTTGCCAGTCCTGATGTACTGGTAGCGTTCAGCATCATGGCGCTGGGACGAGACAAAGGGCAGCAGACCCTCAGTGGTGAAGGGTCTGCCGAGGGATGCGTCATTCAGGGCATCCAGCCACTTCTCAGGGAGATCGCATTCAGCGCCCAGGCCTGCGTACACATGGGACACCAGGTTACGCAGCTTGCTGTTCTCCACCTTGAGCTCTTCCAGCTTGGCCATGAGCCACTTTTCATTCTTGGTCATGTTCATCATGCGCTCCTTGAGTACAGGCGTCTTGCGACCACCCAACCAATACCCGTGCTGCCGGCCGTACAGTGCGGGTCATCATTGACAGCAGCGAGAGCATCCTCGGCCTCTCGCTCAGTGTCGAAGTTCACCACGTTGGTCGCAACGGCACGGCCATTGTCTCTGCTGGGTGAAGCAGAGGAGACCGTTGTGATCAAAATTTTGTAACCCATCTATACACTCCTCTTCGGTTCTGCTGGGATGTCCATCCAGCCATCAACGTGGAACTGCTCAGGGTGATCCCTGATGATCCACCACTTGTTGCTGCCTGCATACTGAGGGTGACCAATGCCCACCTCCCAGTACAGTTCATGATCGTTGTCCTGAGCCCACCATCCAACAAGCACTGTGCGGATGGTGTCAGGGGCCTTGTCTGTGATCCAGCTCATGTCTTCTTCCTGTTGCGCTTCACTCGCTGCTCGTACACCTTGGGTTGCTCCCTCGGAGGCGGTGTTGGGATGGGCATCCATGCGTACACCTGACTGTGCGAACAACCCAGACCTCCAGTGTGCCATCTGACACCATGCTCGAAGCAAGGATTGCGATCAGGGATCAGCATGCCAACGCCCGTCGCCCAGACCCATGGATCACCCTTCAAGTAGGTGTCCTGGTACCAGTAGCCAATCAACACATCAACCCGATCGCTGGGGAGACTGTGACTGACTAGTGTCCACTCAGGAGGGAGAGCAGGCAGCTGATCAGCGAAGGCCCTCACCATGCTCAGGGGAAGGCTGTTCTTCATGGCATACTTGGCCTCTGGTCGAGTCATGATGTCCAGCCCGTTGGCACCCTTGATCTTCGCCTTGCGGCCTGCCTGGATCAGTTGTTCATCTGTGTACTTCATAGCAGCATTATACCCTACAACAGTCAGATCAGCCTAGCCCCAAGGCCCAGCTGCACCCAGTACATCGCATTGAGACAGCGTTTCATGTAATCCCACTCGGCCTTGGAGTAGATCACTCCCATCACAGGGAATAGCCTGCGGCGATTCACACCATCATCGATCATGGGCATTCGGTAGTGACGCCAGAAGTCGGGCGCCGCTTCCATGGGTGTCCGCTTGTCCGGGCAGGCCTCTAACAGATCCTCCCGAGAGATGCCTGCCACGTACATGGTGAACCACCATTGATCCGCACTGGTCAATCCCACATCGGGTAGACTGATCACTGTGTCAAAGGCGAGGGGAGTCATGATGCTCCCTCGAAGGATACCATGCTTCTGGTAGAGGTCAATGAGCCCTCCGATACCCCCAGTCAGGTCTTGCATGGTGTTGTACGCATGCTGGGCACGATCACGAGGGAGGAAGTTGAAGTCAGGCAGTGACATTGTGCTCCCTCAGCGCAGCAGTGATCATCTTGGCCAACCAGAGCAGCTGATACTTGAGCCGCATCATGTACTCCTGGTTGATGACACCCCAATGCTCATCAACACGGCTCCATGCACAGTTGTCACCGATGTGAACTCTCGTAGCAACATCGATGTTGTCAGCCCTGGCGAAGTCTGGATGATCCAAGCAGGTGATATAGCCGTTGGGGCTCTTCAACAGCTCCCGCCAGTCAGCACGGGTGTAGGGAGGCTTCGCGTCCTCACTCACCAGCTTCTCCCATCCACCCCAACCAGCCATGATCACGAGGGAGCGGAAGGAGTGAGCAGGGTGTATGGGTGTGCCATATCCATACCTCATCCCATCCATGTCCAGGTAGAGGGGAGTGGCCACAACCTTCTCGCCCATCTCATGATGATAGGACATGTAGTCAAAGTGGGTGTCCAGTTGCTTACAGATCACCCTCAGTTCATCCCTGACCTTCACCCAGTGATCCAGGTTGCTGGCGGGCAGGTTGATGCGCCCAGAGGCGGCTCCACTGAATCTGGTCATCGCACCCCCAACTCATGCTTCAGCATGTTGATCACCCAGACGATCTGAGCACGGAGCCTCAACTGGTAATGTTGGTTGTCCATTCCCCACACCTCACCAGTCCTGCTCCATGCCCTGACGATATGACCCATGTGCTTGTGTGTCGCGCCGTCGATGTCTGACTCCTTGGTGAAGTCTTCATGATCGAGGCAGGTGATGAAGCCCTCCATCCCTTCATAGCATGCACGCCAATCATCACGAGCATAGGGAGGCTGGGCATTCTCACTCAACATCTCAACGAAGTCACGTCCACCCACATTGCGCATGATCGAACGGAAGGAGTGGACTGGCAGGATTTCATGCCTGCTGTAGATAGCAGCAGTGATGTCCTCGTAGAGGGGAGTAGGCACCACAACCTTGCCCATCTCATGGAAGTTCTCATCAGACATGTGGCCCATGTGTTGGAGCATCAGTTGTCTGATCTCTTGCAACTTCTCGAGCACCCCCTTGTAGTGCTCATGCTTGTCTGCAGGGATACTGATGCTTCCTTCACCATATTTCTCGAATCTCGCCATCATTCACTCCTTCCGGCCCTACTCAGGCCTGTCATCACCCAATCAAGTCCCATAGCCATCTTCTGCTGAGCGATTCTGCTCTGATCAGTCATCAATTCGCCTGCTGGCGTGAACAACACGTTGGCATCCATCTGTCCTGGGGCGTTAGGGTCTTCACCAGGCTTGACGGGGAACACATTCCCATAGATGCCCTTGTAGTCCTTCAAGAACTCACCGTCGCCCTTACGAGCGTTAGGAGGCCTCACCCTTGGGACCCCCTTCTTCTCAGTGCGCACCACGTAGTCAACGAACTCACTGATGGTGCACACATCTGTGTACCACAACACCGACCTGAACGATGCTCCAGCCCACAAATCAGGGGGCAACAAGTTCATACAGTCAACGTACAAGGCATCATCCTTCACCACCTGCCCCACCTCTGTCTGGTGTGACAACATGGTGATTGCTCTCCACACCCCCTTGAGTGTTTCCAAAGCCTGCTCTCGCTTCCCAGCGGGCATGCTGCTGAAGTCAATTAAGTTCATGATTCTATGACCCTTTTCACAAAGTAAGTCATTTGGTTAATTTAAGTGGTTAACTTACGTTCTCTGTACGACGGGTCAACAAATGGGTTACAGGCCAATAAACCCCTGTACTCTATGGGCTTTCTGGCCTTCTCAACGCGCAGTTGCTGATGATTTTGCTGGTAAAGTTAAGTGGCTTGGTTAATTGCCCTTGCCGGTCACCCTCAACTCACCGAACATGGTCTTCACCCCGGGTTCATGCATCATGCGCAGAGGGGATTTGGAGCTCAAGTCCTCCGAAGCCCGCTTCATCGATTCTACCAACAATGACTTGAGTTCACTCAAGTCCTTTGTGTCTATTGTCAGTTTGATTGGTGCCTTGACTACCTCACCAATCTTCATCGCGGGCTTCATCGAGTAAGCCTCCAGGGCCTCCTTCAGCCACTCCACCTGTGCTATGATCGACCAAGCCCGCTTGCTCAGCTTCTCGTTGATGACAGACCCCATGGTTGGGTACATGCACCAGTAGTCACCCAAAGAGTCATTGGACCCCGCCTCTGGCATGGGATGACCCTTCTCGTACCAAGAGAGGAAGGGTTCAAAGCCACTGACCATATTACAAAGACGTTCACGAACAACCTTGCCGTTGACGAAAGGGGTGATGTAGTCGATGACCTCGGTCCTTTCGTAATCAGGCAGAAGGCTCCTGCGGTACTCGCCCTGGGCCACCTCCATCAGATAGGGGTTCTCGGCCAGGCGCCTGTTTCCCAAGGTGTACAGTTGCCAGTCGGCGTGCTCCAAACGCTCCTTCGCGTTCTTGATCACCACGCTGAGCAGCTGGATCGCTTCCAATGAGGTGCGTTTCTTGGCCATTCAATCTCTCCAGTGTTGTTGCTACATGACGCGCCATTATAGCTGAAAAGCAAAAGCCCCTTCACAAGGAAGGGGCTTTGTTCAGACTGCGCCCATTCTGTGGACGTACAGCTGCTCGTCGATCAAGTCTCTCAACCAGAACCACTGAGCCACGTTCTTGATCATGTAGCTGAAGGATTCAGTGTGCTTGCCCGTCTCATGCCCGTTGGCTGGGAAGGCAACCCATTTGGCGTTGTACCAATCGCGCTTGTTGTCTACGTCGTTGTTACCCACAGTGTAGAAGCAGTCAGAGGAGACTTTCTCGCCTCTGAATGGCATGGGGTCATCAGATATCCCCTTCCCTTGAAGCAACCCCGTCTCGGCCATTTGCTTCCAGACGTTGTGGTCGAACAGTTGGAGCACAACGTCGAACAAAATGTCCTGAGTGCCCAAACCCTCATCATGAAGAGCAGTCAACACGTCTCTGTAGAGAGGATCGACTTTCATCACGCCCGGCTCTTTGGCGTACAGCCTCACCTGGGCCATCAACTGGGTAATGCGCTTCAGGCTCCGGCTTGCCTCTCTGAGCTTCTCAGTTGGGATGGCGTCCCACATTTCTTGCGCGTTCATATGCGTATCCCCCTGCGATAAAGCTCAAGCGCCACCATCAACATGAACTCTCCACACTGCTTGCGGTTCTGTTCGATGTACCAGACCTCCTGGCGGGTAAAGTCTGAACCAGGCGGCACGTAGGCGTTGTGGTCGGTTTCATCGAAGTAGAGGGTCTCAGCCTCCTGGGGAGTATCACCCACGGTGCATAGGGTGTTGCCCCAGTCAATGGACTTCATGCTGGGCAAAGGGGAGCCGTGTTCCTTGGTGTACAACATGAGTTGATCGAACAAACTATCCTCGCCAAACAAGTCAACGATGAGCTCGTACAGGGTGCCTGTGTTGTCGAATGAACTCAGCCCCGCATGCTCACCCAGCACGGAGTACACGTCCTCGTTGTTGGGTGTGGACGGCCAGTTGAACTGATCCTTCGAAGAAGTCAACACCATAGCCGCCAGGTCATTCACGTGCTCTGTCCAGGCTTTGGCGAACCCGCACCACTTTCTCCAGGCGCTGACCATTTCTTCATCGTTAACGCCCTTGAATATGTCTGCCTTTCCCTTCATCACCCTCTCCTTTGCCTTTCGGCCCTGACTAGCCCCATGAACTCTTCACACTGCCTGTAGTTGGCCAAGATGTAATTCAAGTCCTCCTCCGCAAAGCATGACCCCATAGGCACGAATGCGTTCCAACTTGTACCGTTGTACAGTTTGATGGCCGCTTCCTTGTCCTTGCCCACCGTGACGTAGCTGCCGCGCCAGTCGCCTTTGGTCAGGGGTCCACATGGGAGTGCCCTTCTTGTGGGTGAACTCCAGCAGTTCAAGGTAGACGTCGTTGCCGCCGAACAAGTACGTGGTGATATCCACCAGAGTGTCCATCTCACTCATCTCAAGCGGCAAACGGGCATCGTTGTCCATGTTGATGGGCGTCTGGGGCCAGAGCGTTTCCTTGGCCCCTTCGGGTCTGCTTCTCCAGACCCCGTTGATACCATTGATGTGCTCACGCCAATAGGTCCTGATGCGGCCCCAATGGCTGATTGCCTTGTCCAACTCCGCATTGGTGAGGCTGTGGAATATCTCTTCTACCTTGCTCATTTGCGCACCCTCGGTTTGCTGGCTCGCTCTGCCTGACGGGCTGAATCCCTCAGCCAACGCTCCAGTATTCTGAAGTTGTACCACTGACCATCAGTGTGCTTGTAGACAATGCGGCCCTTCACCTTCTTGAGCGCCCGGGCACGCTGGGATGTGATCTTCACACCCATACAGAAGCCGCCCTCATCAATCGACTTGATGTGGTAACCCAGCTGGTGGCGTGGGTTGTACTTGTTGTAGTCGTGTGAAGGGGTATTGTTGGCCAGCCAAGCCACCAGAGCCGCCCGCCTGATGTGTCCTGCGTAGTACACATGGCATTCTTTCAGGTCTTCCAGCGTAGCCCAACCCACTTGAACGGTGTCTGGGACATCGTATGACTGCTTCTCCTCTTCACTGGGGTAGGCATCCCACCACTCGCCAGTGCCCGTGATGGTCGAGCCATCAACCATGGGTATGGCGATGGTACGTCCGCCAAAAGCCTTGAACGAGTCACTGGCTCCCTCGTGCCGGTAGAAGTTGAACACCAGGCGGTCAGGGTCACTGCCCACCAGCAGATCGCCCTGGTTGCCTCTCCCCTTGGAAAGAGACTTGCACCTGACGTATGCCTTGTCCTTGTTGCCTTCGACCAGTACCATGACCTGCGGTTTGTCCGAATAGTCATTGTAGGTCATGATCACATCTTTGATCTTCATTTCCTGCCCCTGAATGCGCCTCTGCGGAGTTCAAATGGTGTGGTTTCCAAGTACAAAGGTATGGAGACCAACCCCTTGGTGTACAGATGCCTCGCCACGTCTGCGCGGTTGAATAAATCCTCGTCATCCCTCAGCTCCTTTCGGACCTGCTCCATGATCACGGCCAGGGCGCAACGGCTCCTGTTCAGATCGATGTACCAGGGTTGGCGCGGTTCATCGTTCCAGTGAATGGAGTTGGTGACGTAGGGCATAATGGGATCGTGCCCGCGCCACAGTTTGTCGATCAACACATCAACCAATCTGATGATGGTGATGCTTCTGCTATCAAACGCGCTGACTATGCCCACCACATGATCGATGCTGCGTTGATGGTTGAACGACACCTGCAATTTGAACAGGTGGCTGTCCAGCTCAACCAGAGCCTCAAGGAACTTCCTGGTCAACCCAGGCGACTTGAAGGGGAGAGCCTGTGGATCCTCATCGCGCCAGTACAACACGAGAGATTGTTTCATGTGGACATCCACCTCGGACCTTGCGATGAAGCCCTTGACGACATCGGCCCAGGCGGCCAACAATAAGACACTCACGATCAAGAGAAGCCACAGTGGCGGTGGGCCAATCGCATTCATCAGTTCAAACATACAAACTCCAGTTGTTGATCCAACATTATAGCTGAAAAGCAAAAGCCCCTTCACAGGGAAGGGGCTTTGTTCAAGTTTGGTGGTGCTTGACCAACCGTTTGAGGGCTTTCAGGGCCCAGTTCATCTGCACCTCGTTACGCCGGTGCCATTCCACCTGCCAGGGCTCCAACGCATCCCTGCCCCAGCAACCACATTCACCGAATGCTTCAGCGTTCACCTCACTTCTGTCTCCTCCGCTGGACTTAAACTCAGCCGGGGCTTCCACGCCAGTTTCATTCGGTCCTGCATAGGGAGGCCGCCCGGCTTGCTCTATCAACCAACCCAGGGCAGCCAAGAATGTGTCGGGGTCGTAGTCAGGACCACCATTAGAGTAGTCATAGTACAGGACTTCAGCGAAGGCACCGGCCACACAGGCCCCATCGATGTCGTGATTGATGTCGATCGATTTGTTCCTGAAGTCCTCCAGAATGGCCTCGTCGACATCCACCTTGGACGGGTATTGGTACAGGTGCAGCCAGTGCTCCAGCAGCTCTATCATGACGGGAGCCAACCTAAGCAGGCGCCCCAGAGTCATTTTAGATGGAGAGTCCATTGGTCGCCCTCATCCAGCTGTTGCGTGCGGTGTTGGACTTGAACTCCTGGACCGTCTCAGTGTGACCGCAAACTGTGCAGACCCTGGTCACCTGAGCCCCCACTATCCTGCGCTGTTGGTTGCGCCGGTTCTTCTGGAGGGGTGCGATCACCATGTCCTCTGTCTCAACGGCCACCATGCGGTGCCGCCCTGCCTTGCAGTGAGACAGCTGCCAGTGATAGCGCAGCGTCTCCAACATTTCCTTCAACCACTTCCTCATTTGAGCATCCTCCTCTTTGTGAGCTCTCTAGCCAAGGCTCTGTACGGCTGTACAGCAGCCCATTGAGCGTTGAAAGGGAACCTGTCTCGGTCAACCGCTTTGGGTATAACATCCCAAAGGTCGATGTTGAATTTGCGGACAGCTCCCTCTATGATCATCGCAGCCTCCAAGGGTTCCTGCTGCGCATTGATCAGTAAGTCGTAGGAACCCATCTTGTTGGGCTCCAGTTGACTGGGTTGGATGTCTCGAACCTCCCGGGTCATCCAATCCTTCAGAGCAGCCTTCATGCTGTCGTATTGATTGGGCTGGACCCTGTAGAAGATGCTTGGCCCCTGGAGTTGGACATACATCCAGTAATCCTCCAACGGCACCCCATCCATGTGCATGCGGCTGGCCAGAGCAACAGACCCTCGGGCCTTCTGGTCGCCCTGCTTGAACCGACCCAGGAAGGTGTTCAGGGTGTAGCTGGTCTTCCAGTTGTATCCCTCGCCATCCAGTTCTCCGAGCAGGGTGAGCCTCCATGAATGGATCGCCTTGATCATCACCAGGCCGCGCGCCATTGCTTCTTGTAGCGACACCTATATCCTCCAGCAAGTCATCAATCTGTAGGTCGATCAAATCATCGTTGTCCGCGCCTTGGGCTATGGCCCTGTGTACGTGTCCTTTGGGATGCAGCACGCAGCAGTTGGACCCAGGCCTATGTGGGAACGGATGACCTCCACAACCACAAGGCTTGAAGTGATCATGTTGGGCCTGATGCTTGAGCAGACTCTCAGCCGTCGCCCTCCTTGTCCTACACACGGGACAACGATGTGATTTTTCCATGTGTCTATTATAGCCTGAAAACAAAAGCCCCTCCGGGTTGGAGGGGCTCAAGTCATTTACGCTTCTTGGGTCAGATGGTGTAGTTGGCCTTGGCCGCCTCCAGCTGGGCAATGATGCTGGGCAGATCATCGGCCTCGGCCTTGTCAACGCGGAAGGTCTTGATGTTCACCCGGGGCAGGAACAGCGAGTGCTTGTCGTTGTCCCTGGAAGGCGCCATGATGTCGTTGGCCGTCACCTTGAACACGCCGCCGATGTACTTGGCCTTGTTCTTGTGCAGTTCAGCCCGGTCCTTGTCGCTGATGCCTGTGGCAGACACCTTCAGCAGACCGTCAGACGACTCCAGTTCCATCGATCCGAAGGTGGATGCGTTCTTGCCGTTGGCATCACCGGCCTTGAAGGCAGTCAGTATCAGGTCCACGGTGAACTCGATCTTGAACTTGATCTGGTCAGGGTTGTCACCGTCGCGCCAGATGGCATTGGAAGCCTTCAGCACGGTGCCTTCCAGACCACGAGCCAGGGCTTCGCGCAGGTGATCCAGGGCTTCGCCGACGGTCCACACCATGCGGGTTTCGATGGGGGTGATGGTCTTGCCGCCTGCGAACACACGGTTCACGAAGCCGAAGCGTTCGATGTACGGCATGTCGTAGCGACCCTTGGAGACCGCATTTTCCAAAGGGATGGCATCCCAGACGTGCATGACCACGCGGTGACCTTCAGGTATCTCCGAGCCTTGCTTGAGCAGGCTGTTGAACACGCCGTTGCCTTCAGCCCGGGACATCAGCTTGCCATCAGGCCCTTCGATCATCAGCTCGCCATGAAGCTGCATGCCCTTCATGTCGTTGTAGCGGGCCACCATGTCTGCATTGAGACCGGCCCAGGCCTGGATGATCTGACCGTCAGCGGAACGGACAGGGAACAGGCGACCGTTGCGCGTCTGCACCTTGAGACCTTCACTGCCCAGGGTGACGTTGGCGTACTCGCCGTCAGCCTTGATCTGGGACAGCTTGACCGTTTCCCAGCGGCCATCCTTCATCGTCCACTTGCGGATGTTGGAATCCTTGGGCAACACGCAGCGCTGGTAGGGCACCAAGGTCAGGAAGTGCTCGCCGAAGACGTCGTTGATCGACTTCTCGGCCAGTCCAGCGCTCAGGGTACGGCGGACCACCAGGTCCAGCAGGTCCCAGCTGGTGACGTTGGCGTGCTTGTTGATGAAGCCCTGGATGGCGTTGGCCACTTCCAGCCGCTTGGACAGCGTGCGGTTGGTCAACTTGCCCACCAACTCAGTCAGGTCCACGATGAACTCGTCCTCATTGAACTCGTTGGTGTGACCAGGCACGCCGACGCCGTCAGGCAGCTCGGTCATGTACATGTTGGTGAGCGGCTCCAACGTCAAGTGGACGAAGCTCAGGAAGTTGGGGTTGTCCTTGAGGGTGGCCAGGTAGGCTTTCTTGTCCTTGGTGCCGGTCAGGGAGCGGAGATGTTCGATGTGCTGGAGAATGTTCATGCTTACTTCATCTGGTTACAAAAGAAAGCCCCTCCGGGTGGAGGGGCCGGGCTCAGCCTATTATAGCTGAGATTTGAGGCCGGTAGGATTCAGGCAACCTGCTTGTGCAGGGATACTTCCTCGCCGTACAGCTTGCCCTTCATGGCCGCCTCGTACTCTTCGGGCGTGTCCATCTTCAGGTCGGTCTTCATGTTGCCGTCCTTGATCTTGCCCACCATTTCAGCCGCGCGGGCCTTGTTCTCAGCCAGCTCGCGATTCCACATGGCCACCACTTCCGGGTCTTGCTCTTGCTCGACAGAGAGCTTGTGAGCGCGCACGGCCAGGGTATTGGCTGCTGCGTTCAGGAAGTTGGTTTCCAGCCTGGCGATGTCGCCGTGTTCGCGGCGGAACTTGGTTCCTTCGCGGCGCACCGACTTGATCAGGTAGTTGGCCATCTCGATTGTGGTCTCCACGTTGGCCCGCTGGCCGACGAAGGTCACCTTGTACTTCTGCGTGCCCTTGATCTTGCTATAGTACATGTAGGTCATGAACAGGATCGAGGCCGCGTGGGCGGCGCGACGCAGCCAGGGGTCCGACTGGACTTGGATGCTATCGCCTTCGCGGGTGAATTCCGCGTAGATTTGGCCCATGTCAATGTTGTGCTTGATCATGAGCTTACGGGCCATTTCCATGGCCACGTTTCTCTCGTGCTCGCCGCCGTGGGCGTCGTCGTTGGCCAGAGCAAGCATTTTGCGGATTTTCTCCATATGCTTGGTACGCTCAGCGATGATGCGTTCGGTGAGGGCTTGAGTAGTAGAGGTCATATTGAACTCCTGTAGTGAAGGTTGAGGTGGTTCAATTATAACCTGAATATCTCCCTAGCGCCTATTGTAAGGTTGATGAAATGGTTATTGGGGGCAACTCAGACAGCACCAGGTTCATCCGGTACAAGTCAAGCGCAGCATCCGAGGCAGCATCGTGATACACGAAGTCAGGGTGGGAGAAAGTCTTGGGGTCCAGGGCGCCGTACCGGGACTGCTCCTTGGAGTTGAACCGCAGGAAGGTCTCAACCCCGAACACCTCATCGTACTTCCAGGGCGGGTAGGGGCCGCGCCCCAGAGACACCTCGAACATGTGCTGGAGCTTGACCATGTCGAAGCCGTTGCGTTGGAGCAACATCAACTCCCACTTGTTCCCAATCCACTTGGTGAACTCATCGGCGAAATCAGCCAGCTTGAGGTCTTCGTAGTGGGGCTTGAGGATGGCCTGAGCCTCGGGTGGTTGTTTGTCCCAGAAGTCCAGAGCACCGCTTTCAGTCTTGCGACCGAGGGCGATCTGGTCATCGATGCTCAGTTTCCAGGTTTGGCTGTTCTGCTTGAAGTAGGTGAAGTCATGAGGCTTGAACAACTCCTCCATGGGCACCATACAGACACCCACAGACAGGACGACAGCATTGTCCCACTTGCCCAGGGTTTCAGTGTCGATCATCGCGATGCGATTCATCATATCCTCTCAACATGAAACCCCTATTATACCCTGAAAAGCAAAAGCCCCTCCACAAGGGAGGGGCTTCTTCTGTTGATCAGCAATCAGTCGTCAGGATTCTCATCCTTGTTCTTGCCCTTGCCGGCGTCGTCATCGTCGTCCCCCTTGCCATCGGGGTCGCCCTTGTCCTTGTCATCATCGCCGTCATCGTCGCCTTCCTTGGCGAAGGGGTTCTTGCCTTCAGCCAGGGCTTGCAGGGCGCCGACGGTCTGGTTGCTGATCGACTCGGTGATCAGGCTCTTCAGGTAAGTGGCCAGGGCTTGGACGTCACCGGCCTTGGTCAGATTCTGGACCTTGGCCATGTCCACGTTGATCACGCACTCGACCAGGGGCAGTTGGCCCGGCAGAGCATTGTCGCCACCCAGGCGGCCATCCTTGTTGTCAGTAGCACTCATCTCTATCACTCCTCAAAGTTGTGGATCCACGTCCTATTTAGGGGAGACGCTCCACCCTGGTTGCTATCACCTTGCCTTTGATCAGGCCGTGGGCCTTGGCATTCTGGGCGATGCCGTACTGGTCGGCCATAACCTGCTGGAACTCCCCTTCCGTCTCACACTCACCAGCCAGACGGATCACCCTGGCGTGGGAGCCAATCATGCCGGCTACGATGTGGTATCTGATCATCACAATCTCCAACAAAAAGCCCCTCCAGGTTGGAGGGGCAAACTCACTTCAGACCTGGATTACAGGGTGACAGGCGTGCAGAGGAACTCGGGCTCGTGGAAACGAGACTGGCTCTTCAGGTACTTGCCCTTGGGGTAGAACTTGCCTTTGTTGTCGGTGCAGTCCTCGGTCACCCGGGTGATGAAGTAGCCCTGGCGCGGGGAGGGTTCCACGCGGACCTTCACGCCCATGGCGGCGTAGTGCTCAGCCGTGGCCTGGGCTTCGGCTTCGTTCGTGTCCAGCTTGGACATGTTGCTCTCGTTCACTTCGCGCAGGATGCTGTACACCTTCAGCTTGGCCTTGTGAGCCGTGCCCAGAACGGTGTACAGGTTGTCGCCGACGCCGTCCTTGAGCTTCTTCATGTCGCGTTCTTCACAGGCCTCGACGATCTCCTTGGCTTCTTCCAGGTTGATCTTGGCCTGGTTCAGCATGGTGCCCCAGAATTCGTCCAGGCGTTCGGGGGAAGTGGACAGGGGGTGGTTGCCCAGCGCACGCTCCACGTTGCCCACGGCGCGGGCGACGTCGAACACGCTGTTGTCCGCAACCTTGATCGCTGGGGGCAGCAGGGCCGTGCGTTCGCCGGTGCGTTCCTTCCAGACGCCCACTGCCTCGTTGGCGTACTCCAGCACGGGGAAGAAGCCATCGAACGGACGCACGGGGGAGGAGTCAGCCAGGAGGCCGTCCATGGGCACTTGAGCGGGGTCCAGGCGGGCCAGGACGGAGTTGGTGGCCGAATCGTAGGGCGCCCAGACCATGCGACCGCACAGACCGTTGATCACCATGTCGTCTTCGTCGAAGTTGTCGGGGTCGACGTTCTTCAGCGCATTCTCCAGGCGCAGCAGGGCCAGGTCTTTGCCCGTCTGCTGGTCTTGCTTGTCGCCCTTGGCGCGGGCAGCCACTCCGAAGTACACATAGCCCTTGTCGGAGCCCTTGGCCGGTGCTTCGATGTGCAGGGCCACGGTGAATCGATCGCCGACTGCGTGGATGTTCTGAGCGTTGTACGTCAGGACAGAGGCGATTGCCAGGTTCAGGTGCTTCATTGTTGCGAGTTTCCTTGGTTCCGGGGATCAAGCCCTCCCCGGGTGGGCGTTTGAATTCAGAAGTAGACGATTTGGTCTTCAGTGATGGCCACGCCGTTGATGCCCAGGCGGATGACGGTGCCGCGACCAGCAACCTTTTCCTTCAGCAGGTCGTAACCCTTGTCTGCCGGCTCCCAGTAGATGATGGAGGAGGCGCCGCCTTCGGTCCAACCGCACTCAGCCATCACTTCCTTGATCGTGGCGCCTTCGGCACGGCACAGCATCTTGAACACGATGTCGTTCTTGGTCCCGCGACGCACGCCCTTGATGACCTTCGCGGCAGGAGTGGCTGTCTCGGTTGTACCCGTTTCGGCCTTATCGCTGGGGGCCACACCCTCGGTCTCGACCTTGGTTTCCTTGGCCTCATCAGCCTTCACGGCAGCCTGGACGGCATCCACTTGCTCGGGCGTCACGGGCACCATGGGGGCCAGACGGGGTTCGCGCACCTTCAGGATGCTGGTCACGTCGGCAGCAGGCTTCACTTCTTCGACTTCGGTGATCACGACCACTTCACGCTGGATGCGTTCCAGGCCGCAGGCCTTGCCAGCACCGTTGATCACTTTGCGCAGGCTGGTCTTGCCGCATTCGATGCCGGCAGTGGCCAGAGCAGCGTGGACTTGGGAGAGGCCCAGACCGTCGATGATCAGTTCGAAGCCGTTGTTGTTCGTGATGATGGTGTTGATGGAAGCGGTCATTTGAATCTCCAGTAAGGTTTGAAAGTGAGTTTATTATAGCTTGATTTTTCAGTCGCCGTAAAGCCTTTTATTTCGTAGGGCCTTTTGATATTTTCATCCAGCCCCTCAAGCTATGGCTCAATTATAAGCTGAAACTTGACCTAAAATAATTCCCTGCTCAAACGCGGGGGAATGCGTTGTCCGCTTCCACCTCGTCCAATGGAGAATGGGTCATCATCTGCATCACGTGACCCATCTCATGCAGGAAAGTATCCCAGTTGGCCTCAGCACCGTGGTCGAATATCTCGATCCAGCACTTCAGTTTGTTTCCCTCGGTCTCCCTGGTGACCTCCTTGGACCGCCCCATGAGATCAGGACTGGACTTGGGGAGAATCTTCACCACCACCCTCAGATCGCCGAGGATGCCGTTGCACCAGTCCTTCAGACCCTGGTGTCCGTTGATGCGATCCTTCAGTCTCCTGGCCTCACCATGAAGGCTGAAAGTGGCCCCACCGATGGAGGAATACAGAATTGGACACACTTCTTCCTCTGCTTGCGTGCCTTTTCCACTGCGTCCGCTGTTCCGGTTGATTTGCCGTCCCATATTGATATCACCTCATCTGCTTTGTCGACCAGGAAGCCATTTCTGATCATCCCAGCACCCTTGTGACCGATCTTGTGCCAACCAGCGCCATAGCCCTGAACTGGCACCCCTCTGGACTTTGCCCATTCGTCTGCGAAGGTGTCCACTCCAATAGCGCCACCATGTATCATCATAGCATCATTGGGGAAGACGCGATCCAGTATGTGCCACACTGCTTGTTTGTCCTTGATGGACCTGCTGCCTGTTATTGCTACTGTCTTCATATGAAAAGGCCCCGACCTTGCGGCCGGGGCGATTGTTGATCAGTCCACCACGGGGAAGGATTGGAAACGGCGCGAGTCCAAGTAGTAGTACTCCTTGTCGTGACGGTTGTACTCGCAGTAGAGCACACCCTTGTACAGTTGACCACCCACGATGAAATGCTGCTCGTAGGATTCCAGACCCACGTTGTGTGAACCCTCGCAGTCTGCACGAGCGATGGCGATCAAGGCGTCCTCGATCTCACACTCGGCCTCGTCCAACGAATCGTATTCGTTGTTCTTGGCATCCTCCAGCCAGTGTTCCAGGTCCACGTTGGCCTTGCCCAGAGCACTCTGCGCCGTTTGTACGGCGAGACGCAGGGCAGCCAGTTCAGCCTTTTGGGCTTCGGTGTGCAGCAACGGCATGGATCAGGCCTCGGCTTGCTGTTCGCGAGGGGCGATGCGCTGACGGCGGAACTTGGGGGTCAGTTTCCAGTTGCCCTTGTCCTGGTGACGGACCACCTTCACGCCTGCCGGGGTCTGGGGCGAAACACCTTCCATCTGGGTGGGATCGACCACCTCGATGAAGCCCCAGTTGACCAGCATCTCGATCGCCTTGTTCTGGCGTGCGATGTCGCTGTCCTTCAGGCGGTTGTCCGTGCCGTGGAACACCAGGTACAGGAACTTGAAGTGGGCGATGTACTGCTTGCCCTCCAGGGTGATCAGGTGGGCCACCTGATTCAGCACATCAGGGGTGTCGGCCGCGAAGGTTCCGATGCGTTCCAGAGTCTCGCGCACCCGGTTGGCCATGCTGCCCTGGTCGCTCTCCTTGAGCTTCACTTCCACCAGGTACGGCAGGATTGCTTGCACATCGCCATTGAACTCCACGCCCAGGGAGTCGATAGCACGCTTCGTTGTAGTTGTTTGGGAGGTCATATCACTTCTTTCGATTCGTTTTTGTCTGCACCAGGCCACCCTTTTGGTCCCGTGCCTTCAATTGTTCCAACTGCTCCTTGGTCATGAGCTTGATCATCTCAAGCGCACGTTCCTCGTTGCACTCATAAAAACCCCGGACGAATTCCACGTCCTCAGACATGGGCGCCTTCTTGGCCCACCCACCGTACCGCTTCGCTTTGGGCGTAGCGTGGTATGCAAACGCATAGTGTAGTTGCTTGTCCGTGAACCCGCACCTGTTCAGTTCGTTGGCGACACTCAAAGTGCCTTGGTTCTGCGCGAGGCCACGCGTCACCATGAACATGTTGTATGCCTTCAACGCCACAGGGTCATCGAGCATGTGCTCATCACCCCCGCGCTCACCAATCGACTTCAAGAAGTCGAACAACTGCGGGGGCTTGCTCATACGAACTTGGTCTCCAGCATGATCGTGGTGCACATGGCAAGCGCATGCACGTAACGATCGGGCACCGTGTTGTGGTACCGCTGGTAGTCATTGAGCGTGGCGATGGTGTCCACCAGAGATTGGGGCTGGAGCGAGGGGCGGAGGCCCTTCAGCAGAGCGCCATAGATGTCGTCACCGAACCGCTCGTAGTTCTCCATGCACCAGTCGTTGACGGCCTTGAAGTCCTTGCGCTTCAGGGATTCGACCAGCGTGGACACCATCGATGAGTCCATGCGCTGGAGAGCAGCGTTGTTGATCTCACCATACTGGCCAGCCAGGGACTGAAGACGCACCAGCACCTTGCGGTTGTCGGGGGCGCAGTCCTTCACCAGGTCAACCAGCGAGTTCAGATCATAGGGCACACCCTCGGCTTCGAGGATGCCCATGGCCCGGCGGACGATCTGGGAGTTGATCTCGATCATCTCGTCGCTGTTGTAGATGAAGTCCACCTGATCGCAGCGGCTGAGCAGTGGCTCGACGATCTTGGTCTTGCTGTTGGTGGTGATGATGAAAGAACAGTGCTTGGACACCTGCTCCATCAGACCCTTCAAGGAGTCCTGCGCTGTTGAGCTGAGACGTTCGCCTTCGTCGAGGATCACCACCTTGAACCCGCCGCCCACCAGCGACATGGTGGTCGCGTACTCCAGAACACGGGTGCGGATGGTCTCCACATCGTTGTTCATGGAAGCGTTGATGAACAGCGGGCGGATGCCCAGGTAGTTGCACAGAGCCCAGGCCGCTGTGGTCTTGCCAGTTCCCGGGCTGGGGGAATAGAAGCACAGCGAGGGGATGCGGCCGTTCTCGACGTAGCTCAGCAGCTTGGTCTTGAAACCGGCAGGGAGCACGACGTTGTCCAGGTTGCTGGGGCGCCAGCGCTGGTACCACACGTGCTCCAGGGGGAAGTCGGGCACCATGACGGGTGTCTTTGTCGCTTCGGTCATGTACTCTGTCTTCCCTTCGGTCAAACCACGTCTTTTTCGATGCCCACGAACAGGTTGAGCTTGCCGTCCACGCGCTTGAAGCTCGTGATGCCCGCCGCGCTGATGGCCAGATCGTAGTCGCCACTCGGCATGACCAGGTGCTGGAGTTGGAGGCGATAGAAGCCGTCCTGTGTGACCTCGGCGCCTTCGATCAGGATGGAGTTGTCCGATGCCGCATTGCCCAGTTCAGGCGTGGTGGTGATCATGTGCACCACACCGCCCTTGGCCTGGAAGGCCAGGTTGTTGTGGCCGAACACACGGGCCAGACGGGTGATCTGGGCCAGGTCTTCGCCAGTCAGGCGGCAGCGCAGTTCTTCTGTGGGCAGGGCGATCTGGTTGCCCGGGTGGGTCACGAACTCCGAGTTGGCGAACATGTACTTCACAGACGTGCGGCCAGACGTGATCATCACGTGGTCGGAGTTGTTGAAGCCCAGCTCGGCGCCTTCCATCTGGGACAGCACCTGGAGGAAGCGATTCAGCTCGTAGATGCTGAATTCCTCAGGGAAGGTGTCGGGAATCTCGGCTTCGAGAATCACCGATTGCGTCGGGCTCATCGAGAGGATGCGGTTGCCTCGGCCGATACGGATGGAGTTGTTGACCAGAGCGGCAGTGGCCAGAGCGGCCCGGGTTTCCTTGGAGAGTGCAATCTTTTGCATGAGAACCTTGGTTGTTTACAAAATCGCTTTGCAGCGGGGTAGAGGCTATTATAGCCTGGATTTTTATGGTTTCCGAGAAGAATGGGTTGTATACTAACTATTACATCAGACAATCCTCTTGTGATGGTTGACGGTAATCCGACCCTTGAGGTCTTCCTTGAGTTCCTCCCAGGACACGGGCCTGCCCCAGACATCCCATCCTACGTCACGAATACGGCCTGGGTGGGTGTAGGGTTCTCCATGCAGATGGCCGTGGAAGTGGTACCAGCCATTCTTCATGTTTGGCCAAGCCAGATGGGGGAAGTGGCTCAGGAAGACAGTATCGCCGTCAGGCATCTTCTGGATCAGGTTGTCTGCTGTGATCACGAAGCGACGAACAAACGAAGCATCGTGACGCATCAAGTCCCAATCGTGATTCCCGATGGCCAGAGCCATGTTGGTTGCCACCTTGTTCAGCCAGGTGTTGGTCTTCTCTTTGGAGAGGAATGACACATCACCGGTGACGAACAGAAGGTCGTTGGGCCCGCAGGTGTTGTTGATGGTGTCCAGCAAATGCTGATCCATCTCCTCCTGCGTCTCCCCCGGCCTGAAGGCCAGGTTCCCAAACTCCTTCATCTTGTTGTGCCCCACATGCAGATCACTGGTGAACCAGATTTTGCTGAAGTGGGAGAGGTCGAGCACACTATGCACGCATCATCCTTTCGCGTTGCCTGGTGTCATAGTCCAAGTCGTTCTCCAACATCGCCTTGGGGATGGGAGCGTCCAGATTGACACCGCGTTGTACTTTGATGAGATAGGCGAAGAAGCCCGATGCTGCTCTGGCGATGTACTTGGGGTTGTGGAAACCCTTACGTTCCATGTGGCGGAGCACCGAGTTGTACACCATCTGACGTTGGCGCTTGAAGTAAGTCCAGTCAGACAGGTAGAGACCATCTACCGGCACATCTGAGACGATTTTGCATCCACTCAGAATTGGGTTTGTGACGATCTGGTCGAGATCCTCGCGATGATCGTAGTCGAAGCGAGTGCCGTTGCGGCTCTTCATGGACAACACATGGCTACCTGGAGTAGCCGAGGCCAGAGTGACGATGTGGTCCTCGGCCTCTATCTGCGTGTCTGTCATTCCCTCGCCATAATAGGGTTCGGGGTCCATGACGAAAGCCTGCGGAAGCATGATGCATTTGACGGGCGTCTTCTGTCCCAATGCTTCCACAACAATTTCCATTTGCATGTTCAGCCTTTTGGTTGGTGTATCCTTTATGCTAATGGTTGGGATGGCTTGTCGGAAACGATATTATAGCTGAAATTTTGGACGCAGTTAACCACTTTCTCTCCGCATACCTGGGATGTGCTCCCACAGGCAACACAATCAGATAGCAGTGGGTTGGGTCACCCAGACCAACAATGGTCAGATACTCGTGCTTCGAGCAAACGCTCCAGGCCTCGGGCAAGCCTGCTCTCCCCCATCGCTACAAAGCCGCTCAGGGAACCTGTTGAGACAACCCAAATGTCCCAGTCTCTTCAAGTCTACATTGGCTTGGATTCCTGCATGGTCGTGAGTCCTATTGATGCAGTGGCTACACACCAGGTAGCCGGGACGGCCGAAGCCGCCAGTCTAAGCGTCGAAGGGAGCAATGTGGTCAGCTGAACCTTCACGTCAGTAGAGTATACCTGAAATGAGACCACCTAAAAACAAATCAGAAATTTATTCCCCATACACAAATTACCCCAATAGATCAACCACTTAGAGGCCAAGAAACTGGCCCGCCACACCGAGGGTCAGAAGTGTGGAGAAAATCAGCTATAATAGGGGCTTGCCCGCAACTCAACAGAGGACACAAACAAGTGACACAAGACGTCAGCAAGTACAAAATGCTCTCGGAGCGAGATCACATCCGTATCCGCCCCGGGCGTTACCTGGGTGACATCAACACCAGTCTCGTGAAAGACAGCTGGACGGTCAACGAACAAGGTCAAGTCGAGCGCCGTGATGTACAACAGAACCCCGCGTTCACCAAGCTGTTCGATGAAATCATCACCAACTCAGCCGACTTCAGCCTGACGGCTGACGGCAAGCACCTGAACATCATTCGGGTCGATTATAGCCGCGAACACGGCTGTATCAGCGTCTACGACAATGGTGGTATCCCCGTCGTCGAGACCATCGTGGACCGTGAAGGGCAACCCACCAAGCTGTGGATCCCTGACATGATCTTCGGCTTCCTGCGGTCCGGCTCCAACTTCAACGATGAAGCCGACAGCGAGAGCGCAGGCCAGAACGGTGAAGGCTCGACTCTGGTCAACGTCTTCTCTTCTCGCTTCGATGTCGAGACATGTGATGGCAAGAACAAGTTCTCCATCACCTACCTGGATGGCATGGCCAACAAGACAGCCCCTGAAGTGGTTGCTGCGCAAGGGGCCACCCCATTCACCCGGATCACCTACTTCCCCGAGTGGTCCATCATGGGCATGACCGGTCAGGAAGACTGGATCGAAGACACCCTGCGCCGACGCTGCCTGGAGGTGGCCGCCTGCAACACCCACATCCGGGTGTACTACAACGGCAAGCCTGTCAACGTCAAGAAGTTCGGCGACTTCGCGGCCATGCTGGACCCGGTTTGCGTCAGCGAGAGCGCGCCCAAGTGGGATGTGGCCTTGAGCCTGAGCAAGAACGGCTTCAAGCACTACAGCTATGTGAACTCCACCTTGACGTTTGTCGGCGGCACTCACATCAACCACGTGATGGACAAGATCGTGGCCGAGGTCAGGGCCCACATCGAGTCCAAGACCAAGCAGGACATCAAACCAGCTGAAATTCTGAACCAGTTCCAGCTGACGGTGGCCGCCCGCATCAACAACCCGCGCTACAGCAGCCAGACGAAGGAGAACCTGATCACCCCGGTCAGCTCGTACAACGTCAAGTACAGTCCATCCAAGGAGTTCATCAAGGCGATCATCGACTCGCCCATGATGAAGAAGTTGCTGGAGTGGGCCGAGCGCCGCAAGGCCGTCCAGGACATCAAGGAGGCTGAGAAGGAAATCCAGGACGCCCGCAAGGCATCCTTCCACCACATCCCCAAGTACCGTCCTGCGACCAACAAGAACAAGGCCGAGAACATCCTGTTCGTGGCTGAAGGTGACTCGGCTCTGAAGCCCCTCCAGGCGGCCAAGAAGCCGCACCACGGTCTGTTCCCCTTGCGCGGCAAGCCGGACAATGTGTTTGACAAGACCATCAGGCACCTGGCCAAGCAGAAGGAATTCCAGGACTTGATCCAAATTCTGGGTCTGGACCTACACCAATTCAACTCGGACACCATCCGGTACTCTGCGCTGGTCGTGGCAACTGATGCTGACTTGGATGGTGCTCACATCCGTGGTCTGCTCACGGTCGCTTTCTGGCGTTTCTGGAGGCCTCTGATCGACGAAGGGTTCCTGCGCTTCCTGGTGACTCCGATCATCACGGTCAAGCAAGGCAAGGAGACCATCGAGTTCTTCACCGAGCAGGAGTATGAGGACTGGAGGGCAGCCAACCCCACAGCCAAGTACACCCGCAAGTATTACAAGGGTCTGGGCTCCTGGGCCACCGAAGACATGGAACGGTTCATGAATGACCCCAAGTACATGGTCAAGGTACAACCGCTCACCGACGAAGACGTGGACAACCTCGTCCTCGCATTTGACCCCAGCAAGGCCGACGCCCGAAAATCCTGGTTGGGGTTGTCCGCCGATTAGGTCAGTCCTAGCCAATCTCATAAGTACCCCCAACAGGGAGGTGCTTATGGATTGGAAAACGCAGTTGAACGTTGAATTGGCTTCTGAATTGCAGTGGTCCCGTTATGTGAAGTTTATTGATGCCAGGATCAATAGAGTTAAGCCGGAGGGCTACACAGAGCAACATCACTGTTGGCCTAGATCGTTGGGAGGGGCCGACCGCAGTTGGAATTTGGTCCATCTCACCGCTAGGGAGCACTTCTTGGCGCACTGGTTGATCTGGAAGGCATTGAGGACCAAGGGTATGGCTTTGGCTTTCCTCTTCATGACCATGGGAGGAAATGAAGAGGAGAGTGAACACAGGAAACAATCCTCCAAGAGTTATGAATATGCCAGAAGGTCTGCTTCCATGGCTATGAAGGGAGCCAACAATCACATGTTCGGCATAGATAAGGAGAAACATCCGATGTATGGTACATTAGGCGGGTTCAGTGGAATGGTCCACACCCAAAAGACCAAGGATTTGATGTCAGCCGGTAAGATCGGCAGCAAGAATCCGTTCTATGGGAAGAAGCACACTGAAGAAAACAAGAAGAAATTTGCGGAAAGAATCAACGCTTTCCAGGGCAAATCTCACTCTGAAGAAACGAGAGAGAAATTGAGGCAGCAAATGTTGGACAGGCCTCGCGCTTGCTGCCTCTTCTGCCGGGCAGAGAAGGAAGCAAGCAGCTTAAAGAATTGGCACGCTAAATGCGGCCAGACAGCAACGATCGTCACTCAAGAGGAACAACAATGAAAGAAATCAGCATCAGCCAACACATCCAGGGTGACCACAAGGCATACGCCACATACGACAACCAGCGCAACATCCCGCACATCGCAGATGGCCTGAAGCCCTCTCTGCGTAAGATCATCCACACGGCCATCGAGACCATGCGTGGCAAGGAGGAAGTCAAGGTGGCCGCTCTGGGCTCCCGGGCCTCCGACCTGACTGAATACGGCCACGGAGAGGACTCGATCATCGATGCTGTGGTCACCCTGGGCCGCAACTACCGGGGAACCAACAACCTGCCCCTCCTCCAGAAGCAAGGCCAGTTCGGCACCATGGTGGACAACGATGCTTCCGAGCCTCGATACATCCACGTGTCACGCCATGCCAACCTGAGTCACTGCTTCAAGGAAGAGGACCGGGCCATCCTGGACTTCCAGGTGTCTGAAGGCAAGACCATCGAGCCTGTGTTCTTCCTGCCGCCTCTGCCTCTGGTGCTGATCAACGCCAGCTCCGGCGTGGGCAATGGCTACTCTTCCAAGATTCTGCCGCGCAGCCCACAGGCCCTGATCGAGATGTCCAAGGCCATCTTGAACGAGACCCCCATCAACCCTGAGTGGTCTCTCCCGCACTTCCCAGGTTTCAAGGGGCGGGTCAAGGCAACAGGGCCTTGCTCTTACGAGATTCATGGCGCCATCCAGCTGAATCCCAAGGCCAAGACCGAGTTCACCATCATCGATCTGCCACCGGACAGCAAGTACCAGTACGAGCAGTTCAAGGAGCGCGAACTGCTCCCGCTGTTGGACTCGAAGACAATCAAGAATTTCGAGTCAGACAGCACAGAACAGGCCTGGTCCATCAAGGTGCAGTCCACCCGTGAGTTCGCCCAGCATCCTGAACTGGTCAAGCGCATGGGCATGATCCTGCGGGTGACCGAGAACCTGACAGTGTGGACCTGGGATGGCCAGCTGAAGCGTTACCCCACAGCCGAGGCTCTGCTGCGCGATTGGCTGGTCGGCCGCGAGTACTACATGGAGAAGCGTCGCCAGAGCGAGATCGCCAGGTCCACCAAGGAAATGAACTGGCTGTTGGTCAAGGTGGAGTTTCTCAAGTGGTGGAACGCCAACCACAACCAGGCCGTCCGCATGTCCAACGATGAGATCAAGTCATCCTTCACATCCACACTGGGCGACCTCAAGTTCGATGATGAGATGCTCTCCAAACTGCTGGCCCTGCCTGTGAGCTCCCTGAAGATGTCGGGCATCGAAGCCCTGCAGAATGCCCATGATGAAGTGGAATCCTATGTCCGCTTCATGGAGAGCACCACTGCTAAGGCCATGATCATCACTGACATGGAAGAGTACAAGTTCTGACTTGACAGTAGAGACAGCCCTCCCTGCTAAATAAAGCCAGCGGAGGGCTTTTTATGCTTGTGAGAATCATATTGGCGATAGGGTTCACCATCGTTGGTGTGCTGGGGATACGAAATTTCAGGTTGTGCCGTGGAGGGAGAACAACCCATGAACTATCATCCCTCTTGTCAGTCATGGTTGCCTTACTTGGGGTGTTCCTGATTTGGATCACCCCTTTCAATTTCTCGACTCAGACACCCTATGGTTTCGGCGTCATTGGCTTCTGCTGGATCGTAATCATAAGTAACTTGGTAAACATACACCAGGTGAGGGTGGAGAATGATCATGACAGAGTTTCTTGAAAAGCTGACGGATATGGCCATCGCAGGCGCCATGTCGGCTTTCGGCGGCGTTGCCGCATACGTGTACAAGACCATCAGAGACGACACTGGCTTCAAGACGAGCCAATTTTTCTTGAATGCCTTCCTGTCATTCTTCATCGGAAACATGGTCGGTGGCTTCATCCCCCAAGGGACAGCCTTCCGCGATGGTCTCCTGATGCTGGCAGGCTTCAGCACCTGGCCCTTGCTCGGCGTGCTTGAGTACTACGGCAAGCGAGCAGTCCTGCGCTACTTCGACAAGGTCATGGAAATCAATGCAGCTGACGACAAGGAAGTGCTTGAACGTCTGCCTGCCCAGAGTCGCCACGAGGTTGGTGGCCCTGGAACCAACAAGGAGAAAGAGGAATGAGCAACTTGACTGGAGTTGCCTCGCGATATCGGAGCCGGTACACAGGTCGTCAGATCGATGAACTGTTGGGCTCCATCCGAGGCAAGATTGACACGACGTACATCGTGAATGATTGGTCCGGAGGCAAGGATCTGGTCTCCTCGGCTGAACTATCCAAGCTGCTGTACGAGCGCCTGGAGAAGTTCAATGACCCCATCTACGTGAAGGAATTGTACCTCACCATCCCTGATGCGGACATCTTCACGAAGCAGGACCGGGCCAAGCTGGATCGCACCATCGGCTTCTTCCTGGGCTCGTTCCCAAATGCGGCTGAGCGAAACCTGGCCATCAACACCATCGGCTTCAAGGGCGGTGAGTTGACTTTCCTGATGGATGACGGAGAAGGGCTCCAGGAGCTGTCCTACTGGGACACTTCTTCACTCAGCTGGCAGAAGTCCAAGTGGACCCGGGAAATGAACGGTGGCACCGAGGCCCCTTCTACCGGCTCTGACACTGCGGTGATCGTCATTGATCGCAACAAGTTCAGTGCGGGCAAGTACATGGTTAAAGCGACGCAGGGTCTGCTGGTCCAGGTGATCGAGCTGCTGGTGGTCATCGCAGGTGATCACGCCTGGTGGACCTCATACGCCCCCGTGGGTAACCTCACAGGGTTCAGCATCAAAGGCATCAGCGTGACAACTGCTACCGCCACAATCAGCGTCACGGCGCCGACTGGCACCATGTTCAAGTTCCAGCGCATTGCGGAGGTCTGATATGTGCCTTGATACCAACAGCAACCTGTTTACTCTGATCTCCCAGCTGGACACCTTCATCAACGGCTCGGCGGACACCAAGGTGCACACCCAACAGGGCGCCATCTTGACTCTGTCTGGTCTGGTTGAGAAGCTGGGCAAGATGCCTCTGATCCAGAAAGTGGTGGATGTTCCTGACTTGATCACCGCACGTGGCCAGGTCGGTTCTGATCTCCTGCCCTTTGGAGCAGTCGCCCGCATCACCAACGATCCCAACCCAGCCCTGAATGGACTGTACGAGGCCAAGGATACCGGCGACCTAGAGAAAATTGACTACATCGAGGTGTGCAATCTGATCCAGCCCAACATGCTGGACAAGACCTTCGGCAGCGATGACATCCTGACCAACCCGGTTGTGGTGTTCAGCCGCCCCATCCCAGTCACCAACCACCAGTATCTGGTTGGTCTGGACCTGGTTGTGGAGTTCGTCAGGCAGAAGCCAGGCGAGGAAGGCGTCGCGCTGTACGATTACAAGGTGCTTGCCCAAGTGGCTGGGGATGATACCGTCACACTCCAGCACAGCCAGAGCGTCGGCCTCAGCACCATTGGCGCTCATGCGATGCCTGAACTCAGGGCTCGTGTGGTATCTCCTTCACTCGGGACAAGGCGCTTCGAGCTGTTCTTCGAACCATTCACGGATGATGTGGTCAACTCACCATTCATTCTGAAGACGAGGACCACCATAAACAGGGAAACTCTCCTGTAAAATCAAGGCCCCGGTTCACCCCGGGGCCTTTTGTTTTCAGGTATAATAGCTGTATGTACCACTTCACGATACCAACATATGAGCATTGAGATGAAGCGAGTGACCGATGTCCACGTCTATACGGACGGATCATCAAAGCATAATGGCAAACCCGAGTGCGTAGCAGGCTGGTCGATGGTGATCCCGAATCTGGGCGACTGCATGTACGCCCGGTATGGACAGCTGGCCCCTCCATCCTCCAACAACCGGGGTGAAGCCATGGGGGTGATCGCAGCAGCTGAAATGTTCGCACGCGCACCTGATTTCCGAGCCGTCATCTACACCGACAGCCAGTACATCCAGAAAGCCTGTACAGAGTGGCGAGGCAAGTGGGCCCTCACACAATATGATGGGGTCAAGAACATTGACATGCTTCTGCCTCTGTTCAACATAATCGACAGATCCATCAACAAGCCCAAGATCCTCTGGGTCAAGGGCCATGCTGGAGACCCCGGCAATGAGCTGGCTGACCAGTATGCTGGCTACGGCATGCGGGGCATCCGCCAGATGGTGGAATCGACAACGCAAAACATCCAGTGGGTCGAAGAGGCCGACGTCACAAGACGCTATCGAGCCTGGGCCTGAGATCAACCGAGAGAGGAAGCATGACTGAGAAGTCCAGCAAACCCTCCAACCATTACGTCGACAACGACAAACTCAACGCAGTCATGGTGCAGTGGCATCACGACATTCAAGCTGCCAAGGCAGCAGGGCTGGAGCGCCCCCCGATGCCTCAGTATGTCGCTGAGTGCGTCATCAAGATGGCACACGGCAAGGCCAAGCTCCACAATTACAGGGACTACTCGTGGAAGGACGAGATGATCCTGGATGCCATCGAAGTGTGTGCCATGTACTTGCACAACTTCAACCCCGAAGCCAAGACGCGCAAGGGCGACGGCCCCAACGGCTACGGTTACATCAACGTGGCCATCGAGCGCGCCTTCAACGGTCGCATCGACATCGAGAAGCGCGAGGAGTACTACAAGTGCAAGCATGTGGAACTGCTCAACGGTCAAGGGGACCTGGCACGAGACCTGGCTGAAGAGACAGGCACTGATGCTTCCGGTGTGGTGACTGACTTCATCGACCGGGCCTACCAATACGAGAAAAATGAAAAGGCCAAGGCCGAGCGCGCCGCTGCCCGCAAGGCCAAGAAGGATGCCAAGAAGCCTCCTGTCCAATCCATCGCGAGGTTCATGGTATGAGTCAGTACAACACCCAAGAGTGGGCAATCGTCGGGGATTGCCATTTCGACGTGCGCGGCGGAGATGAGCGTTTCCTGGAGTTCCAGATCAACTGGTTCGCCAGCATGATGCACCAGGCCCATGCCCGTGGCATCAAGCGCATCGTCCAGATGGGTGACTTCCTGGACAATCGCAAGCAGACGCGCAGCCACGTGATCTACCACATCGCGCACAAGCTGCTGCCCCTGCTCAACGAGCTGGACATGGAACTGATCCTGCTGGTGGGTAACCACAACATCTACTACAGGGACAGCAACCACATCCACAACATGCTCTGGATGCAAGCCAACCCCCGCATCCGCATCATCGAAGAGAATGAGGAGGTCGATGGTGTATTGATGCTGGCCTGGATCAACAGCAAGAATCTGGAGAGCCAGATGGCTGCGGTCGAGCGGTCCACCTCCAAGTTCTGCTTCGGTCACCTGGAGCTCGTGGACATGCCTATGTACCGTGGAGTCATGGCCAAGGATGGCATGAGCCCGGCCCCCTTCGCCAAGTTCAAGCGGACGCTGACTGGACACTACCACACTGTGTCCGAGTACCAGAACATCCTCTGTGTGGGCAGCCCGTTCCACTTGACTTGGGCGGACTACCCTGACAGTACCAATCGTGGCTGGTTCGTGTTCAACCGGGACACCGGTGACACCACCATGATTAAGAACAAGCCTGGCGATACCATGTTCGCGGTCTGGCTGCATGACCCTGAGTTGGCTTCGGACGAGGCTCTGGGCAAGCAACTCAAAGAGGAGCTGGGTGGCAAGATCGTCAAGTTGATCATCGAGGACCGTGGCGACACCCGCCGATTCAACAAGTTCATCGAGATGCTCAAGGCAGTGCCTGTCATCGATCTCAACATCCTTGATCAGTCAATCATGACCAAGGAGGAGAGGGAGGAGATTCAGGTTGACGTGGAAGCCATCAAGAGCAACACTGATGTGCTGAAAGCCGTGGTGGAATACTCCGGCAGACTCAGCGTCAGCGAACGGGCCAAGTTGCTCATCCCAGGCATGGCTGCAACACTCTACCAGAAGGCGCAGAAATGATTCTCCACGACGTATGGGCTAAGAATTTCAGGTCCATCGATGCCATGGGCATGAGCCTGACCTACCAGCCAGGGGCCACCATGGTCGGCTCACTTGACAACGGGGCAGGCAAGTCCACCCTGCTGGTCCACGCCCTGTTCTATGCGTTGTTCGATGAGAACTACTCCAAGGGCAGCAGCAAGACCAAGCTGGTGAACAGCCAGTCCAACAAGGACACCCTGGTGAGGGTGAGCCTCACAGCCAACGGCGCCCACTGGGTGATCGAGCGCGGCATGAAGCCGACAGTGTTCAACATCATCAAGGATGGCGTTCGCATTGAGGATGAGGCCTCGTTGAAGGACTATCAGGAAAACCTGATCCACGTGATTGGGATGGACAAGAAGGCATTCGGTAACACTGTTGCTCTGGGCCTCGACAAGTTCGTCCCCTTTGTGTCCATGTCAGCCCCTGATCGTCGCTCCTATGGTGAGCAGATGATGGACTTGACTGTCATCGGGGCCATGAGCTCGAACAACAAGGAGCAGATCAAGCTGATCAAGGCTCAGGTCATGTCGGTCGAGCAGAACCACAGTGCTCTCATGATGCGTATTGCCGCAGCCCAGAGCATCGTGGAGGTCAAGAAGAAGCATGTCACCGAAGCCAGCAACCTGATCCAGCAAGACATCGACGCCATCCAGACCGAGATTGATGCTGAGTTGGCCGCCCGCGATCAACTCCAGGCTCAACGTCCGGCCCTGCATGCTGGCCTGGATGCTGAGCGCAAGAAACAGACTGCGAAGGAGCAAGCGGAGCAGCGCAAGGCTGTATACGCCAGCACTCTCGACAGCCTGAAGCGCCAGGCCATAGAGGTGGTCAGCATGCTGGAATCTGCTGATGGCGCCACATGTAAATGCTGTGGGCAAATCATGCCCGAAGCGCACCGAGCCGAGAACAAGCTCAAGTTGCAGCAGAGGGCGACTTCACTGCTGCAAGGTGCAGACGAAGCTGATGCTGCCCTGAAAGCCATCGTGGTGCCGGAATACGACCACGCCGAGGCCGAGCGGTTGACTGATTTGTTCAACGCCATGGAACGGGCTATCTGGGGTAGCAACCAGAAGATCAACGACCTGAATGGTCGCAAGGCCAATCTGACCGCACGCTTGGAGTCATCCCAAAAGCAGGTCAGCTGGGCAGAGGAAGAAGCCCTGATTGAAAGCCTCTCTGGCGAGGCCAAGGAGCAGTCTGCGGCACTGCAAGCGAAGACAGATGAACTGGAGGCCGCCAATGCCATCCAGTTGTCTCTCGCCGATGACGCCGTGAAAGCCCAGATAGCAGACCAGTTCCTGCCTTTCTTGAACCAGCGAGTCAACTTCTATCTGGAATCCCTCAACCTCTTCTTGAACATCAGGATTGACAATGAGTTTGATATCAAAATGGATGCGCCAGATCGGCGCAACCAAACCGTTCACGACCTGTCTGCTGGTCAACAGCGTCGGGTGGACCTGGCTGTACTGCTTGCTTGGAGGGACGTTGCTCGGTCAACTTCCTCTTGTGACAGCAATGTCCTGATCCTGGATGAGATTCTCGAAAACCTGTCTGAAACAGGCGTCGAGGACTTCCTCCACATGTGGGAAGCTCAGCGGGATAAGGGAGACAGCCTGTACGTGATCACCCAGCGCCGCCATGAGTTCGCCCCCCTGTTTGATCAATCGATCATCTTTGCCCTCAAGGACAAGTCTACGGTCGTCGTGACTGGGGATTGAGGGTATAATCCGAGCCGGGGCCTAGTGTCCCGGCTTTTCACGTTTGGAGGTGTCATTTGAGTTTCATGATTGACTCAAAATACGCGATGTTTTTGGGTCCTCAGCTATCTGGGTTCAAGCAGATTCGTCGCAATGTGTGGAATTCGAGGTGCCCCAAGTGCGGTGACTCGGAGAAGCACAAGAAAAAGAAGCGTTTCTACATCTACCAGCCGAGCCGTAAGGGTCTGGCTGACTTTCTGTCGTGCGCATGCCACAACTGTGGCTACCATGACTTCTTCGGTGAATTCCTCAAGTCTCATGACGAACCATTGTACCATGAGTACAAGATGGAGTTGTTCAAGGAGAAGGGCTGGACGAGCAACTTCGACAAGCGAGAAGAGGCGAAGGCGCGTAGCACTGCCCAAGCTGCGGCCGTCCTTGAGAGGCTCTCCGAAGTGGACGAGGATGCCCCGGAGGTGGAAGAGGTTGACTGGGTGAGAACCCTACGCACCGCCCCAGCCAATCACCCTGTTCTCCAGTATGCCCACACCCGACTGTTCCCCGACTCGGCCTATGACATACTGGGGTGGTGTGACAACTTCCAGGAGGAGTTTGGCAACTTCAGTGACATCGTGGAGAAAAGGAGTCTGCCCAGTGACCCCAGGCTGATCATCCCCATCAGGAACCCAGATGGGGAACTGATAGCTCTCCAGGGCCGAGCCATCGGGCCGTCTGAGTTACGGTACATCACACTGAAGATGGAGGAGACTGCCTCCAAAGTGTTTGGTCTGGACAGGCTCAAGCCGGGTCTGCCCACCATTGTGGTGGAAGGGCCGCTGGATAGTCTGTTTCTGCCCAACTGCATAGCCACAGCAGATGCCAATCTGCTGGCCGCTGGGATTGGTGACATCCTGGTGCCGGACAAGCAGATGCGCAACGCCGAGCTGATCAAAGTCATAGAGCGCATGATCGACTCAGGTAAATACGTTGCCTTGCTGGAAGACGATGTGTTCCCATTCAAGGATATCAACGCGGCAATCCAAGGCGGCTGGACGCCATCCCAAGTGCTGAATGTCATCATCGACTCGGCCAAGAAGGGTCTGGCCGCCCAACTTCAACTATCGAAACTCAGGAGAGTGTAATGAGCAAGAAGACATACGTCAAGCAAGTGGTCGGCGCCGTCACCAGCGGTGCGATGACAATGCGTCAAGCAGCTGATCACTGGCGGCTGGACATCAGGACTGTGAAATCCTGGGTGTCCAAGCACCAAGAGTACCACATGGAACCCACCACGACCAAGCTGGTGACCATCGCCCCCAAGGCCGAGTCTCCCCCACCTCAACCGAAGTTGGTCAATGATATCAACATCTTCATCAACCAGACCGACCTCACAGACATCAAGGGCTTTGAAGACCTGCTGTCCTGTCTCGTGATGACTGCCCAGAAGCAAGCCCTGGGCGAGCAGTCCAAGTTCACCATCGTCACCCGACGGCTGATCTCCCAAACGATGATGGACGACCACAGCTTGGTCAAGCCGGTGGCTGATCTCCTGGCCCGCGCGGCCCGGTTGCTGGCCTTCATCAGCGGGCGGCCTGTGGCTATCAGGATGATGCCCGGGCTGACTCAGGATCACATGGTCGCTCTGAAGCTGAAAGAGCTGCACAAGGAAGGTCAAGTGCGTGAAGAATCCATGCCTTGCAGTGTGAATGTTCACGGCGAAGGCTTCTTGGACATGACCTTCGGTTGGTCGCACAACGTATCCGCCCGACGCAATGTGGTGGGGTCTGAAGACCTGTCCCGTGGGCACGCCCAGATACGCCAGACAGTGGCCGACTACTTCAACCGCCCAACCCACCTGTCTGTGCTGTTCACCAACCCCGGTCGCGATACGCATGTGAAGGGGTCGCAGATCAGCATCGGCTCTGCTCGTGAGATGCGACAACAGGCTGTGGTGACCCTGCGCAACGATCACACCTATGACTTGAGTCTGGTCACCCCACGCGTCGTCAAAACGGAACTGCCTTTGTTGCCCCCGGCTGGCTGATTTCAGGGTATAATAGCCCTCTGCGCCAATCACTCTCGACAATTACTCCATCGGACAACATTTATGTGGAGTAACCTCTTTGAATCCATTCAACATCATCAGTGATACAGGCGTCAGCGCCGCAGTCTATGCTGGCCTGTCCCGGGCCAAGTGCACCGGACAATACAAGGAATGTCGCAACGGCGGAAGCACATTCCTGCGAAACGTCAAGTTTCACATCACAGACCCCCGCAACCGCAACCTGACCTTGAACGGTCGCAAGTCCAACATCTTCCAGATGGTCGCAGAGACCTTCTGGGTGATGTCCGGCAGCGGCAACATCAAGGAGTTCCTGGAGTTCTTCCTGCCCCGGGCGCCGCAGTACAGCGACGACGGTATCAACTGGCACGGCGCCTACGGCCCGCGCATGTATGCCCACAATCAACTCCAGAGCGCCATCGATCTGCTGATCAAGGACAAGGACACTCGTCGTGCGTATGTGATGATTGCTGACCCGACACTCGACTCGGCCCCAGCGATTGAAGCAGCCTACGGCGTCGGTCACTCCCCCAAGGACGTGCCCTGCAACCGCGAGATCCACATCAACATCATCGAAGACAAGCTGTGCATGAAGGTGATCCAGCGCAGCGGCGACATGCTGTTTGGTACTGGTTCGATCAATCCGTTCGAGTTCACGTTCCTGCAAGAGTTGCTGTCCGAGGCAACCGGCTATGCGCTGGGTGACTACCAGTGGGATGTGACTGATGCCCACTACTACAAGGCGTTTGAAGACCAAGTCAACGATGTTCTGCGTTCCGAGCAGACATTCTGGCCCAACGACGGCAAGCCGCTGGGCACCAGATTCACCAGCGCAACGAAGATGCAAGAATTCTTCGCAGGTGTGGTGAGGGTCTGGGTCAAACAGATCAATCGTTTGATCGACCTGGGCGACGCCCACTATGCCATCAACGATTTGTTCGCAGACTACGGCGTGCTGCCCGAAGGTCGTCTGCGCGACTACGCCAAGATGGTCACTTTCTACATCGCCGCCAAGCAGGGTGAAATCGAAGGCGATTTCAAGGCACTGCTCACAAACATCCCAACCAACACCGATCTGGGCCAGGCCATCTTGACCTCGCCCTTCCGCAAATTCGGCGTTGTGCTGGGGGACTGATGAAGAATGTATTGTGCTTGTGCGGTGAACGTCAACGCGGGAAAGACTATCTGACGGCTCTGCTGGGTCGCAAGTTCGGGGCAACCCGTCTGAGCTTCAGCGATGAAGTGCGCCGTCTGGCTGGTGACCTCCACCCTTGGTTCGACCCTTGGGAAGAGCAGTACAAGGAACGGGTGTATCCGGCCATCGAGAACGTGAACAACCTGACGGGCCGGGAAATCCTGCTCAGTGCCGGTCGTATCCGTGACGTGGACCCAGCCTACTTCGTCAAGAAATTCATGGCGCACCAGCTGCCTCATGTGCTGGCTGAGCCTGATCGTCTGTTCGTCATCACTGACTTCCGGACGCCCGACGAATACGCTGGCTTCCTTGAGCCCAACGGCATCCCGACACTCAAGGTGACCCGGGACATGGATGATCTGCCCCATCCATTCGAGGAGTGGATTCGTCAGTTCAAGGCAGACCACCACTTCCACAACAACCCGGGCGACGAGCAGAATGATGAAGGGTTCATCGGCATGGTGCAGTCCATGCGCTCCTACGGCATCATCAACTTTCAGGACAAACAATGAACACATTCCTCTCCAAGGATGAGATCGTTGATCTCATCGAAGACCAGATCAAGCTGAACCGGGTGTTTGACCCGCAGGACAAGTGGCTGGCTTTTGATTTCGTCCACCGGCTGGACTCTGCCATCTACAGCGAGTGGGGCGAGTTCCTCGCTGAGATCAACAAGGTCTGGAAGTGGTACGACCCCAAGGCGCCTGAAGTGGATGTGGCCAAGGCTGTGTTCGAGCTGGTGGATGTGACCAAGTTCATGATCAGCCGTCTGCTGAACCGTGGCCTCAAGCTGGAGGACGCATCGCAGTATGCAGGCAACCGAGTCCCCTATGAGGACATGGGGGCCATGTATGCTCTGAGCCAGGCTCAGTCGGCCTTCAGCCGGGGCATGAACCCGAACGACGGGGCACAGCTGGCTCTGCGCAATCTGGACGACATGCTGTTCTATGCATGCTCCATGTTCAACATCAGCAAGGCCACGTTCCTGGATGCCATGAACCAGAAGGACCAACGCTGTCACAACCGGGCCAACGCTGGCCAGATGCAGGGTGTTGACGTCAAGTCCGCCGAGAAGCCTTTGGAGTTGAGGATACTCTGATGGCCGAGTCGTCCACTACGTACTATTGCCCTCTGTGCAACCATGAAGTGGGCAACAAGTCTGAGCTGGAAATCCACATCAGCAAGACGCACCAGATGCGTTTCGCTGGTTACGACGACATGGTGAGGAGGATGTCGGCGATCGGATTCGCAGCCGACGACTTCAAACCGCAACCCAAGAAACCGAAAGAAAGCACTCAATGGCAACATCCTCCCTCGCAGCCCGTCTGATCAAGGCAGCTGGCAAGTCCCACGCAACCATGCTCTCGGCGTCCGACCTCGGCCGCAAAGACGTGATCTGCCACTCCAGCATCCCAATCCTGAACGTGATGCTGTCCGGCGAACTCAACGGAGGCATCACCTGCGGCATCACCCAGGTGGTGGGCGACTCCCGCACCTTCAAGACCCTGATCTGCATCGAGGCCGTCGTGGCCTACCTGGAGCATGACCCGGACGCCATCTGCATCTTCTTTGACTGTGAGTTCGGTGGTCTGGCTGCTTTCGAGGCCCGCCTGACTCCTGATCAGCTGGCCCGCGTCGTCCACGTGCCCTTCGAAGACCTGGAAGACCTGAAATTCCAGATGACCAAGATGGTCGAGAACGTCCAGCGCGGCGAGAAAGTCATCTTCTTCGTCGACTCGGTCAGCCAGGTGGCCTCCAAGAAGGAAGCCGAGAATGCGCTGAACAGCAACGAGGCTGCTGACTTGACTCGTGCTCGTGAGATGAACTCTTTCTTCCGCATCATCACACCCAAGCTGAACATCCGCAACATCCCGCTGTTCGTGATCAACTCCTACTACGAGGACACCACTTCCAACTATGCTGAGGTGATCATTAAGGGCGGCAAGCAGATTTTCCTGTCCTCTGATGCCCTGTGGTTCGTCACCCGCGCCCAGGAGAAGGACGAAGCCACCAAGGAGCTCACTGGCTGGTCATTCAACTACGCCATGATGAAGAGCCGTTTCTGCCGGGAGAAGTCCAAGATGTCCATCCGCGTGACCTACGCTGGTGGCATCGACCGCACTTCATCCCTGCTGGAACTGGCCCGAGAGAGTGGCTATCTGGATATGCCCACCAGCGGATTCTACCAGTTCAACGCCAAGGTCATTCCAGGCGCCACCGAGAAGAAGTTCCGCAAGAAGGAACTTCAGGACACGGCCAACTGGGAGCACTGGGAACTGCTGCTGAAGCAAGAGGGCTTCCAGCAATTCGTCAAGCGCAAGTTCGCTCTCAGCGAGGCAGGCCACGGCGCCTCCAATGAGGTGATCGACATCGATACCGGCGAGATCACCAAGGGCTGACCTCCATTGTAGGCCCTATAATAGCCCCTGGCGCGAAAGCCCAGGGGCTTTCTTGTATCTGAAATACCCACTTCCTGAACAGGGGTATGACGATTGGGTTTAGGGCTCAAAAGGCCCTGTCTAATCATGGATCTCTGAGTTTCACGTTAGAAATTTGAAAGATTTTTAAGTGATTTCATCCCCAGGCAAAAATTTCAGCCTATACTACGTTCACCGCTGAGAAACAAACTGAAAAACTTAGCGGCAACCTTTCAACCAGTTCATAACATAGGAGTGAACAACAAATGGGTAAGAATCTCGCATCTCTGGCTTCGCAACGCATCGTTTCGGCTGAAGTCGTGAAAATGGGTGACCAGCTGATCGTCCCCGAGGGCATGTCGTTCCTGGAAGCCGTGGATGCACTGGAGCAGGCCGAAGCCTACGCTCAGCAAGAAACCTCCTTCGCCACCATCTACGACGTGCTGCCGTTCGACGGCGCCGTGGCTCTGGCCGCCGTGCTGGAAAAGCGTTACGGCTGGGCCAAGCAAGTGTCCACCCCCGGCTTCTTCGGCCCCACTCCCCCGAAGATCATCAACGTGGCCACCGGCGTCAACAGCAGCGTGGACGTGCCCTGGGGCGAGTTCTCGATCCCCGGCGTGGAAGGCACCATCGGCACTTCGGTCACCCGCAAGGGCAACCGCCTGACTTTCGTCATGACGGCTGACATCAAGCGTTCCGGCGAAGCCATCGTCCGCAAGATCGCCGAGGAAGTCAAGGAGCACCTGAAGCAAAACTCGATCTACAAGGGCAAGGCCGTCAAGATCCGCTTCAAGGACAGCGACGGCGACTGGCTGCCCATGCCCGAAGTCGAGTTCCTGGACCACACCAAGGTGAAGCCCAGCGACCTGATCTACTCGGAAGAAGTGCAGACCAGCGTGGAAGTGAACCTGTTCACGCCCATCAGCAACTTCCAGAAGTGCCTGGACAACAACGTGCCCCTGAAGCGCGGCGTGCTGCTCGGTGGCCCCTTCGGCACCGGCAAGACCATGGCCGCCTCGGCTGCTGCCTACCTCGCCGTGGAAAACGGCCTGACGTACATCTACGTCAACCGCACCGACGAGCTGGAAGCCGGCATCGAGTTCGCCAAGCAGTACCAGAACCCGGCCTGTGTGCTGTTCTGCGAAGACGTGGACCGCGTGACCGGTGGTGATCGCAGCCTGGACATGGACGCCATCCTGAACATCCTGGACGGCGTGGACACCAAGGGCGCCAACATCATCAGCGTGCTGACGACCAACGCCATGGAGAACATCAACCCGGCGATGATCCGCCCCGGTCGCCTGGACGCCGTGATCAACGTGACGGCCCCCGACGCCAAGGCTGCGGCCCGCATCGTGGCCATGTACGCTGGCAAGGCCCTGCAGGAAGGCGCTGATCTGACCCAGGTGGGTGAGAAGCTGTCCGGCATGATCCCTGCGGCGATCGCTGAAGTGGTCAAGCGTGCCAAGCTGGCCCAGATGCGTCTGGACACCGGTGCTGAACTGGGCAAGCTGTCGGCTCAGGCCTTCCTGGACGCTGCGACTTCCATGAAGCTCCAGATGGACCTGCTGAACAAGGATCGCACGGCGGCGCCGACCACGATCGACGACCTGATCGTGTCCGCTCTGGACAAGGCCGTGGCCGCCCGCCTGGGCACCGTCAAGGACGAGGTGACCGAGATCCACCGCCGCGTCTGCTAATCCCCGGGCCCAGGGAGAGCCTTGAAAATCTCCCTCCTCCAGTAGACGCTTGATCGCGTCCTTCCACCCCTCACCGACTGCAAAGTCCGTGAGGGGCTTTTTGTTTTCAGCTATAATATATGGCTGGGCGCCAAATTCAGGTCGCCCAAATACACAGGAGAGCCATGTTTCAAGAATCGCTCATCCTGGCCGGGATGTTCAGCCTGGACAGGTATGCCAAAACAGCAATTCCAAACATCACACCAGAATTATTCTCCAAACCGCACTACCGCGAACTGTATCGTCTCGTGGTATCGTACTACACCAAATACAGCGCACTGCCCACCACGAGCGCCATCGCGGTGGAACTGGAAAGCACCCCAATGCCGGAGGGGCTTTTCAACGACGCAGTGGACTTCCTCGAAGGGATGTCCACCCAACAGCCGATCAATGAGGACTGGCTGTGTGAACGGGCTGAGAAATGGGCCCAGGAGAGGTCGATCTACAATGCCATGCAGACGGCCATTGAGATCATCGACGGTAACCACAAGAAATACGACAAGGGGGCCATCCCCCAACTGATCGCCGACGCGTTTGGGGTCACCTTCAACAAGTCTGTGGGTATTGACTACTTCAGCACCTTCGAGGAGCAATGGGAGTATTACCAGTCACCAGACAACAAAATCCCCTTCAGTGTGGATGTGCTCAACCGAGTGACCAAGGGTGGGGCCAAGCGCAAGTCTCTCAACATCGTCATGGCCGGCATCAATGTGGGCAAGACCACATGGCTGATCAATATGGCCGAGAGCTACCTGGATCAAGGGCTCAACGTCATCTATTTCTCGCTTGAGGTCGACGGCCACACCATCCGTGAGCGGTCTGACGTCTCGTTCATGGGTGAGAATTTCGACAAGGTCAGGTCGCTTGAGAAACACGCCTACATGAACAGGGGCGCCAAGCTGCGGGGCAAGTTCAAGGGCGAGTATGTGATCTATGACATGCCTGCCTCATCTGTTCACACAGGCCACATCCGGCACGTGTTGAACGAGCTCAAGATGAAGCGTGGGATCACTTTCGACGTGATCCTGGTTGACTACATCACCCTGCTCAACTCATCCTGCCTCCCTCCTTCCTCCAAGGCCGACACCAACGGCTACTACACCAATGTGGCTGAGGAGCTTCGCTCACTGGCCAAGGAGATGGACGCCATCTGCTGGACTGCTGCACAGTTCAATCGCAGTGGGCAGAGTGCTGATGATCCCACCATGGGTGATACTGGTCTGTCCATCGGCATCCAGGCAACGTCAGACTTCACCCTGGCTTTGGCCCAGCCCGATGAGTTGGCCAAGAACATGCAGGTTCTGTGCAAGGTTCTCAAGAACAGATACGGCAACAAGCAGTCCTTCGGCAAGTTCATCATGGGTCTGGACAATGACCTCCAGAAGTTCTACGACGTAGACGAGGAGCACCAGAAGTCATACATGGATGAGGCTGACCTCAATGATTTCCAACAGGCCAAGAAGCCCACCACGGCTGAACAGCTGATGAAGCCAACAGAGAAGCCCAACAATGATGTCAAGTTGCCCAACAGGCCAACGAATCAGTCGGTAGAAGACATCTTCACAACGTTGGCCACCCATTCGGACAAGGAGAAGGAGAAGACAGTAGCTGACTGGAATTTCTGATAATGACCCTCTGGGCCGGTACGATTTATTCCCGGCTCAGATTTTCACCCTATAATACGTTCACTGCAACCCGCAGACAACCCGGCCCTAACAAGCCAACATTCACTGGAGTTCCATATGTCCCAAAAGTGCCCTTGCATCATCCACAGCCTGATGGCCGGTATCGCTGCTTCCTTCCAATCCAACGGCGTCGTGGTCTCCGAGGACCATCTGCACGAAGCCGTTCTCAGCGGCGTTCAAGGCCTGCCGGAGAACGTGCAAGGTGCCATGCTGGCCGCCTGGTCCGAGACCCCCGAAGGCATCGCCCGTCTGGCCGAAATGGCCGCTGAAGAACGCCAACTCAAGGTCGGCGGCCAGCTCGTGAACCCCCAACTGGCTGCGAACATCGCTGACGAAGCCATCAAGGCGGCGCGCACCGCTCCCCCGGGCACTCCCGGCACCGGCCTGCTGACCCACGCTGGTCGCATCAAGACCACGGCTGCTGCTCTGGATGCTGCCTTGGCCGACTCCGGTGGCGAAGTCGTCGACTACGATCAACTGCCTGCCGAAGTCCAAGCCAAGATCGATCAGCTGCGCGCTGGTGGTGCCGATGTCTTGGCCGTCAAGCTCCCGGCCAACGGCGGCATCCAGTCCCTGCTGAACAGCCTCGGTCTCGATGAAGGCGAAGACAACCGCCCCGGCCATCCCGACATCGACCGCATCCGCTCCGAAACCGCCGCAATGCGCAAGCAACTGGGTGTGCCTGAACTGGTGACCAACGAAGTGCTGGGCAAACTGCTCCCCCAACTGAAGCAATCCATGGGCGTGGCCGCTATGGGCGCGGCCCTCGGTCTCGTCGATGACGAACGCACCACCGTCATGGTGTCCCAGCTGGAAATGAAGTCCGCCGCGCTGGTCAGCGCCTGGATCGTGGACCAAGCCGAGAACATCCGCACCGGCGCCTTCGTCCCCGACTTCCTGGAAAGCGTCGGCAAAGAGATCACAGAAGGCAAGAAGCGTTCGGCGCACATCGGCTCTCGCAGCGCTGTCGAATGCTGGACCGTCACCGAAGCCTCCTTCAAGACCGCCACTTCCGTCGCCCCCAAGGCCGCTGCCTAATACCAGGCAAGCCGGAGGGGAATGATCCCCTCCAACCCCATGTGAGGGTATA